CACTTGTGACGGCAATCACTGGTGGCCTTCGCTTACGTCTACCGCACGAGATGGGAACTCATGCGAGTTCTCGACCCGTACGGCATACGTAAACGAGTTTTCGAGAGGAGGAGCCATGTACGAGCAGGACAACTGCATAGACACGTGGGACTATCTCGCAACCATCAGGCACCCGCTGGACAAGTAACACCGTCCCGACAAACGAACCCACGCCCGCCGCAGTGCACCGAGACCAAGGGCCGGGCGTCCGTGGGTGTAGGTGAGGGACGCATACGAGCAGACGAGAGGAGAAACGAACCATGCTCGAAGACCTAGCACGAATCCCCGAGATTCTCGCAACCTCGGATTATTTCTGGGTGAACGTCCTCCCCTACTGGGTGGCGTTCCCCATCGCCCTCGTAGCCTTGAGGAGGTGGCTGCGATGGTAGCAATCGAGTTAATAGCTTTGTTTATGGCACCGCTGTTCGTGTTCGCGACGGCGGTGCTGTTCGTAATCACGAGTTTTGGGAGGTAACACAATGATCAGCAAGACCTACAGGAACGGCAACTTCACCGTCAAGCACGAGCCGTTCTTCGACGGCGACATGCCCGCCGACTTCCACGAGTTCCCCTCGTGGCTAGCCCTCCACGAGGACGGCTTCGACATATACGAGATAGGCGACTTCGAGTGTTGGGGCAACGACTACGGCGCCTACTACTTGAAGGCGTTCGTAAACGGCGAGCTGGGGTACTACCCCGTCACGCCCGACGACTTCGAGCTGTACCTCACAGGAAAGACCGTGCGGTTCGTCCGCGAGTCTCTCGCCCCACTGTTCACCTTGCCGCCGTTCTACAAGTTCTCCGACCAAACCGAGTGGGAAGGTGTCAAGGGGCGCATGTACTGGATGGAGAAGCCGCTCACCGACGAGCAGAGGGATGAGATGGGATGGAACGGCGTCAAGTTCCTGCACTCCCGCTGCGAGTACGCCCCTGAGATCAAATCCGACGTGGTGTTCGTGCCGAACGGCACGACGTTCACGTTCTGCTAATAAGGAGGTAGCAATGAACGAAACCAAGGTCTACACGAGCCTCGTCCCGCAGTACGGCGAGTACGGCGAGGACACGGGCATGGAGATGTTGCAGGCAGGTGAGGTTACGTATCCGAACCTCTTCATCCGCAGGGGCCTGACCGAGTGGTCGGTGGCACAGGTCATCGAGGACTGGTACGACGATTATGACGAGTTTGGATACATCCCCGACGAGTACATCGAGTACATCGGGGACTTCCCCGTCGCCTACAACAACGAATCAGTCCCGTTCCTCCGTTCGTACTCCGAGGAGGAGACGAACGCCGCCCTGCTCAAGCTCCTCAGCGAGAGCGAATACGTCTGGAGCGCATGAAAATTTTTTACCCATCAATTTTCAGATACCTGTAAATCGGGGCGTCCTTGCGAGGGCGCCCCACGTCTTAGAAGGGACGAAAAATGATAGACAAGAACGGTAAGCACGTATGCGAGCACTGCGGTCAGGTCGTCGAGGACGACGTCCTCGACTTGGTCTACGCGAAGGACGGCACCCTGCAGGAATGGTGCCAAGAGTGCACCGAGAACGACGCCTACGAGTGCGAGCACTGCGGCGACTGGCACGAGGGCGAGGCGACCGAGGTGCTGGTAGACGGATGGCGCGGAAGCCACGAGGACTGGTGCCCCGCCTGCGTCGAGACGCACGCGGTCACCTGCGACCACTGCGGCCAGGTGGTCGAGGAGGACTGCGCCTTCGAGGTCGAGGGCGACAACGGCACCACCGAGGTGTGGTGCGAGGAATGCAAGGACGACCATGCGGAATACTGCGAGCGCTGCGAGACGTACCACACCTTGCTGACCGAGGTGTACGTCGGCGGCTCCTACTGGCGCGGATACGAGTCCGAGGGGTGGTGCGAGGAATGCGTGGACCGCGACGCAATCCAGTGCGACTGCTGCGGGGACCTGTTCTCCGTTGACAGCGGCATAATAAGCGATTACAGCGTCTACTCGCAGGGTTACCAGCAGCTGTGCGACGGCTGCGTAGACGACCACTACAGCACGTGCAGCCACTGTGGCGACCTCGTCCCCTTGGACGACGCCGAGTGGGACGAGTGGGACGAACCCTACTGCCCGGACTGCTACGAAGAGCACGGCGGAAACGTCCACGAGTACGGACACACCGACGGGACGACGTTCTGGCTCAAGTCCGACCTGAAGAAGTACGGCTGGGAGCTAGGGGACGAGTACAAGAAGACACTCTTCCTCGGAATCGAGCTTGAGACCGACCAGAACGACGACCGTGCGGCACTTGCCAACGACATCGCTGACGAGTACGACGAAGAGCACGTGGAGTGCAAGAGGGACGGCTCCCTGCACGACAACGGGCTCGAGATAGTGTCCCAGCCCATGACCCCCGAGGTGCACCTCACGAGCGGCATGTGGGAGCGCATCTCCCAGATAGTGAGGGACCACGGCGGCAAGTCCCACGACGCCTGCACCTGCGGCCTCCACGTCCACCTGTCGAGGGGCTTCTTCGTCGACCACGACGCCGTGTACAGGCTAGACCGCCTGTTCCATCGCTTCGAGGGTCAGCTGGTCAACTTCTCACGTCGAACCGAGCGCTCGATGGAGTGGTGCCGCATCGGCGAGGACGACCTGCACGACATCCCAGACGTCGCCGAGCGCAAGAAGGTCTGGGAGGACAAGAAGAAGTTCGCCGGCCGCTACGAGGCGGTCAACGACACGAACTTCGCCACCGTCGAGATCCGACTGTGGCGCGGCACCCTCAACATGGAGACCTTCCGAGCCACCGTCGAGATGACGACTGGGCTGGCAATCATCGCCAACACCATGACGGACGAGTTCGCCGACCAGCTCACGTGGAGCATGGTCAAGGTGCTCGTCAGGTTCGCCCTTGAAGAGCAGGGTCTCCCCCACGACGACCTCGACGCCTACATCGAGCGCCGCGGCCTCTAAGTAACGAATCAGAACAAAAGAAAAGCCAAACGAAAGGAAACTTGTTATGTGCATCATCCTCACCTGCGAGAAGAACGTCCGTCCCACCCACGACCTCGTCGAGAGCTGCTTCCTCGGCAACCCCGACGGCGCTGGCATCATGTGGGTTGAGGACGGACGAGTCCAGATATCGAAGGGATTCATGAGCGCACCGCAGCTCATACAGGCCATCGAGTCGACGCCCATCGACTCGCAGCTCGTAATCCACATGAGGATAGCGACGAGCGGCGGCATCAACGTGGGCACGTGCCACCCCTTCCCCGTGTGCCGAGACCTCGACGTGCTCCACGCCCCAGACGTCGAGTGCGACGTCGCCGTGGCACACAACGGCGTCATAAAGAACATGCCGACCAACGACGAGCTTGGCGTGTCCGACACGGTCACGTTCGTGTCCGAGTACATGACCGAGCTGTACGAGGGCAAGGTGACCAAGAACATGAAGCGCCGCATGAGGGAGATAGCGCCGGGCAACCGCTTCGCGGTCATGACGAAGGACGGCAGCGTGTATCGAGTCGGCGACGGCTGGGAGACCGTGACCGAGGGCATACAGGCGTCCAACTCCACGTGGCGCTGGACGTACGCCGACCTCTACGACTACGAGGACGAGTACTACGACGGGTTCGACTACCCCGCATACGGTCCCGAGTACGACGACGTGTTCGACCTGTGCTGCGGGAAGTGCAAGCACATCGGCTCGTGCATGGTCTACGGCCCCATGTGCGACGAGGTATACGACGCCATCGAGGCATGGGAGGAGGGAGAGCTGGTCTCGGCGGAGGACTTGGTCGCAATCGCATAAGGAACGAGCGAAAGGTAACGAAGGGGCGCCTACGAGGGGCGCCCCGCGTCTTAGAGAGGACAAACAAATGTTTGACAGCGTAGAGATTCTTGCCGCACCCGAGTGCGCAAAGGAAATGGCAGAGAGGGCGACCGAGGCGGGTGCCAACGTCCGCAAGGTGACCGTCTACGACGGTCCCGTGCCGCCCGACTCGTTCATCGAGATGGGCTTCTACCGCATGGCTCGCCCCGAGTACATGTTCTTCCGCAAGGCCAACGAGCTTCCGCATGACGATGCCGTGAGGCTCGGGGCTGCGCTACTGAGCCATTACGACACCTACCTCACGAGCGGCGACATGGAAGAGGGTGTGGCATACGACCGCACCGTGCCGCACATGACGACCGCATCGTTTTTGGAGTACGTCGCACCGGTGTTCGAGTGGGACGAGTCGGAGCGCCCGCTTGAGGTCTTGAGGGAGTCCATGCGAAACCTCGAGGTGTTCGAGGCAGATTGTGCGGCCATGTGCGGCGAGTAGCACACGCCAGGAAGTCAGTTGTCGGGGCGTCCACGAGGGACGCCCCGCATAGCAGAGAGGACATAGCGAATGTATTACGACGAGCCAATGACCATCGAGGAGAAGTACGACAAGCTCGTTCACATGATCGACGCCCTCTACAGGGAGAGCAGGGGGCGGATGGAGCATACGCACGAGATGTACATGCTCGAACGCGACGAGTCGAAGGCAGAGATGCTCGCACGCCGCAACAACGCCAACCACGACGTCCACAAGGTCCTCATGAAGCTGGACCGCTACGTCGACCTGCTGGAGCAGGTGCCGACGAAGGAATAGCCGCAAGCGACGGGCGCCGCTCGTTGGCGCCCGTCTTACGAAGGGAGAGCGCATGGCAATCATCCGCAAGTACGAGACGAAAGAGGAGTGCGTCGGCCTGTTCATGGACGAGTGCTTCGACGGCATCGACAGCACGCTCATAACGGAGCTGCCCGACTGGTTCGAGGTCTGGAGCTTCGTCGGGAGCTTCGACCCCGAGGAGCACGACGTCAGCCCAGACGAGGTGAGCTGGTACGACGAGATGGACGGGCTCGCATACACCTGCTCGGCGGACACCACGACAGGGGCGCCGATGTGGAACACGTGGTTCGTTCCCGACAGCTTCGTTTGGCGCTGGTGCTACGAGCACCTGAGAGAGGTTGCAGAATGCGGGTTCACGCTCGTCATGCACAATGACGAGCTCTATGCCCTCGCCGTGGACGGTTGCGGCTACGGCTTCAGGGACACGCACTTCACCAGCCTTTACGACGCGATGGGATTCAACTGGCACGAGTAGGCACAGTACCCGTCCTGCGGGGCACCCGTGCGGTGCCCCTTGGGATGCGCACTGGTCGACGAAGGGAGAGCGCATGGACGAGCTGTTCAGACAGTACCCGGAGGTAGTTCGTTCGCCAAGCAACGGCTGCGAGGCGTGCACGTTCGGAAGGAGGGGACGCGGAAGGGCGACGGCACACGTCGAGAGCAGGGACGAGCTAGAGAGGTTCGTCGAGTCTGCCGTGAGGGACATGGGCGCCGTGCTGGTCATGGTCTACAGGCACGGTCGCACGGTCTGCAGGATAGACCTTCGGCACGAGAGGTTCGTGCGAAGGGTCGATAGGTACAACGATGGCGTCAATGGTGGCGTCCTCGGTCTTTGAAGGAGGTAGGACATGACCGATCGAATGAGGTTGGCGATGCTCCTCGACGAGGTCGAGGAGTGGTCGAGAAAGGTGGCGACGAGGTTCGCCGAGGACGAGCGCGTTGACGACGGGTGTTGGACGCGATACCTGCAGGTGAACCTGAATCCTCTCGAAGTGTTCGCCGAGAGGCACGGGCTTGAGTTCGACAGAGGCCTTGCGCTCCAGTCGAGGGACGTGTGTCGCAACGAGTGGAAGGCGGCCCTAGAGGGAAGGGGCTTCGTGCACGTCGAGTGCAAGGACCACCCAAGCGAGCTAACCGCGATAGTAATCCGTTACGAGAGACCTTGGATGGGCATAGAGATGGCTTACGAAGAGGACTTTCTTTTCTAACGAGCTTGGAGGAGGAGAGCATGGCACTTTCGAAGGTAAAGAACAACTGGCTCGACATCGAGATAAACGCAGGCGACTTCATGCCTGCCGAGTTCGAGCGGATCGTCGACGGCTCCGCAAGACCCATGGATGTTGAGGATGTTGACGACCTGGAGCGCAAGCTCAACATCGTCGCACGGATGGGGGCGACTCGCGACGAGTACGACATACCCGACTTCCAGAAGTGGTTCTACGAGAAGCATTCGAGGGAGTGGATGCTCATGGTAGACACCATCCACGACATGGAGAGCAGGTATGTCGACGAGAAGCTCGAAGAGATTCGTTAGCGAGCGCCCCCACCTATGGGGAGCATCCGTGGAGGTGCTCCCCCCGATGGCGGCACTTGCCGAAATGTTGTCCCGTAAGGATGGGACAATGGAACATGCGTTCGAAAGGAGAACAAGCATGGTAATCGACAGGAGAGACAGCACGATGGGACTCTGCGAGGGCGGAGTGTGGTTTCCCGTAAGTGCGGTGGCAGACCTGCTTGAGATGGACGAGGACGAGATTCTCGAATGGGTCGAGGACAACCTTGGTTACTGGAACGACCACCTGATGGACGCAATCGTCGACTTCGCGATAAAGGAGACGGCACGAGTCATCGAGAGCAACCGATAGAGAGGAAGACACATGGGTTTCTGGAAGATGCACGACTTCACCAAGGCGGAGCTTGCGAGGGTCGACCAAGCGGAGTTCGAGGACGAGCTGTACGTCCTTCGTCACTCCCCCGCCGCCCGCAAGGTGTTTGCCAAGGCACAGTACTACTTGGCAATAGATGAGCACGAGTGGCACGGGCTTGCGATGGACCTGTTCGGCGCCGTCGCAGAGATTGCATGCGAGGTTGCGCACCGACACCCCATCGCATACCACCGCTGGAACCCACGAAGGAAGTGGGCGCCTTCGGCATACAAGTTCTTCCGCCTCGCCAAGGCTCTCGGCTTCGAGAGCATGCCGAACGAATGGCACGACGAGACGCTGGTACGCACCGTCGACGGATGGTGGCAGGTTTAGAGAGGAGAACGAGCATGGCAACCTACAAGTACACAGACCAATACGGAGACACCATGGACGCCTGCCTCGTCCGTGGCAGCTACTACGACGGCTCGCTGGCCGTCGAGATGATTGCGAACGGATTCGGAGACTGGGAGCCGTGGGCGACGCTCACGGTGAACCTCGGAACGGGAGACGAGCGCCATGCGTTCGTCGACACGAACAATTGCCCTTGGGCGACAGAGTTCCTGGAGAGCAACGGACTCGCCCACCCCACTGGCATCGAGATGCCGAGCGGGTACTGCACGTACCCACTGTACGAGTTCACGGACAAGTTCTTCGCCGAGTGCGAGGAATACGGAGAGGAGTAAGGCAATGACACTCGGACAGCTCATAAACAGCATGGATATCTACGGACCCGTGGGGTTCACGAGGGCGAACGTATTCGCCTGTGGCGCAGCGCCGGAGGTCTACCACGACGGTTGCCACGTAAACGGGGACATCGAGGAGCTGAGCAGCGACCTGCTCGGCTACGAGGTGTGCGGCATCAACGCCAGTGAGTGCGCCGATGGCGAGTACTTGGAAATCGGATTGCACGACTGGGAGGGAAACGAGTAATGGCGCACTACGAACTGTGTTTCAAGAAAGTGGAAACCTACTACCACTACGAGACGGTCGAGACCGACTCGGTGGAGGAGGCAGAGCGCATAGCCAACGAGCTCATCGACAGCGAGGACTTCGAGTGCAAGGTCGTCGACCTCGCCGAGTACGAGGAGCACGAGTGCATGGTCAACGGCGGGTGCTGTGCATGGAAGGTGGACGGTGAGGTCACGCTCACCAAGGAAGAGATTGCCGAGTACGTCGGCGGAGAGGAGTAAGACATGAAGGAGTACACCATGGGGAAGAAATACAAGAGCGGCGACGACAGCCGTTGCCCGACGTGCGGCGCAGACCTCGACGGCTACGACGAGCTCGAGTTCATGGACGGAGGCGTACAGCTCATCAACTACTGCCCGGAGTGCGACCACACGCTGGTGTTCAACTACTTCTTGGACAACGTAATCGACGAGGACGAGGAGGAGTAAGGCATGTGCTTCAACACTGACTACGAGCGTGACTTCTACTCGGTGGAGGTCCGCAACGGCGAGAAGGTCGTGCACCTTCTCGGGTTCCTGTGGCTGCACGACGAGGGCTACTGGGTGCACGAGGAGATGAGCGCCGTCGTGCCCGTGTCCTCGTACAGCGCAAGCGAACTCGATGCGGCCCAGTGTGCGGTCACGCACTACTGGGAGGAGCTTGCGGACGAAGGGATAAGGGACTTCGTCAACGAGTACTACGACGGCGAGCCGGGCACGCACCTGCCGCTCAACGAGGTAAACGAGGAGACAAAAGAGGGCACCTACTGGTGCCGATTCGAGGAGGAGTAAGACATGTTCGTATTGGTTTACAGCGAGGGAAACAGCCTGAGCACTGACAACGAGTGCAGGGCATACGACAGCGCAGAGAAGGCGCATGCGGTCATGTTGGGCCAGCTTGAGCGCATCCTCGCCGATGACGACTACAGCATCTCGAGGAAGGTCGAGTGCGCGCCGGGACGTTATGACCTCTACGGTGACTGGGCCGGCGAGGGTGGCGGCAAAGTGTACCTCGGGTTCCTCCACGACTTCGACGCATACCTGGAGGACGGCGAGCACAGGTGGGTCATCCATGAGGTGCCCGACTCCCCCACCGAGCGCAAGCCCTACATAGCGCACATCATGGTGCCATTGAGCATCTACTTCAGAGCCAAGAGTGAGAAGGAGGCGAACTACCTGGCGGAGACCATCGTAGCCGACACCGACAGGCTGCACGAGCTGCTCGGCAAGGTGTTCGCAGACAGCGGGTCGAACGCATTCCTCTCAGACGTCGTATGCGACAGCGACGAAGATGGGTACGCAGACATAACCCTCGACGCAAGCGAGGTCGAGGAAATCATAAGCGAGCAGGACGACTACAAGTAGGAGGAGGCAGGACATGATGAAGCCGACCAAATACGACCCAACCACGGCCCCCGACGAGGACGAGGGGCTGTTCTACAACGGCGAGGAGATATTCTCGCTGCATCTGTACTGGGAGGACGACGACGTTGAGTACGACGAGGGATACCTCGGGTGCCTCGGCATCCACTACAGCCCAGACGAACCGTACCAGTACGGCGACGGCCTGTGGACGGGCTACAAGCGCAGCCGAGACTGCATCGAGGACGAGATAGGGTTCGAGGACCTCTATCGCATCGCCGGTGACGGCTACGACTGCGGCACGTTCGGCGAGCTGTGGGAGGAGGTCATGCAGTGCGAGGGCGTGGACATATTCGCAAGCATGACGAAGGTGAACTGCATGATAAAGGGGGACTTGGCATGAGGATAAACTTCACCGACATGACGCCAGCCACGAGGGATTGGATGGACGAGCACGGCTACTTCGCAGGCGGCCCGTGCTACGACACCGACAGGCCCGCAAGGCACGGGCGCTTCGAGTACGACGACGAGATGGGCAGCTACACCATGATCGTCGGGCATGCGGATGGCCTGTGGTTCGCCGAGATAGAGGACCCAGACGGAGCGGCGGTCGAGACATGGACGAGTGCGACGCCCGACCATGCGATAGCGGAGGCGCTGTGCATGCTCGTTGCGAGGACGGCGTACGCCGAGGAGGGCAAATGCGAGGACGCAACGAACCGCACGGCATACGAGACCTTCTCCCTCATGTTCAGAGGGTACGCCGAAGCGGCGACCCAAGGCGAGGGGCCGGACCTCTGCGACGGATACGAGTGCTTCATGCTCGACGCCTGCATGGGGTATGCGAGAAGGGCGGTCAAGTACTACGCAGGAGACAATTGGAGGGAGTTCTGATGTTCGACGCAAAGCACGGCGAGGAACTGGCAGACAAAGTTTATGAGCGCATCCTCGAGAAGGAGGACGTGAGCCTCTGGTACAGCTTCTACAACCCAGACGAGTGCTGGGACAGGGCGGCATCCGACATAACGAACGTCATGCGTGGCGACGACCTGACGGACCTCATGGCGTGGGTCATAAGCAATCAGGACTTCTACGACGACGCGTGGAACGACGGGTTCGGGTACCTGTTCGGGTCGCTGCTGGCAAGCAGGTACGAGGACGAGAACTTCAAGGAGGACTAGACATGAAACCAATCGAGTTCTACGGGGACTGCCCCGTATGTGGCGGGCAGGCGAGCTGCATGGGCAGCTTCCCAGAGTACGAGGAGTACGAGTGCGACGACTGTGGGTCTTACTTCGTGGTCGGCTACTTCGTAATCGAGATTAACGAGAAGGAAGAGAAAGAGGAGGACTAGCAATGGCAAGGTTCGCAATCGACACGCAGATGGCACTCTGGAGGACGTACGAGGTAGAAGCCGACACGATGGAGGAGGCAATCGAGAAGCTGGAGAAGCGGCTCTATGGTGACGAGGACTTCTTCGCCGATCACTGCGTCGCACTCAAGGACCACCTGCAGACAGACTGGCTGCTCGAGAACATCGAGTTGCACCCATACAAGGAGGTGGAGCCTGGACAATACCCGTTGGCCTAGCTAGCGACACGACAGAGGTTTGGATGGGCACCTGCGGGTGCCTTCGTTTTAAGGAGGAGCAATGAGAGTAACGATAGTGCGACCCATCGACTGCGGCACGTACAAGAGGGTGTCCAGGTTCACGGACGACGCCAAACCAACGAGGCGCTGCTGGGAGGGCATGGACAAGGCCGGAAGGCAAATCAAGAAGAAGCTGTACGAGTGCAGGCAGTCGTACAAGTGCATGAACAAGACGGACTTCCTCGTCCGCCTGGACGAGGAGCACAACTACGGGGACGCCGACGAGTACATGCCGCTCAAGGCGTTCGTCAAGGAGTACGCGGTCTAGGAGAGGAGAAGGACATGGCAATGACTTGGCTGGAACTGATGGACGTGCTGGACAAGATGCCTCGCCACCTGCTCAAGCAGGGTGTTGAGCTTTGGCACTACGACGGCAATGGCGACTACGACATACTGCCCGTGGACGAAATCGTATCACCGCTTAACGACTCGGTCAGCGACGAGGACTGGGGGCCCGACGGAGACTGCCACCTGTCCCTGCAGTCGTACGACGAGGAGCGCGAGACCGACAAGACCTACACCTTCACCTTCACAAGGGCACAGATGCGAGAGTCGGCGGCGGCGTCGGGCCACGTGCTCACGGACGAGCAGTGCGACACGCTCGCAGGGTACGCCTCGATGGACGTGGTGGACGAGGATCGCATGGGACGCTACCTGAGCTTCGGGTTGCAGGACTAGCGACACGACGAATACCCGTCACGGAAGGGCACCTCGGAAGGGGCGCCCTTTCTGCTGGGCATTTGACGAGGAGAGAGGAGACCAGCATGGGATACAAGGTACCGAGGCTTCCGTACACGCCGAAGAGGCACAGCAACAGGCGGCGTACGTTCCTCATGATGGACGGGAGCAGGCCGAAGGTCCTGCAGACCCGCTACACGTACGAGTGGGGCACCAGAATATCCGAGACCAAGGGGCCGAGGGGTGGCAAGCGATACGAGCGCTTCCCCCGTTGGGTCTACTACTACGAGGGACGCTTCTACAGGAACGCCAACGTCCCCATGGAGGAGGAGGGCAGGTTCGAGAACTGCCTCGTCCCCATAAGCGGGCTGATATGGGACGCGCACGTGGCGCAGAGCGTGCAGGAGGGCATACCGGTGCTCTCGATATGGTGCGACGGGGGCGAGCCGTACCGTGCAGAGCACGACGACTTCGGCACCGTGTGGGAGAAGGCAGACGGCATCGCCGAGCTCGAGGACTGGCTCTACCTGGACGGGAGGAGGCTGCCGAGGAAGAGGGTCACGACGGAGGTGGCATAGGCAAGGGTTCGATCGGAAAAAGATTCGGAGAGAAAGAGGGTACGAGATGTACAACATGGCAGAGGACGCATACATCGAGGAGAAGATGGCACACCAGGACAGCAGCGAGGAAATGAGGAGGCTCGTGTGGATAGCCACGGGGCACGAGTGCATACCTTGCGAGGGCAGCACGGGACAGTCGGCAACCGGGCCGTGGCAGGAGGGCGAGGTTTCCTACTACGACTGCCACGACGGGCTCGGCTACCAGCTGGCATACTGCTACGAGGACCTCGGGCACGGCATGTGCAGGGTGTTCGACATGCAGATACTGACCGACGAGCGGTGGGACCACGAGTTCGACCTGACGCACGGCACGCTGAGGGACGCGCTCGCAGTGCTCAAGGCGCAGGGATACGACAGACAGACGCTCGACATGGTCGGCGGCAAGTTCGGGATAGCCCTTTAGGGAGGAGAGCGACATGGCATACGGTACGAGACAAAACATGACGGCGACAGAGGCCCGGCAGTGGATAAGGTTCTGCGCCTCCAAGCTCGAGGGCATTCTGCACGACGCCGAGGGCGGCACCTGGAACGGCGCCTGGTACCGTGACGGGGACGTGCTCAGGTTCGACATGCTGTGCGATGACGGCAGGACGGCGTTCGCCGTGTCTGCGAGGACGTGGAGCGACCTCAACGTGATGGTCGGGTCGATGCTCGACGCCGCGCTCGTCGGGATGAAGGCCGTGAAAAACGACGGGGCAAGGAGCTAGGAGACACATGTTCACACTGATTGGCATAACCAAGGACGACGAGGGCACGCAGGTAAGGGTCTGCGGCACGTTCGAGGAGCTCGACGACGCACGCAGGACCATGAACAGCGAGTGGTGGGACGGTCTGAAGGAGGAGCGTGAGTGGGCCGACGACCCCGACGAGGTAATCGGAGAGTGCCGTGACTGGACGGCGTGGATAACGGGCGGGACGCTGTACGAGGAGAGCCGCTGGACGATAATCGACCCCGTGCACAACCCGACGTGCAGGATGTAGGGAGGCAGGAATGGACTTCAATGCTGGCAGCGCAAGCAAGGCCGAGATAGACGAGTACGACGCCGAGGTGGGAAGGAGGCTCTCTGAGGCGCGCAGGTTCGCCGGCTTGACCATCGCCGAAGCCGCCGACGCGCTGGGCATGTCGCAGCAGTCGCTCTACAAGTACGAGCAGGGCACGAGGACGCTGAAGGCGAAGCTCATATACGACGCCGCCATGCTGTACGAGGCGAACGTCGGCTGGCTGCTTTGCATGACCGACACGATGTGGGTGAGGCGGTAAATGTATACTTCAAGATGGAGGTGATTCGATTGGAGGAGATAGACCTGTTCTTCGAGTGGGACGAGGCGAAGGACGCGATTAACGAGGAGCTGCACGGCATAAACTTCGACTACGCAATGCAGGTGTGGTCTGACCCGAACAGCGTCACGGTGCCAGCAAAGCAAACAAAAGGCGACCTAAGACGCTACATGATAATAGGCAGGGCGTTCGGCGGCTATTGGTCGGTGATTCATACCATGCCTGACAAGAAGGTCAGGCGTATAATATCGGCGAGACCGTCAAACCATCGAGAGAGGAGCGCATATGACCGACATCTTAACGGCTGACGAGTTCGACGCCCGCTTCGACAGCGGGGAGGACATGGATGACCTGTTCGAGTGGGACGAGGCGTTCCACGATGACATCGGAGATGGAAACGTCGACGTTGCGGTGAGGGTGTACATGCCGCGGTCGGTGCTTGACGCCGCAAAGAGGATGGCGGAGAAGGCCGGCAAGAGCAGAAGCCAGTTCATCGTGGACGCGATAGGCGCCGCAGTCGCCAAGCCATAGCGATACTCAGACATGCGCGACGACTTCGAGGCGTACGAGAACATGTACGGGCAGGGCTAGGTGCGACGACGCAGATTAGCGACCTGCTGACGCAGACAAGGCGAACCAATCGGCCGTCCGAGCATGGGCGGCCTCTTTTATATGAGTTTTCACACGGGGCGGGCCATTTCGGCTCGCCCCTCGCATTTTGGAGGCGATTTCATGGCAAAGAGGTCACAGTTCGACATCGACGGCGACAAGCTGCGCGAGATGGGGCTCGACCCCGACAGAATGACCATCCGGGAGCGCTTCGAGGCTCTCGGGGGCGTGCCGGATGGCTCGTCGCTCGTCCCGACGCGCCAAGGCATGCCGGCTGGCGAAAAATCACGGACGACACAGAAAAAACGACCCTCTGAGAGCGTGTCTGCGGGTTTTTCGACAACACATGCGACTCGTAACCCATTTTCGGTCGTAAAGCCCTGCAAATGTGCTAAGAATGGCTCAGACGATGCCAAGAACACGTGTTCGGTCACAGAAGAGGGCGGACAGCTCTCGATGGTGCTCTGACAGACGAGTTTCGGGGAGATTGGAGGCAAATCATGCTCAGGCACAGGTTCGGTGGCTGCTCTGCCGAGATTCTCGGCAAGGAAGGGCTCTTCACACTCACAATCAGGGACCAGAGGGGCCGACTGCTCAAGAGGAGGCTCTTCGGAGACTTCGGCGAGGCCGTGGACGAGATGTATCGGTTCCTCGGAGAGAGGAGGGCGGCATGACGACGCTTTGGGTTGTCAAGAACACCAACGGGGCCATACTCGGCGGGTTCAGGCGCATATCCGAAGCATACGCTTGCATGCTGCGCTGGGAGAGGCGCTACAGGGAGTGCGAGCTCGTCGGGAACGTGCACGCGTACGTCGAGGGCATAAGACGAGTCGCATGACCTCGCAGACACGCGCACGAACAGTTGTACGATGGTATTTGTGAAGAGGGGGACGCAATGGACGTAATAGAGGGACTGGGACTGCCGTTCGACCTGGTGGCGGACGTTCCGGACGAGAGGCTGAGGGTCGTGGGCGAGCTGAACGAGGCCCTGTGCGACTGGGTGCTCGACGTGCTCGCCGCCAAGGGCTACAGGGCGAGGGACGTGCAGAGGGGCGACACGTACTTCGTGTTCGGCGGCTACCCGTGCTCGGTGGTCAGCTTCAGGCTGTCGAGGGTGTGGCCGGGGTGGCGTTTCGGCATCTGGCTCAACGCAGAGAACCTCACAGGCGACGCAGACGGCGACTCGAAGGTAATCCAGCTGTTCTGCCAGCACGACACGGCCATAGACAAGTTCAAGCCGAGTGCGTCCGACCTCGTGGTCGAGGTCACAAGGCATGACCTTATGCGGATGATCGAGGACGGTCCCTTCGTGCGCTCTGACGGCGTGGTCATCCGTCCTGGACCGGAAAGGCACGTCCAGGCCCTCGCAGAGCAGGTAAGGATGCACCCGTTCCTGTCGTACGAGGGGATAACGGACTGGATTCCCATAGACTACCACCCGGCGGCAATGACGGTGCGGTACATGGCATCTGAGCACGTGAGGCGGGCCAAGAGGAGGCTCTCCCACGAGTGCTGGCGCAGATGGGCGAGCCTGAGGGTCAGGAGGGCGTCCGGGATGCCGTATGTGGCCGAGTGCGGCCTCCATGACTACGGACTGCGCTCGTGGCCGAGGTTCGAGGTGCTCTGCTACCTCGAGGACGACCCCAGCGACGCCGAATTGGACGAGATGTGGGACCTTTGGCGCCTTGACGACGGAACCGACCGCGGGTGGGGCGAGACGACGCTCCGTGTCAGTGTGTACTACAGATCAGGTGGCAAAGAGTGCCAGCTTTACTGAATTTGGGTGATTTTCGATGCGTGAGACAATAATCCGTGAGCTCGAGTCCGTCGAGAGGGAGAAGAACGTCAACCTGGTGCTCGCAATCGAGTCCGGGAGCCGCTGCTGGGGCTTTGCGAGCGAGGATTCGGACTACGACGTGCGGTTCGTGTACGACAGGCCAGTGTCCGAATACCTGAGGCTCGAGAAGGTGAGGGACACAATAGAATGGAGGCTCGACGACGAGTTGCTCGAGGAGCAACGATGAATCGGACGTTCAAGACGCGAATATATCCCAACAACGTGCAGGAGTCGTATCTGAGGGGTTGCTGCGGGTTCTCTCGGACGGCATACAACCTCTGCCTCGGCATGTGGAACGAGGACTACGACAACGGCGTCAGACACAACTACTATTCGATAAAGAAGAAGTTCAACGCCCGCAAGAAGGCGGAGTTCCCGTGGATGTACGAGTACTCCAAGTGGATAGGAGAGGCGGCGATACAGGATCTCGACAAGGGGTTCAAGTCGTTCTTCAGGGGCAACACGAAGCACCCGAGGTTCCACAAGAAGGGCGTTAGAGACTCATTCCGCATCGACGGCTCGGCCGTCAGGGTGGAAGGCAGGTACCTCAGGTTGCCCAAGGGACTCACACTGAAGATGGCAGAGCCGCTGAGATACCAAGACTGCACCAAGATATACAACGTGACCGTATCCAAGAGGGCGAACATGTGGTTCGCGGCCATCTCGTGCGAGGTGCCGGACACGGCGGGCGAAAGCCAAGCCGCCGTGGGCATCGACCTCGGTTGCCACGTACTCATGGCGCTCTCGGACGGTACGGTGGTCCAGAATCCTCGCTGGTATCGGAGGCGCGAGAGGCGTATGAGGCACCTGCAGCGGGATCTGTCGCGCAAGAAGAAGGGTTCCAAGAACTGGCGCAAGGCGAAGGACAGGCTCGCCAAGTTCCAGTATCGCACGGCATGCATGAGGGCGGACTACATCCACAAGGCCACGACGGACGTCGTGCGCAGGTACGGCGTCGTGTTCTTGGAGGATCTCAACGTCAAGGGCATGCGCTCGAACCACAAGCTGGCGAAGTCGATAGCCGATGCGTCGTTGGCGACGATGGCGAGCCAGTTCGAGTACAAGGCGAGGGTCGGCAGGATAGACCGCTGGTACCCGAGCAGTAAGACGTGCTCAAACTGCGGGTGCGTACGCGACATGCCGCTCTCCGAGCGCACTTACGAGTGCCCAGACTGCGGGGCCGTCATCGACCGCGACGTGAACGCGGCGATAAACATACTGAACGTAGGGATGGCGAACTATCCCGAACTCATGCCTGTGGAGGGCGTCGAAGCCGTCGAGGTGGAGCGCCCTACGAAGCAGGAATCAAACGGCAAGCGTAGGTTTGCGTAAGTTTTGAAAGGCAGGGCAAAAATCGGCACCTTGGAGCGTCCGAAGATGGTCGAGTGGCCGATTTTGGACGACGTGTTCCTCAAATTCGTGGTCTAGGCACGAATTCCACGCATTTCTGCGTCATTATGCCCTAATGGACGTGATTGCGGCGATGAACGCCCAAGAAACGCGCTTGTGAACGGGCATGATGACCGTCTCTTGGCTGTTTTTCACCATGATGCACAGCCTACCATAGTTTATGAGCACTCTCACGTGCTCTGGGACGCTGATACGGCCATCCTTGCCCAAGAGACGCCACATGTCATCGTTTATCGAGCCGTTTTTGTATGCAAGCGTCTCCGGATACATTGCAAATCGCTCCCCCGACTCGAATTATACGAAAAAACGCCCCTCCGCGACCCGAGAATGGGTGCGGAGGGGCGTTTTCTGCGTTTGATATGACTTTTCGGGCCTTATGTCGCTAGTTAGAGGCACCTTCGTATGCCTCGATGATGCCTTTGTCTATCTTGTTGACCGAAATCTTGATCTCGGGGAAGATCCCGTCCTCCCCGGCCTCGAACGACACCGCCCACGACCTGCATCCGCCCGCAATCTCGTGCGAGAGGAGCCATGCGTTGTCCTCGAGCCACTTCGCGCACGCCACGAGGCCGTTCTCGGTCTGTTTTCGGAACCTTTCGACTTGCTCCTTCTCCGTCAATGCCGCCACCTCCAGTCGTCCCACGAGTTGTACGCCATCAGAACGAGCAGCAGGAGCAGGACGAGCGCGACAGGCGCCCAGAGCGGCATGAGGACCGCCCACCACTCCCAGTCTATGATATTCGCGAGCTTGAGGCCGACGAACAGGATGCAGAGCAAGCCCAAGAACCCTATCCCGCCCGATGCGCCGCCGTTGTTCGACATAAAATGCCGCCCTTCCTAATATGCATGGGACTGGGAGTCCGGCACTGGCAGCGCCGAGCCGCTCATGGGCATCTGCCTGAAGTTCTCGGACAGTCGCTCCAGCCTGATCCTGACGTAGTTTGCCGTGTACTGCCCGTCCACGACCTCGAGCATGTGGCAGCACTCGTATCCGCCGGGGACTATCACGTCCCTCACCCTGTACCAGCACGTGCCCCTGTCAACCTGTTGCGGGAAACCGAACTCGCGCGTCTCGAAGCCCTCGGTGCACTCGAACAGCAATGGACACCCCTTGCCCTCGCAGCCTGCATTCCCATAATCATATCTTATGTCTCGTCTGTTGTCATGCCTTCGCCTGATGTTTCGTCCACGACCCCCGCAAACGACCCCTTCGCGAGCAGCTCGTACAGCTCCCGCTCGGTGCGCATGCGCTCGGCGTCGGCCTCGAACGCGTGCCTGCACCGGGTCTTTGCTACCTTGTCCAGAGGGGTTATGTCAACCCGCCACACGGTGCGCTCGAACGTGTCCAGCACGCCCTCCTGCTCGTCGGTGGGTATCAGTCCGCCGTCCTCGTCGCGCAGGAAGATGCCGTCATCGCCGGCCTCCGAGGTCTGTGCTATGAGGTAGCTGCGCTGGTACCCGAAGAAGCGACGCAGCACCGTCTCGACTTCCGACGGCGTGCCTATGAACTGCGTCGGATGCGGGTCCTCCACCATCCTCATGCCTTGGATCGCCGGCCCTCGATCACCCTTGCCACCGTCCACCACCGTGAATTTGCCCTCTTCCATTCCTCCTCGACCTCCTCGATCAAAACGTCGCTAGTAAAGGGTACTTCATCGTACAGAATCTTATTGAAATCGTTGCCTCGCAGGCTTGGCGGCACTTCCCTGCCGGACAGCTCCATGCACCGAAGCCGCATCTCGCGTGCGACGTACGTGGCGACGGCCAACTCGGCCTTCCACCTTTCGCAGCCTGCGACGCTGCACACCATGTCGACGAGGGCCTCGAACTTTTCCATTTCAGTGGGATACGTCATCTCCAAATCTGCTTCCACCCCATATAATGCACGTTCGGGTTCGTGTCCGGCAGGAACCGTATCGTGCCGCATACCCTCACCCACATGTCGTTGGCGCTTCTGCCTGCGTCGTACGGCAGGTCGATCTCGTCGAGGATGCCCATGCAATCGTGTTGGGCGTTCCGTGCCGCCATTTGGTCACGACAAAGCAGCTCGGCGTACTCGCCCCTTATCATACCGTCTATGAGGTTGGCCCATCGGTCGAGCTCTTCCGGCGTCATTCGGCATCCCCCCTGCAATACTCCATTCGGAGCTGCTCCCTCGTCCTGTAGTCGTGCTCGATCTCCGCCTTCAGGTGGGCGATGCCGTTGGAGTCGAACCACCTGAGGCTGAGGTCGAGCATCGCCCTGTTCACCCTTCCGTCGTAGCCCGTGCGCCTGCACAGCTCCGACATGCTGCACGCCTCGACGTAGTACGCCCGAACCACGTAGCACATGTCGTTGGCGTTCTTGTGGGCCGTGGCGCGGTCCATGCCCTGTTCGACGGAGTGCCGCTCTATGAGCTGCTCCGCGCCCGCTATGAGCGTCTCTGCTGCAAGCACGTCACGCCTGCACTCCTCGTACTCCCGTATGCGCTCGCGACCCTCCGGGGTGTCGGCCGACGACGCCGTTATGTACTCGTCGAGGTTGCGGAAGACGTCGAGTATGACGTTGTGGTCGATGCTGGTTCCGAAACCCGTGCCCTGCCCACCGACACGGCTCCGCATGACCTCCAGGTCCTCGTCCATCTCCCTCATGCGGAGCACCGACGCCCTCGACTGCTTGAGTATCTCGGATGTCCTCAACCCTTCCCGCCCCTCTCGTGCGTAAGGTGCCATCCGCCGCATCGCGGGCACCTGTATGACCTCAGCCTCACGTCCCTCAGCAGCTCGTAGTGTGCCGCATATCGCTCTGCCTCGTACCAAGACTGGTACCGTACCTTCCTCGCGCAGGCCGTACCCTGCGGCCCGTACTCCTCGAGGATCGCCGCACTCCTCGCCTCGTTCGCCATCATGGCATGCTTCCTCGCCTTCCTCGCGTACCTGTGCCTGTCCCTGTCGCGCTTCGACCTCTGCGGGCGCCTCTTGCCCATGACTCCTTCCTTCGTACGGAAGAGGGACGCAGCCGCGAAGGCCACGCCCCTCAAGTGACTTCTATGGCAGGCCCTGGAGGTATCGATCCCCCTCCTCTGGTTTTGGAGACCAGCGTGCTTCCTTTGACACCAAGAGCCTGTTGGGTTGGGAGGGCAAGGACTCGAACCTTGCATCTACGTGTTGCGGAAGCGTCCCCCCTGTTGCAACGCGTCGTATTCACCTTTACTACGACCTCCTGTATGGACGCGCGAGCTCAGAGTGTGGCTGGCCCCAGTCGCAGTTTCCCCTCCGGACAGGTACTAGTGCGATCGCGCGGTATTTCTCTGGCTTCCCCGCCTTGAGTCGAACAAGGTACCTCCTGAACCAGAGTCAGGCGTTCTGCCGGATTGAACTACGGGGAAATGGATGGGAGTCCGAAAGGAGTCGAACCTTCGTATCCGGGGCCACAACCCAGCGCACTAAACCGTTGTGCTACGGACTCCGTATTGCCTGGTACTCCGCCAGAGGCTCGAACTCTGCTCTGAGGGTTAAAAGCCCACTGCTCTACCCGATGAGCTAACGGAGTATGGTGGGTCGTCTGGGACTCGAACCCAGGACCTGATGGTTAAGAGCCAACTGCTCTCCCAGCTGAGCTAACGACCCATTGTGCATGCGGGTTCCCCTGACTCCGCAAGAGGGCGCTGATTTCCGGCCCGCGCAACGGCCACCGCCTCAGGGGGCGGGATGTGTCTGGTGGCGGAGGTGGGATTCGAACCCACGTGCACCGGAGCATGAATCCGGCCAGTGACCGCTACTGTACTCCGCGATGGCTGGGACGGCTGGGATCGAACCAGCGACACGAGGCTTAACAGGCCCCTGCTCATACCGACTGAGCTACGCCCCAATGGCGAGGATGATGGGCCTCGATCCCACGACCTCCGGAGAGACAGTCCGGCGCTCTTCCAACTGAGCTACATCCCCGTGCTACTTCCTAAGGCCACTCGCCGAGAGGAGCGTCCTCCACAAGCAGCGCAGTGCAGAGGCGAGTGCCCGCACTGGGCGCGAAGAGCTCCTTTGCGATGGTCTCGTACAGCGTGTGGCTGTACCCGTTGAAGTCTCCGACGTTGTCGTTGGGAAACGACACGACCTTAGGCGCGAACTCCACGTAGGAGACCTCCGAGCCGAACATGTCCTGCACCGTCTGTATGTCCACGACGGCGTCGTTGCCCGCGAAGGCGCGACGGAACAGCTCCACCTCGGACTCGTTCTCGTTGGCGGGGACGACCGTTATCCTGAGCGTGACGTTGCCGAACTGCCTCTCGGTGGGCACGAGCTTGCCGAGCGCGTCCGCCTTGCTCGCGTTCGCCACATAGAGCGTCAGCTCGGGCGCGTCGTTGTCGAAGTCGACCTCCACCTCGGGGTCGTACCTGAACAGCGCATGCACCTCCCGTGCGAACGTCATCCACGGCGAAGCGATTGCTACCTTGTCTGGCATCCTGCCTCCTGACGTACGTGTGTTCTACCGTACGCACAAGTGTACCATAACGTGTAGTTATGGCTACGGCCTTGCCATAATTCCCCTGCCGCCCTCATGTCGCTAGCTAAGACCACTCACGCAGCTCGTCCAGCTCCCACAGAAGCTCGTCGAAGTCCTCGGGGTTCTCAAAGAACACGTCGTTCCAAGACACAGTCTTGCCGAACAGCACCTTGAGCGCGTTCCTGATGCGGTTCAGGATACCGTTGGCGTCATGGTCGTAGCGGTTGTCCTGCACCGACACGTCGTACCAAGTCATGCCGTCGTCCCAGACGGTCTTCTCGAACACCAGCATACAGCACCCGCAGTCGCACTTCCGGGTGACGCGCCTCTCCCTCTTCGTCGGTGCGTCCTTCATCAGCTCCTCCTCCGTGAACAGCGGCACGGACTCGCTCGTGAGCCATGCCTCGTAGAAATCGTTCTCCTCGGGCGTTGAGTGTCTCATACTTCCTCCCACCACTTGCAGAAGCCGTACCACCCAAACGCGTCAGGCCATCCTGAGCCCATGAGCCTGACGTTCGGCGGTTCCGACACGTCGTTCTCCACACCGACCGTTTCGCATATCTTTGAATAGATGTCCCACAGGTCATGCGCGGAAAGGACCTTGACACTCCTGACGGCGTGGCACACGCATATCGCGTTCCTAAGGATTCTGCCGATAAACTCAAGGCTGACGTACACATGTCCGTCGCGCTCGATGCTCATCGAAATGACCTCATCGTTCTTCTCCATCGACCCTTCCAACCTTCACAGACCCTCCTCCTTGTGGTGAGCCCTCCGTGGCTCCACGCCGTCGAAGAACTCGGTTATCTGGTCTAGGCTGACGGGCATGTATCCGTTGGCCTCGACCCCCACGTCGTACCTGAACACGCCATCCTCCCTGTTTCTGAGGTTGTAGTCGGCCTTTGCGTGTATGTGGCCGTGCAGGTGTATGGACCCGTGATCCATGGACCGCCAGCTCAGTATCGGGTAATGGCACATGACTATGCGGTGCCTCATCGGCCTCGGAGAGTGCAGGCAGTCGAAGTACCCGTGCTCCGCCTGGAAGGGGGAGTCGCCGTGCCACAGGACGTCGTGGTTGCCCCGAACCAGATAGACGTTGTTGCACCTGATGAGCCACCTGTAGCGCCGCACGTCCTCCCTTGGGACTCGAAACGCGAAGTCACCGAGGACGTACAGCTCGTCTCCGGGGGTGACCATGTCGTTTATGACGCCGATTATATGGTCGTCCATCTGCCCAACGCTCTCGAACGGCCTGCCAGCCTGCATGATTATGTTCCCGTGCCCGAGGTGTGTGTCCGCCGTGAACCAGATCATTCGGCATCCACCTCGCACACATCGACGTACCAGTGCGTGACGCCTCTCTCGACCGCATCACCGTCCTTATCGACGACGGGGTAGGTGAAGTAGTGGCTCGAGTACATCGACTCCTCCTCGTGGGACAGCTTGAAGTGGGCGGTCTCGCACTCGTCCTCCATTTCGTAGAAGTCCTCGCACTCCTCCCAACGCTCCCATTCTCCGTCGCGATAGCGCGGGTCGATCGTCTTTACCTTGCAGACGTCTATGGTTCTCGACTCTACGAAGGCCTTGGCCTTGTCGAACGTCGAGAACACGAACGTATGTATAATCGGTATGCCGGGATCGTCCCATGCCTTGTAGACGACCTCGTATGCCACGTAGGCCTTTCCCTCAGCCATCTACGACCACCACCTCCTCTATCTTTGCCGATTCGTCGCCCCTCCAGAAGAACTCCCGCACCTCGTCGTACACGACGTCCTCGAAGCGGCGGAGCTCCCAGCCCCCGTCAAGGAGGGACCGCCTCGCCTCGTCGTACGTGAGGTACGCCCTTCCGGTCGTGCCGTACGCAAAGCCCAGCTCGTCGTTCATGAAAAATTGGAACACGGGGACGTATAGCTTCTCAGCCATGGCAATCACCTCCTGTCGACGGTCCCATACGGTTCCGGAACCATCTGCCTCGCCTCGTTGTTCGTGAGTATCCCATCCCTGAAAGTGAAGTACGCCACGTTATCCCTGTAGAAGACGGCGCTGTCTTGCGTCTCTACGGCTGGTCTCGGCCTTGCCCTCGGCCTCGGGGCCATGCAGTGAGGGCAGTTCTCGTGCTCGTCGCCGTCGTAGGACATGTCGCAGTACTCGCAGCGTATGAGGCTCTTATGTCGTTGCACGGGCCTGTACGTAGTGCTCGTGACGGTGTCGAACAGCACATGGGAATATGTCGGCATACAGGTATTGGAGACCTCGACCGTGACAGGCGCCTCTCCTTCCACGATGCTCATTGTCCTTCCCTCCACAGCAGCGGGTACAGCTGCTCCTTGCGGTCGTCCCATATCTTCACGTCCTCGTAGCCATCGGCGATGAGCTCCTCGGCCTTGGCGACGCACTCGTCGAACGTGACCTCGCCGTTCGGCCTGAAGGCAACCGCCTCCCCAGTGACTATGACCGGCCTTATCTCGCGTCCCTCGCGAAACGTGTCGCACGCCTCGCAGTACTCGTAGGTGAGGCGCCTGACCTGCTGCCTGCAGCAGATGTCCCAGTCGCCACACTCCATGAAGTCGAGGCATTCGGCGCATATGTGCATGCTAGTCGACCTCCTCGACCTCCTCGACTGTGATCCTGTATGTCCTTCCACCATTTCCGAATCGGAAGCAGTACCAGTCGCCGGGACCCTCGGAGAAGCTGCATGGAGTGTGCTGTTCTGCGTACCCCTCGTGTATGATTTGCATTCCTTGGAACTCGGCGGCGCACAGGTACCTGACGTGCCTGTCCGGCAAGCCGAAAAGGCCAAGCAGCCTCTTGCGTGTCGCCATGGCTTGCTCGCGAGTCGGGAAGAGCACGTCCCTGAGCTTGTTTCCCATGTTTCCCCCTAACAAGGCGGCCCCGAAGGGCCGCCGAAATGTCGCTAGCTAAAGCACTTCGTTCCTGACCTCAGACCCGGAGAGCACGAGGTTGCCGCACGTCACCAGCCCGTCCTCCTCGTCCATGGACGGGACGAACACGAGCACGTCGAAGCCGACAGACTTGAGGTCCTCCTCCGCCTTGCGGTACCACGTCGAGTCCGTGTAGCCGTGGCTCGTCTCGATGCCTGACTCCCTGCAGGCGTCGTTGTTGTGGATGGGCGTGATCTTGACCATGAAGTCGGTCGGGGCGAACAGCTCCCTGAGACGGTCGACGTCGACCTCGTACCCGTCCGCGAGCGCGAAGTTCAGGCAGTACTTCCTGCCGAGCGGCTCGGGCAGGAACGAGCATACGTCCGCTATCTCCTCGAGAGACATCGCCATCCCGCCGAACATCTCGTCCCTCTGGGCGTCGCTCGTGGAGTTCACCGATAGCTGTAGGCCGGCGCACCCTGCGTACGTCTCGTTCTTGACGGTGCACCATTGCCCGAGCACGGACTTGAGCCCCTGCCGTCCGAGGCTCTTCGGGCACATCGTTGTGAACACGGGATGCAGCACGTCAACCGAGACCCCGGTGTCGTGCTTGATGTCACGCTTGTGCGTCGCCATCCACTGGGAGAAGCCGATGACGTTCGAGTCGTTGAGCGACGGCTCTCCCATGCGCGCGAAGTGGACGTTGAGTCTGCCGGCGTAATGCTCGTCCGGGAAGCACGCCAGCGCGTTGTACAGCTGGGCCTTGAGGTCTCCGATGGTCGCGTTGCCACCGAACGGCACCTTGGGGCAGTCGCAGAACGCGCATCGCATCGGACAGCCGTACTGGGTCGAGAGCGTGACCACCCACTTCTCTGACAGCGGCTCCGTCCTGCCGTTGCTTACCTTCTCCACGTCGTCGTGGAACCCGAGGAAGTCGGCCTTTATGTTGTGCCGCTTGCCGTAGTCGCCTATGGACAGAGTCTCGAGCTCGCCGTGGGAGTACTCCCCGGTGAACAGGTATCCCGTCGGGATGCGTATCTTTCTGGTTATTTTGCCCATTATCCTATCCCTTCTTCGACTTCTTGAGCATGAATGCGGGATCTATATCGCATTCGCAGTCCGTGTGTGCTCTTTTGTCTGCCAGTGCATGTTCGATAGATTGACGACTTGCTTATGCCTGTGCGTTCGGCTGCTTCAGTGACCGTGCCATATGTTGCGATGACGTCGTTGTTAGAGTCGACCACCTCAACCTGTCTGCAATGTCTGGTATTTCTCGATTGCTCGCCAAGAGTTATGAACCGGCAATTGCTTGGCTCGTAATTGCCGTTTACGTCAATCCTGTCGATAGTGCACTCTCCATAGGGTGCGTTTTCGTCATACCCGTGCTCCATGGCCCAATTGCGGAACGCTTGATAGTCGTCAAGCCACTCATCGCATATCTTGATTCCTCTGCCGCCATAGTTCTTATAAGCCGGTTCGCTTTTGTTTAGGCATCTCTTTCGCATGCCTTTCCATACGCGATAGAGCCTACTCTTTGAACATCCGTGTGTTCTATTGAGCTCTTTTGATTTTTCGAGCTTTAGACATCCGCATGACTTCGTGTGTCCGCACGTTAGGTTTCTTCCATCTACCACTACATCTTTGCCACAATCGCATCGACACAGCCAGTTCTGCTTTCCGACATGTCTGATGGCTGTGAGTCTCCCGTATCGCTTCCCGGTTCTGTCAACTCTTGCGCGCCGAAGCGCTTCTTGATGATTGCATCCGCATGAAAGCCTTTTTCCGCCTATGAGCGCAGTGCTGCGAGCGACAGTCTCATTGCCGCAGTCGCACTCGCATATCCAGTTTCCAAGTCCTATGTATTCCTTGGCTACAAGCATCCCAAAACGTTGTCCAGATACGTCTATAGGTTTCCTAGGCATCCCTCAATCCTCCGCTGCGTTTCTCGTTCATGCCATCCTCCTTAAAGAATCGGCGGCCCGAAGGCCGCCGTAATGTCGTTAGCTATATGGCCTTCTTCGCCTTCTTGAGCAGGAACGCCGCCGAGACGCTCTTCATCTGCATCTGCTCGCCCAGCACATTGCGAAGCATCGTCTGCTCGTCCTTTGACAGGTCGCCCGTGTCCATGACGTGCACGACTATCCCCTCGTCGAGCGCATCCTTCGTGACCGACCCGCGAAGGGAGTTCGTCCACTCGATGAGGTCCTGCGGCATGTCGAACTGGTCGAGGTCGAGGTCGAGACATGGAGTCGTCGAGTTCGCTATGGCATGGCTGTACGTCAGATACGGGTTCAGGTATCGCCTGCCGACCATGTCCCACATGGAGAACACAAACAGCTTGTAGTCATTGAGTCTGAGCGTGTTGCCCCCGATTTTTGGGCCGCATAGCTCGGCTTGTATGGCTATGTCCGGGTTCTCGTCGAGGAACACGTCGAGACATTGCCGCGCTGCAGTCTCCATGACCAGCTTGCCCTGGCCCTCGCCCACGTCGAACTCGTTGTTGTGCGAGAACGCCCTTATGCGGCCGTGTCGGGAGTCGTTGACAAGCGTTATGCTCGTGCCGTCCACCTTCACGCTCGTGAAGTAGACGCACCGCTTGATTAGGTCGAACACGTCCTGGTCTATGTTCTGGATGCGCTCGCATCCCGTCCTGGGTGCCACGTATGGGTCGTACTTCCCTATGAACCCGGCGGCAAGTGAGTTCTGGTCGGGGTGGTACTCGCGCACGCCGCATATGCCGTCGAGCCTCGCCCTGCGCTCGTACATGAGCCGATAGGCATGCTCGGGAACGGACTCTGGCAGCACGTCCCGTGGCCTCATCAGCAGGCCCTGGCTTATCTGGCCCCTGAGCTTGATTGTCCTGAGCACGTGGCCTCTCGTTGGGTTGCCGTTTATGGTCATGACCTTCTCGCCACGCTCGGCGAACTGCGCGTACCTCGGGTCCGATGTGGGCAAAAATGAGTCGACCTCGTAGTACACGCAGAGGTCGCCGGGTCCGAAGTCCCCCTTGCCCACGACGCACGTCCATCCACCGATGTGCGCGCACTCTATCCTGTCTGCGCCGTCGATGGGCGTAATCGCGTCCACCTTCCTCATCGTCGCCATCTTGCGATTCGGATTCATTGTCCCTCCTTAGAAAAAGCGGTGGCCCGAAGGCCGCCCTATGATGTTGCTAGCTATAGTGCCTATGTCCACCACTCCATCGCCGCCCTTTCCAATGGCTCCTGGTAAGTCGCGCACGTCTCCGTCTGCCGCCTGCACACGGGGCAAGTCGCGAGCCATCGCCTGTGCTCGCCGTCGTCTATGCAGTACACCCTGACCGTGGAGTACCACACGTGCCCGTGCTCGCACTCGGACTCTATGCCGTGATGCAGGGTCGGGGAGACGTCGGATATGTGGACGTCCTTGTTGCCTAATCGCATGCATCCCCCAATCGAAACGGGCGGCCCGAAGACCGCCCGATGGTGTCGCTATGTCAAGAGCGTTTCTTCCTCCTTCGCCAGCCTGACTCGTCGGTGCTCTTGAAGTTGTAGACCTCCCGCAGGTGCTCGTCGACGGTGACGGTCACGCCGTCTATTGCGTCGATGATGTCCCGTGCGGGCTTGTACGCGTCCGGCGCCTCGTCAAGCGTCGCCTCGCATATCGTCGTGGAATACACGCCCTGCATCTGGGCCTTGAAGTCCTCGACATCGAGCGTCTCCTTGGCTTTCCTGCGACTCATGGTGCGCCCTGCTCCGTGCGGGGCCGACTCGTTCCAGTCAACGTTGCCAAGCCCCGTGCAGACTAGGCAGCCGTCACGCATGTTGAGCGGTATGAGCACGCGCTCGCCGCCCTTTGCGGATATGGCTCCCTTTCGTATGACGTTGTCGTCTCCGATGTAGTTGTGGACGGTCTGGAACTCGTCATCTGCATCCGACCTGATTCCGACGAGGATGGCCTTCGCTATGGCCTCGCGGTTCTCCCACGCCCACCTCTGGCATATCCTCATGTCGTGCATGTAGTCATCGGCATCCTGTCCGTCAAGCCACTTGAGGTCCCTCGGCACGTCGGCGTCGCACGTCTCCTCGCCGAGCCGTTGGTAGATGTTTGCCACCTGCAGCCCGAGGTTGCGCGAGCCCGTGTGGATGATGAGGTATTGGTTGCCATCGGCGTCCTCGTCGACAGCGACGAAGTGGTTCCCTCCGCCGAGTGTCCCCATCGACCTGTCGAGGTGCTCCACCTTCTTGAGGCTGTCGAAGCACCTGAGGCCGAGGGACGCCACGTCGCACGTCGGCCTGCCGTGCACTCCGAAGCCGTTCGGCACGACCTTGCGGATCACCTTGTCGAGACGCTCGAAGTCCACGCGCCCGTCCAGCTTGACCGTGAGCATCCCGCAGCCGATGTCTACCCCCACCAGGTTCGCGACCACCTTGTCGCCGAGGTCGGCGGTGAACCCTATGACGCATCCCGCTCCGGCGTGCGCGTCGGGCATAATCCTTATCTTCGCCCCCTCGAAGGCGGGCAGGCTCGCGAGCGTGTCTATCTGCTCCCGAGCCGCCCGCTCGAGGTTCTTGGCGTATATCTTCAAGTCTTGCATTGCATCACATCCGTTATTATCAAGACGTTGGACGCCTTAAAACTACTTCTCGTTCGTATTCCTATAGCCATTCTCAGGAGGAAAGCCATAGAACCTTCTCCATTTGTATACGGTATGCCTACGTACCCCGAACCTCTCAGCAATTTCGCGGTCAGTGTATCCCTTAATCAAGCCTTTAAGCTCATCTTTGCTTGGCCGCGAAAAATGCGTTTTGTCAACTGAGAGGTTTTCGATTCGATTGTCTGTATCGTCACCATTGATATGCGTTATGCGCGTCGTTGCGTCAAGCTCTATTCCGTTGGCGAGTTCGTAGACAAGTCTGTGCTCATATACAGTCTTTTCAAAATCGATATGCCCGTCAACAATCGGTGAGAGCACGTATTTTCCGTCCCTGAGCCTCCTGTAATATATCTGCCCGTCATATGTCGCAAGGTTAGCAAGTATGTCGTCAGTACGCCTCTTCCGAGTTATGCGATCGACATGATTGTTCTCATATGCATGTATGCGCATATGATCCTCGCGAGTAACTGCTATCAGATTAGCGACTCGATTATCCAATTTGTCGTGGTTGAGATGATGGACCTGTACGTCGCTTGGCAATTTTTTGTTATGGGCAATTTCATAAACAAGTCTATGCTCAGGTATCGACACGCTGTAATCCGTACGCTCTCCGTCTATGGGATGCAAGACGAAGTAACCACCACGCATAACCCTTCTATAGTCAACACCACCATGGTTGACAACACTATTGTCTGACATAAGGCACGCCTTTCGCAGGACTATCCAGCGGCGCATTCGTCGCTGGAAAAACGGATAGTCCTGATGGCAAAAAGGCGTACCAAGTCGCACGACTGTGCTACTACCATGCTCGATACTACGGCGCATCAGTGTTCTTCAAGTGTAGCACACGCGTTCGCAACGTGCGCGAGAACCAGTAAATTTGTTCGTCTACCCGAGTTCCTCGAGGAGCTCCCACGCCTCCACCATCTTGGACATGCCGTCGACCTCGCACTCCATGAATGCAGGCCATCCGAGCGAGCGCCCCATCTTGCGCTCGTCGGCATCCCTGTCCCAATGGTAGGTCACCGTGTATATCCTGTCGCCGTGGATGAAGTCCGTCTGCTCGTGGTGGGCGAACACCTCCGTCCACTCGTCCAGGTCGACCCACCCCTCGGCGTCGCTCGTCTCGTACGGTATCCCGAGCCTGTCCAGGCCCTCCCTGAGCTCGGTCGTCTGGGGGCACGGTGTCATAGGTGTCCTCCTCCTTTGTCGTGGCGCATAAGTTCGTGCCACATGTCACGTATGACCGTCGCGAAGAAAAGCACCAACGCGCACATCAGCGTGATGACCACCACACCGAGGCCAACGGCCGCAATCGCCCCCACGACATCAAAGAGCGCGGCGATCATGCCCGTACCTCCTCGTCCATGTCCAACCACCTGTTGCCGACGTACCTGCCGTCGGCGACCACGCCAGTCGACTCGCACGCGCACGGCCTCTTGAGCTCGAGCCTATCGGCATACCCGTCGAACGCCCCCTTGACCTCCAGCTCGGACAGCGTGACTCCTCGGCAGAACGCATTCCACGCCTCCTCGACAAGCTCCGACACCACCGTGCGCGCCGTCTCCGGCCTTTCATGGGTAAGCCACTCCGGCAGCATCTCCTTGGTCTCGGAGCCGTCGTTGCCCACGACGCAGTGGCGCTTGCCGATTATGATCCGCAATACTGTCCACTCGCGGCCGTCCTCGCCGTACACCTTCTGGCCCAGGAGTATGGGCTGCCCGTCCTTGCCCTTCGGGTAAGGCGTGTACTCCGCCCCGAACAGGGTGACGTCGACACCCTTCGAGGCCGCGAGCTCCACCCTCTTGCAGAAGTCCGTCGACTCCCTAAGCTCGCGCTCGACGTCACATATGAGGCTCCTGAGCCTGTATCCTAAGCTCCTGTTGTCGCCGCCATCGTACATACCGTCGAACTCGTGTGACATGTTCCTGAGCCTTTGGATGCCGCTCGTTCCATAGTTAGCACTATCCATACCTCTTCACCTCGATTTCCATCCTAATTGCAGTGGCAACGCAGTTCTCGGTGCCCCTTCCGCCGGGAAACGCCAGCAGCACGTCGATGCCTGACCCCAGCATCTCCCGGTTCCTGATTGGCCCTGCGGCCTTTCCGTGCCTGTACCAGTCGGCAGGGTGCGCCTCGCTGCGTGCTCCGTACTCGTTGCGGGCTATGCGGTCGCACAGCAGGTCGGCTCCCCTGCAGCAGCCGTGCACGAGGGTGTCACCGCCACGCAGCCCGATCTCGTCGAAAGCCTTGCGGACGAGGGCGGCATCATCGAAGTCGCGCCCGCCGGTGACGCACACCCTCCTGCCGCTCATCTTGGCATCACCGCCCTGAACGTCGCGATGTCTCCGCTCGACTCCACCTCCACGTCGTGCAGCACCGTCTTCACCCTCATCCAGGACGGCCTTCTGCGACGCCTGCCCCTGCCCTTCGGGTGCGACTTGTACTGCCATATGTACCAGAACCTCGGCGCGCGGACGATGCGATCGAACATGAGCTGTATCTGACTGCCTGTGGCGTGGAACACCGTGCCCAGCTTGGCGAGCGCGTCGCCGTACTCCTCGAGGCCGACCTCGACCGTGGCCGAGAGCTCGTCGAAGACGCTGGGGTCGTAGTACGGCCCGTCATCCGTGTCGCTAGACAAAGGGGACGTATCGGATATCTCGCAGACCGGCTCGAACTCGCCGCCGTTGGACATGCCGAACAGCAGCGGCCGTCTAACCTCGTCCTCCGGCATCGTCCCTCCTCTCGGGCTTGGGCATCTTGTCCTCCGGGGTCCTGTACCCGTACGGCCTGCCGAACTCCTTCTTGTAGACGCACAGCCCCACGAACGCGCACCTCATGCCGTCCTCGTCGACCACGAGGTACTCGCATCCGGAGCAGTTCCTAAGACTGACCATCGCGCGGCTCCCATCCCCTCGGGAACGGCCCGAGGTCGTCGAAGTCCGCCTTGCACGGCCAGTCCGTCGCCTTCCTGCCTGCCATGCCCTCGTAGCTCGCGCTCACGGGGCACGCCATGACGAGGCACACGAGCGGATACGTCCCCCTCGCATGCGTCCCGTGCCTCTGCGCGGCATGTGCGCACGTCCCGCAGCCGCGCTCCTGCGCGACGGCCGGTATGTCGAACAGCCTGTCCATCATCATCGCAATCACTCCCTCCTACCACCTGAACCGGATGCCGTCCGTCGCCCTCGGCATCTTGTACGTCCGCCTGAGCTCCTGTATGCACGGCCAGTACTCTGCGAGCGTGATGTCGGTGACTATCTCGTTCAGCTCGTCCTCGTATATGTACTCGATGCCGTGCTCTTCCAGCGTCTCCATGACTATCTTCTCCAGCTCGCGCGAGAAGATGGCCTTGTAGTCGATGCCCATTACTTCGAAACGTTCACCATGGGCGTCGACCCCTCGGGCACCACCACGAGGTTGCCTGACTTGCCTATCTCCCTGAGCGTGTCGATGTAGCGCTGCTGTATGACCTCTGGGGTGAGCGACTCGGTGAGGACCCTGTTCGCGTCCGCCTCGCCCTGCGCCTCTATCTTCTTGGTGTTCGCGACGACCTTGGCCGTCTCCTGGTCGTTGAGCGCCTTCGACTTCGCCACCTCTGCGGCCTGCGCCTCGGCGTACTTCTGCTTGATGGAGTCGGCGTAACGGACGTCCTGAATCGACACCTGCTCGACGTTGAGGCCCATTTCGTCCCATCTCCTCGTGAGGGCGTCGCGCATGCCCTTGGTGAACTCGCCCCTGTTGGTGAGCAGCGTAATCGTGTCGTACTGCCCGGCCACCTCGCGCGCCACGGCACGCACGTCGTTGAGGATCACGTCTGACGTGAACTTCTCCTGTGTGCCGTAGTCTCGGTATAGCGCGAGCGCGGAGTCGCCGTCGAGCGAGTAGACTACTTGGAGGTCTATGTCGGCCGACGCGCCGCCCTTGTCGTTGACCGTGACGCACGACCCCTGAGCCGCGCCACCGTCATATGTGTACTCCGTCTCCCTGTAGAGGTTGATGAGGTTGTTTCGCACGTCATAGCTCACGACGCTCTGCCACGGGGCCTTGACGTGGAAGCCCGCCTCCTCGGAGTACCCGTCAAGCGACCCGCCCATGTTTATCCTCACGCACACCTCGCCGGCGTCCTGAGCGTAGACCATGGATATCGCCAGGGTCACCGCAGCGATCACGAGCGGCACGACCGCCACTCCGCGGCCGTACGCGGGTTCGTTGGAGACTTCGTCGAACATCACACCTCCCCTCGCGACTATCGCGATTGCCAGCACGACGCATATCACCGCTATTACGAAAAAGACCATCTGCTTGTTCCTTCCTAACAGAAAGGAGGGGCAGATATATGCCCCTCTCCCATCTCGGCTTCTTCCCTAACCGAAAGGAGGGGCATATACGCCCCTCTCTCTTCCCTCATGTGCCTGCCCCTCGGCTCGACCTCGCGCACGTACCGCACGCCGCGGATCACTATCTCGTCCGGAGGCTCGTCGGACGGGTACTCGATGTTGGCGAACACGACGCTCTTGCCCATGACGGACGCAACATGGTCGCATTCCCTGTACCATGCGCTCATCGTCCGGCCCTTGCCGCGATGAGCGCGACCTCTCTTGCGAGCTGCCTCCTGGACACGCCGAGCCTCCCGCACAGCTCGTTTACCACGTACTCGAGCCGCCGCTGGTCAGCCATTTCGAGCGAGCTGCCGCGACGGGACGGGCATGCGAGGCCGAGCTTCTCCGCCTTCGAGACGACCGCCCTGCGCGTCCTGTCGATCCGCTCGTCCCACGCGTCGACGTCGCCGCCGTACCTCTTGTAGTTGCGCTCGAGCGCATCGACCTCGGGCTCGGTCCATGGCCTTCGGCTACCCATGCAGCGCCCCTATCCTGCGCACGGCCTCGCGATCCGCTATGAATTGCAGCCTCAGGGCGGCACGCGTGTCCTCAAGCTCGGTTCGCAGCTCGTCGCGCTCCCTTTGCAGCTCGTCGCGCTCGTCCACCATTGTGTCTATGGTATGTTGCAGCACGGCCTCCTGCTGCCAGCAGATGCGTTTGAACTGGGCGTCTATGCGGTCGGCAATGGCGTGGAGCTGGTGACCGTATTTGTACGGCACCTCCGTACTCGCCCACTTCCGCAGCTCGTCGGTGATTCCAGTCTCATTTTCTTGTCTCATGGGACTTGACTCGTGGGACTGGTCGGCTCGCATCTTCACCTCATCTATGAGCGCCGCCGTCTCTTCCACGGTTTTCAGGCTGTCTAGGCTTCCATCCGCGTTCGGCGGGAACCTGACTTTGCCCTGCCTGCTCAGCTCTTCGGTGTTTTTGACCAAGGTTTCGATAAGTGACTCCGCAGGCTCGTCCCCTCCGAGAAGGTGAATGAGACGGTCGGCGATTGCCTCGCAAGCACGTTCGCAAACCTTCGGCCTCGCGTCGATGGCATACATGATTCTTGATACGTTGTCTGCAAAGTTGTCGCTCATGCTGTCTCTTGCGTTCCTCAGCTCGCACACCGCCTTGTGCCGTTCGTTGCCAAGCACGTCATGCGCTACGGCTTTCGGCTGCTGGTTATGACAATCGCAATCAGCATCGCAAGCGCCGCAAGTTGCAGCAGTCGGTGCAGGATCGTCATGGACGCCTCCCAACAGTCGTACCAGCTCGTCTCGCAGCGCCTCGCACGCTCCCCTCGTCCAGCCGAAGTCGCTGTGCCATACCGCCCGTGCGATTTGCGAAAGATTGCCGTGGCTGTCCTCGTCCAACGGCAGGTGCTTGAGCCTTAGCGCGACGGCGTAGTGCTCCGCGTCCATCGACCTCTGCCCAGCCTCGTACCCCTCGCGAAACCGCAAGCGGCGAAGCTGCTCCATCTCGTGCTCGTGCGCCCTTTGCAGGCGGTCGAGTATTGGTGCGTCACAGTCGGCCACAATCGCTCGTGCGAACGCCATCGCGCCATCGAAGCTCTCGGTCATGCCGTCGCCTCCTTGCTCAGATGGTCGATTCCTGTGCATTCCATCTTCGCGCCGAGCAGCGTGACACCTGGCTCGCACGTCACGTTCCAAGGCGGTTTGATTTGCTGCTCCCCATCGCCAATCTTGATTCCGCGCATCACAGGGCCGTTTGATCCCATCTCGCTTAATATCAATTTCTCCAACAGCTCGGCTATCTCGCTTTGCCCCGCCTCTATCGCCGCCCTGTAGGCCCGTATCAGCGCCTCTTGGTTCTCCCGTGTCATTCTGCGTCCTCCTTGTGGCTGTAGCTAAGGCTGAATCTCGGCATCACGCATAGCGTGAAGAGCGCCATGAGTGCTACCTGCCACCACTCGTAGCCATGCTCTGTCATGTAGAGGCACGCGGCGATTCCAGCTACGCCGACGATGCCTGACCCCAGCGTAATCACTCGCCCACCTCCTCGCTTATGACTGGGTAACCGTTCCTATTGAGCAGTGGTGTTATGCCGATGTTGTCGCCGTTGCGCACAACCAGGTACGTGACGCCCGTCTTTGAGTCTACCACCGTCTCAAAGGCATATGCTCTGTCGCAGAGGAACCTCTGGCTCAGTTCCGGCTTCGGGCTGCCCTCCGTTCGTTGCACGCCCTTCTCGCCGCTTGTGCAACCGCACAATGCCAATGCGAGGGCGAGTGTGGCTATAGCCGCCTTTCTCATAGGTCAAACTCCCCGTTCTCCCAGAGCTTGAAGAAGTTATGCCCAACCCTAAGCTCCTTTTTCGTTCGGTCGCACTCGTAGGTCTTGTCGTGGTTGTTTATGATCTCTACGACGTCGGTGGGATTGCTTACGATACGTATTAAGTCGTAGTCCTTTACGTAGTTGAGCAGGCACATCTGAGTGGTTCTCACATTCAGCCCGTTCTCTATCTCGTATAGAGCCGTACTGTATGTGTGCGCCGCGTCCGTGGAGCCGTAAGGCGTAGGGTAGAACGTCGCTGTCTTCATGCCGTCTCTCCAAAGTCTATCGCAGCAACCTCGTACATGTCGCCGTACCTGCGGTTGAGGTCGTTGCATATTCTGCACGCTATGTCCTTGCTCGGGTAGAGGTCGTACACATGGCGCGGCTCGTTGCGCGTCACCACCGCGAACTCGTTCTCTCTAAGTGCCTGATACGGCGTTATGGTAGTCATTGTCCCATCCCCTCCTTATGCTTGAGCACATCCAGCTCAAGCTGCATCTTATTCTGCGCCACCCATGACTTTCGCTTGTGGTCGCGCTCGTACTCCGCAGTTATCTGCCGCAAATACTTGGCAAACGCCCTCTTCGTCTCGTGCCTGCATTGCTCCATGCGGCGCTCGTGCTCGCGGTCTATCTGGTCGGCTATACGAAGCAACTCAGTGCAAAGATTCTCGTCTATATCGGTGAAATGCGGGAGGTCAATGATTTTGAATATCTCCTCAACCTGTTCCCTCAGTGGGTCTGCAACCTTACCCATCGACTACCTCCTCGCCAGTGACCACCAGCATCCCGCCACACTCTGGGCAATGCCTTGGCATCCATCCCATCGCGTACTCCTCTCCCGTGTGCTCGCATACGTACCCATAGCGCTCGTAGGGCGTACCTTCGTACATCAGAGTCCTCTCCGCGCGGCACTCTGGCTGTTCCTCTTCCTTTTCTGCCAGCCACAGGACGGTCGCGCCCTCCATGAGGTATCGGCAGTCCTCCGCAATCGTGTCACCGAGATACGTCTCATCGTTGTTTATCGCAGTCGCGATGCGGACGAGCATCTTCTTGAGCGTGCCTGTCCCTAGGTTTTCTCCGTACATGCTTCACCTCTCCTCGCTACGTAGTGCTCGCATACATACGTTGGCTCGTCGTATCTCTTGCCGTCCATGCCGTGGTGGTCGTGCATGACCTTCGGCTCGATTTCGCCCGCGTCGCACATCTCTTGCCACTCGTAGGCGTTTCCTTTGACGTGTTGGTTGTCGCAGTAGTCGCAGAGGTAGTAGTCACTCATTCCCTTACCATCCAAGCGAACGCTATCCCACCGACCATGTTGCCCGCCGTCGCCGTGAGAATCACCCGCATGCAGTCTGTCAGCGACACCGCGCCCTGCATCATCCCAAGCGGCAGGTAGAGCATGTCGGCAACGCTATGCTCGAAGCCGCATGCCACGAAGCACGCGACTGGAAGCAACGACGCGGCCAACGCGTTGACTGTCGTGAGCTTGCCGTGGCTGAACGTCCACACCGCGAGGCAGACCAGCACGTTGCACAGCACCGCCCGCATGAGCACCGAGTGCCACGGGAGCGCCGCCTTCGACTGTGCCGTGGCGGTCGCGTCGAAGCCCGTCTGTGAGGCCATGAGAGCCACGCAGACGGCTCCAAGCAGGTTCATCGCCCAAAGGGTCACCCACATGACCAGAACGTCCGATATGCCCATGTCCTTGCGCCACACGGACTCGATGGCGAGCATGGAGCCAGTGAACAGCCTCGCCCCCGTGCACAGAACGGCGAACAGGCCTACCGAGAAGCACAGTCCTTGCACGACGCTTCCGTATGGCCTTGCGGCAATAGAGAACAAGGCTCCTATCGCAATCAGGACGCCCGCAAGAACGCTCTTCTTTATGATTGACGCCTTACTCACCGCACCCTCCTATCCTCGCCAAGCTCCTTGGCAAGCAGTCCTTTGATGCCGTCCACCTCGTACAGCGGCATGTCCTCTGGCGGCTCCTCACGCCACTCCCAAAACCTCACGTTATGCAACCTCCCGCAAATCCTGCATCGCATGCCCTTGTGGTAGTTCTTGCGCCGCTCGCCCCTGCTAAACGTGTATGTGCCTGCGTCTATGGCGATTTCCTCGTAATCGTGCCTGTGGTCGCTTCGGACATGCCTCTTCTTGGCCTTCTTCCTGTGCTTCGGCTCCTCTGGCAAAGGGTCGTACTTGTGGCGGAGCGCCTCCGCCTTCCAGTCACTCATGCGACCTCACCTCATTGCGTCACGGAAGCCCCTGCCTTTAGGCATGGGGAGGAAGTGGCGCCCCTCCTCTCCGTGTGATATTCGTATCCGTCTGACCTCTGCAGGGCGGTGAACCACTTGTGATTCAAGCCTTGGACCCGCCCTTGCGTAGTGTTTATGTCGAAGGAACCCGTCTTCCTGCAAAGGACTCTGCCGACGTAGGTACCGGCTTTCTTTCCGCTTCCGACGTCAGCCCTGCAGTAGTCACCCGTGGAGAGCCCGAAGAACAGTTTCTGCCGTGCCCTGTATCCCCTCGGGAACCCAGACGCGTTGACGTTCGTCCTGCAGTGCGACCCGCGTCCCCTCGCTGTGATCACCAAGACCTCGTCCGTCTTAATTGCAAGCATGTCGGGCGTCGACTCTCCGACACAGCACGCGTCGTAGTAGTGCTCCTTCGGCAAGCCGAGCCTCGTTCGGTTGTACTTCGTCCTGCCGCCCGTCCCGCACTCGACGGGAAGACCGGTGCCCACGAGCGCGCCGTACACCCTCCACCTCGTGGCGGTGACGATCGCCGCGTCCCTGAGCGGGCTCTTGACCTGCTTCTGGACCTCGGGATGCCCGAACTCCTCGGCGGTCATGGCGTCCTTGGCCTGGTTGCACTCGTGGCAGGAGAGCGTCAGGTTGCTGACCCTGCTCGAGCCGCCCCTGCTTCTCGGGACGATGTGCTCGATCTCGAGCGGGACGTTCTCCTTTCCGCAGTAGGCGCACCTCCGGCCACGTCTCTCCAAGAGGTACTCGCGCACCTCGTAGCCTTGCAGAGTCCCCTGCTGGTACTGGACGCCCTCTATCGTGTCATCCTGCATGAGCTGCGTGTCGAACTTGACGTTCTCGTACGATATTGCGCCCACTGGCGCGAGCGCACAGAGCCGCCTGACCCATGTCTCGATGTTGCCGACGCGGCTCTCCAGGGACGGCGGGAGCCATCCCCTCGGCCTCGTGCGGTTGTCGAAGCGCGGCTTCCTGTGTCTCAGGTTCGCACTCCTGCGCCTCCTGCGGTAGCCGCTGCGCTTCTCCATGAGCTTCTTGATGTTCGTGCGGTGCTCTATCTGTCCGAGCCACACGACCTCGCTCCCGTCGAGCAGCGCGAGGCCCGTGTGCCTGCTGCCGTAGTCGATCTTGATTCTGTATCTCTTCTCAGCAGGTGGTCTCTCCTCCCTCAGTATGATCGTGAACGGAACCCTCCTGAACACGGCCGCCTTGCCGTCCCTCAGGAGCTTCCTCGCCTCTGCCGGATGTACTGGCGGCTGAGGTCTCTTCTTCGTGTCAAGTACGAAAACCATAAATACCTCCTCGCCCAGAAGGGCGGTAATGTTCCTCTCGCCAATGTTGTCCGCGCTTGTCGTGCCCGCCACACTGCCCACACCCCTGCGGGCTGTTTAATGACGGGCGGCAGAGCCCGAGACTGAGGAGGCATCTCGGGGTGCCATGACGCGGACAACGTAGTGCCCGAAGCACTCAGGCTGGTCAGTCGGGGCTATTGCAAGCCCCCGCATTTATGCGTGGGGTGACTGACTCATACGGCAGCACCTCTATGTCTGGCCGCCTTTCCGTGGGTATGTCGCTCAGCTTCTGCCTGCGCTCGATACGCTCCAATGCTCGGCGCATCTCCGATATCTCGCCCATCGTATAGGCCATGTATATCGCGGCCACGATGACAAGCGTCACGACCGCAACGATTAAGCCTGTGCTCATTCGTCCAGCACCCCCAGCTCTCGCACGCGGTCACGTATGTCCGCGTCTTGCTCGTAGGTCAGGTAAGTCTCGCCATTGCCGCCGTTGGCATAGCAATACGACGGGTACATGTCCTTTGCCACCTTCCGCAGCGCGTCTATCAATTCCGCCTGCCTCGTGGCCCATACCCTCAGCTCGTCGGCGTCCATGTGCTGCAGGCCGTGTCTCTTTGCGTCTGCGTACATGGCGTCCCGCAGCTTCCCGTTCTCGGCCAAGGCCTCCTTCCATCTCTCCCTAAGCCGACGATTGTCTTCGTCCACAGGCTCGACTTGCGCCTTGTAGAAGTCGAGTTCCCTCCGCAGCTTCTTGTTCTCTGCCTTGAGGTCGCTGGCAATCTTGGCGAGCTGGTTCGTGGTTAGTCCGAGGTATTTCGCGTCAGTCATCTTCGACCTCGATTCCCAGCTCGCGCTTGATTGATACTTCGCGGCAATGGTCAGGCTCGGACACGTCATACAGCGGGCACTCTTGTCTACAGGAGTAATGCTCACAGCACCATGTAAGCCCATCGACCATCTCCCGCAGCTTGTCGTTCTCGGCCTGTGCTTCCTCAAGCGATAGATTCAGCGACTCCATGACGTCTGCATCCCGCTCTGACGCTCGACGCAGTTTGGCGTTCTCGGCCACGGCCTTCTCATAGTCGACTAGTCTGACGTATCCCGTGCCGTCGCCAAGCTCGACCGACGCCCACTGCTCGCCGAATCCGTAGTCCAGCCTCAGACATGGGTCTGGCAGTGCGCCTTTGTTGTAGTCATTCATTCTCGGTCACCTCGATTCCCAGCTCGCGAAGCACGTCCATGTACCCCCACTGAGTCAGGGCGTCGATGCCGACTCGCTTGACCATGTGCGGATACCAATTGCACACAATGATTCGCAGCTTCTCGTTCTCGTCCTCAAGTCGCACGATTCGCTCTGCGTGCTCGGCGATGCCTTCGCAGGTCTCATACATGTGATGGTGGATTCGCTTGGCGCGTTGCTCGTCGGTCATGCGACTGCCCTCGCAATCGCTCCCAGCAGCCGCGCCAGCGGACATGTCGGAGTGACCCTCACGCTCGCCAGCCCGCACATGTCACCGTCGCGCCACACAACGGGCGTGATGGTCGCGAGTGGGGTGCGCAGGGTTTCCAGCTGTTCGATTGTCGCGTTCATTCGGATTCCTCCTTGGCTCTTCTTACCTGATGGTTGACGTTTGAGTGGTCTGAGTTCGCTATCATCGCCCGCATCATGGCGAACAGCAGCTCGGACGCACTTCTCTTGCGGCACGACCAGTTGTTACTCCATTTCCTCGGCTGTTCCCAGAACGTCGGCCTGCCGTTCTTCCCGATGCCATACAAAAGGCACCTAGAGCGTGTCGTGCGTTGTGCGACGTACCCGTTCGGGTTATCAATTACCTCATTCTTGTACGGCTCGAACATCTCCACTGGCATAACCAGCCAGTTCTCATCTCCGTCAAAGTTCAGGCCGTGGCCGCTCTTGAGGTCGGACATGCAGCTCTTTACCTCATAGAACGAGAACGTGCCGTGTTCTATGTACGGTGCGTCACTGTACGTGACACCTCCCTTGGGCAGGAACTCCACGAAGTCAACCCGCTTCTCGTGTTCCGTGTATCTGTCGAGCCATACCTCATGCGCCCAATAGCTGTATGCGTTCCTTCGGGTAAGTCTCATACGTATAAGCTCAGAGTCCAGCAACGCGGTAATCTCAGTTCGGTTCATGCCGTCGCACGCTGGGGTCGGCATGTCGGCTGTCGCCATGTCTAGTCCTCCTTGATTATCGCTTGGCACTTCGGGCAGCACGTCCAGCCGTGCTCCTTCGGGCCGTCGCAGTCGAACTGCCACAGCTCGCCGCAGTTGGAGCACTTGTAGATTCCGTATTGCTCTCCGTAGTAGCCGTCTGGCTCCATGTTGCACGTCCCCGCGCCCACCGTCGCTATGTCCTCGGCAAGCTCGCGTATCAAATCGGCTTCCACGACCTCGGCTTTCTCCGCCGCCCTTCGGTCTACGAACTCGTGATTGCGCTTGCTGAGAATCGTGGAGTTTATCAGACATTGCGCATAGTCAGTGCAGAATCGCTCTATGCGCTCTATAACGGAATCGGAAGGTTCTCGTGCGTTGCCCACCGTCGCGGCGATTGCCTGCTCGGGGGTGAGGTAGCCCATCGAAACGCATAGCAAGTCATCGTTGTACGCCCATGCGCGGAACCAGCGCCTGCCGTCGTTGAACCTTACCGTTCCGTTTGCATACGTCCACTCCACGCCCAGCTTGTCCAATCTGGCTCGTAGTTCGTACGTTGGAAGTTCGTACGTTAGATTGCCCATCACAGCCTCCCGTACCCGCTTGAGCCGAAGCCAGAGTCTCCCCTGTTGGTGTCTGCGTCGGTGAACTCGTCCACCTCCACGAAGTTCGGCTCGGGTTGCAGCTTTACCAGCAGTTGGCACACGCGCTCGCCCGCCTCGACTCGCACCGTCTCGTCGGTCATGTTGTGCAGCGGCAGCAGCACCTCGCCGCGATAGTTGCTGTCGATGGTCGACGGCGCGTTCGCGAGGGTTATCCCGCGCTTGGACGCCATGCCGCTTCGCGGTCGCAGCGTCCCCTCGAAGCCGCGCGGTATGGCAACCGATATGCCGCTGTGCACCCGTACCGTCTGGTGTGGCTGGATGATTACCGCATCCATGCAGCACAGGTCGCAGCCCGCGTCACCGTCCCGCGCGAACTTGGGCATCGGCGCGTCTGGGTTAAGGCGTTTGACCTCGACGGTCGGGTACATGCTTGTGTATTGGCTCTTCATCGTTGCCCCTCTCTCCTCTTCGCACGATGGCAGTAGCCGTCCGCCTTAGTCCACTCGCCCTGCATCCCGTCGCCCCACACGATGCAGTACCATTGGCCCATATATCTCTTGTCCTTCGGATATCGCTTGCAGTCGTGCTGGTAGCCGTACTGGCAGTCGCGACACCGTATGATTTCCTGTGTGTCGCTCATTCGTCCCCCTTGAGCTTCTCCACCGCGCTGTCGAGCATCCCCCTTATGTCCAGCTTGGGGTAGCACGTCTGCATGCGTTCGACGTAGGCATCCGACAGCTCGCCGAACTCTCGCGCCTTGACGTGCTCGAAGTCAGCCCGCCACTCCTCTGGCACCTCGAACGTGAACGTGGCATACGTGCAGTCGAAGTCGTCGTCCTCGTCCGATACGTATGTCGGCATCGAACGCAAGTCCTCTATCTCGTCGGCGTATTCCTCTCGGTTTCCGCCGCCGACCCTCGTGTAAATCTCGATGTGCTCGCGGTCACCGCTGAGGTAGCAGTCCCGAAACCTCGGGAAGAAGGTTTGCGGGTTCTCTTCGGTGAGCATCGGTGCCAGCAACACACACGAGGGATTCCATCCGAATAGCATGTTATACAGTCCACCCATTAGAAAGTCTCCAATCTCTCTTGCCGCTCCATCCACGCCACTATGCGGTCATATGACTCGCGGTCCGTCTCGTACACGTATATGTCGTTGCTCAGGCGAAACTTGTACCTGCCGTCATACTCCCATGCGTCGACTATCTGGTGCGGATTGACGTGCACCTCGTCCAACCCGCACGTTATGGACTTGACCAGCATCTACTCCGCCTCCCTCAGTTGCAGGCGCTTGGCGTATTCCGCTATGACATCCTTGTATCGAACGTGCGCGTCGGGTTGCCTTGAGTGGAACGCCTTCGTGCAAAGCTCGTTCAGCACGTCCTCGACGGTAGGCGGTTTCACTATCGTCACATGCTTGGCTTTCTCCAATGGTGCCGAAATGTCATGACCGCGCACGAACCATTCGTAGGTGCCGTCTTTATACATCTCACAGCAGATGTACTCCAGCGCACCCCACTGATGCGTCATCGTGTGGTACGTGATGGGGTCGCCGTTCTTGTCAGTCGGTCCCTCTACGTACCTCTCCTCCACCTCGCGCTCGATGGCGTCCAGTTGGTCGAGCAGTTCCGTCTTGTCAAATGACACGGTGATGGCGCGTCTTTTCGCGCAATCGCGCAATCTCTCTATGCTATCCAGCATCTTCTCCCCCTAGCCTCTTCCATGCACCTCGTACGTCGTGCCGCACTTCCGGCACTTCAGGCGTAGCCATATGCCGCGATACTGCGTTATCTGGTCGCGCCCGTGGTGGCCGCAGTACGGGCAGTAGGTGGCGATCTGGTACATGTCCGTGCCCACGCGCGCCATCTCCCACTGGCACGGCGGCGTATAGTACGGGTCTTTGCCTATGCTCCTCATGCCAGCCCCCTGCACCGCATCGTCCCCGAGTAGGACATCGGGCAGTGCTGCGAGTCGTAGGCGTCGCATCCGTCGCAGTCCAGAGAAGGTCGATTTGGAGTCCATTCTGACTGGCTCTCATACCAACGCACAAGCATCATGTAGGCGCGGTCGCACGCCTCGGAATGTACGCACGTGTCATGCCTGTCCCTCGCTGCCTCGTCCATGCTTGCCCACCTCCACGTATTCCGTCCTGACTAGCTCCGCGCCGCACCTGCGGCAGTAGGCGTCTATCGCGTCGATTCGCCAGTGGCACAGCGAGCACGTGCAGCGCCCAACTGCCCCGTACGTGCGCACCTCGCGCACCGCCCTCTTTCTCAGCCCAGGAACACCCATGTCACCACCGCCACTATCGCCGTGAACGCGAACGCCGCAATCGCGGCGCTTACGATCGCAGCCGCCGTCTGCTCGTCACCTTCAATCATGCCTGCCTCCCCTTGTTGAGCCTGTCCATCGCCTCGCGCGTGAACCTGTTGCCGAGCGATATCCAGTTCCTCACCGTCGTTATCGGGTAGCCGAGCATGTCGGCTATCTCCTTGTGGGACATGCCGCCCTTGCTCATGCGCCACGCGTACTCGCGATCCCTCTCGGTGCGCATCGCTACCCCCTTATCGGCATCAGCAGGAACGTGAAGTCGATGCCGTCGTCGGACTCGAACGCAAGCGGCGACAGCGGGCCCGCTATCCCGCACCTGACGCCGCCGGACATGTGGCCGATGCCGTCGAGCAGGTACCTGTGGTTCATGTGCACGGTCACGTCGACGCCCTCCGTGTCGGCCGGCACGCTCTCGCTCGCCTCGCCGCGCTCCTGCGACGTAGCCATGAGCGTCACCTCCACGGGGAGCTCGCCCGAGACGCGCATCGTGACCGCCGGGTTCGCGTCAGCGACGAGGGCCACCCTCCTCACCGCGTCCGCGAGCTCGCCCGCGTCGAGCGTCACCGTGGTGCCGAACGACGCGGGGATGACCGCGCCGTAGTTCGGGAACGTGCCCTCGACCCTTCGCATGACGGTGGTCGACTGTCCGCATGCCACGCTGACCTGGCTCTCGGACATGCCGACGACGACCTCCCCGGCCGCGTCCCTCAGCGCGTCGTTGAGCCTCTGCCCCGGCACGATAGCCTCGAACGGCCCGCCGTCGCACGGGGCCGTGCACACGCCTATCCTGTAGGTGTCGGTAGCCGCGACCGTGAGGCTCCCGTCGCCGACCCGCAGAAGCACGCCGGAGAGGGTCGGGCGCGAGTTGTCCCGCGACGTCATCCTGTGCACCCTCGACACCATCTCGGACAGCACGTCCGCCGGGAGCCTCGCCCCGCTCGTCGGCGTGACCTCCGGGAACCTCGGGAAAAGCGCCGGGTCGAGCGGGTTCAGCAGCGTCCTCGACCTCGCGCACTCGACCGACACGCGCGGCCCCCTCGTCTCGAACGTCACGGCCTCGTCGGGCATCCCCTTCGCCATGTTCGCGAGCAGCTTGCCGGAGAGCACCGTGGCGCCCTCCTCCTCCACGGCAGCGGGCGCGACGTGCCTGACGGAGACGTTCGAGTCCGTCGCCTGCATCTCGACCATGCCGTCTGAGGCGACGACGAGCACCCCGCCGAGCATCGGGTTGTCGGGGTTCGACGCCATTCCCCTCGAGACCGTCGAGAGCGACCTGAGCAGCGTCGGCTGCGATATCGTGAACCTCATCGCGCGACACCCCCTATCGAGTCGATCCTCTTGAGGTACGTCCTCCTGCCGCTCACCTTCACCCCGACGACGCCCCTCGCGTCCGAGTGCGCTATGGCTGACCTCAGCCTGCCGACGAGCGCCGCCTGGCTCACGTCGTCGCGCACCCTGGCCGTCGGCTGCAGCGACCGCTCGAACTCCTCGACTATCGGTATGTACCTCTCGTACACCCGCTCCTTGCGCCCGCCGCCGGGCATCTCCTCGTAAACCAGATCAGCCATCTTGGCCTCCTTCCGCCTCATGTTCCAAAACGTACGTGCATGCGAGCGAGCAGTCCGGGACGACCACCTTCCCCCTGCCCGCCCTCGGGTTTAGCTCGTCGAGAAACGTGCCCCTGAGGCAGCTGTGCCCCACCTCGCGCTCCTCGCGCGCCCTCCTCGCGAACGCCTCCGGGAACAGCTCGCGCATCCTGTTGTAGTAGCCCTTCGAACCCTTTACGCAGCAGATGCAGTTGTTGTTCGGCAGCCCGAGGTCGTACATCTCGGGCCTCCGTATGCCCCACTCCTCGCAGAGGGCATGGCAGTCCTCCTTGGTGAGCCCCCTGTCTATCAGCGGGAACTCGTGGTCGAACTCAGGCATCGCCTCGACCGTCCTCCTGGCGCGAGACCTCTCCGTGACATCGAAGCCCCAGAGGTACGTGTGCCTCGCCCAGTGCTCGCGCTCCCAGTCCTGCCTGACCCTCTTCTTGAGCTCGAGCGTGCACCTCGCGCCGGACGGCCCGTTTATGTATCCGTTCGAGACTATGACGTCACCGACGTTCGCATACCGCATCGACTGCAGTACCGTTATCGGCCTCCCAAGAAGCACCCTCGCGTCTGCGAGGAACCTCAGCGTGTCGGGATGCTGGTCGGTGACGTGTATGTATATGACCTCGTCCGGTTGCGCGACCTTGCACGCCACGAGGGATGAGCATCCGCACGAGAACCACCCGACCCTCAAGAGAGCTTCCTTCGACCAGCACCGAGGTCGGGGCCTTCCCCGAGCAGCTCCTCCCACGTGCAGCCGAACGCTTCCCTCAGCCTCACGAGCTTTGTCAAAGTCGGCGAGACGTATCCGTTCACCCATCTGGAGACGTCCCCTTGGCTCGTTCCTATGACGTCGGCGAGCTGCTTCTGCGTCATCTCCCTGTCGAGCATGAGCAGCTTCAGGTTTCTCTGGAACTTACTTGGCATCTTGCATCCAATCGAATGAATCCCGTTCGCTACATGAGTCGGGGGCCTCGTCGGCCCCCTCCGTCTCGTCTATGATTTCCTGCACCATCTGCAGGCGCGCGCCGATCCACCCGACCACCGGCACCGCGAAGCTGTTTCCCGTGCACCGGTACCTCGGGCCGTCAGGGCACTCGTTCGACCACCTCTGGACGTTTCTCCTGAGCTTCGCCTTCTGCCTCTCGTCGTATCCGAGCGACTCGGCCACCTTGTCCGTCACCGCCTTGACGTCGCAGCCAGTCAGGTCGGTGTAGCCGTCAGGCATTCCCTGCAGCCTCTCTGTCTCGGTCGGCGTGAGCCTTCTCACCACGTATCCGCCGCCACTTGGGTGGAACAGCGTCTGGTCCTGTCTCGTAGCCAACGTGAACGTGACCTCCCTCTCTATGAGCGCCCCCTTGCCTGCGGTGCCAACGGTGCCGTCGGGCTTTACCCACGTGTCGCTTCCCATGCGAACCTTCAGGACGTACGCTTCCTCTGGCATATGACCTTTCCTTCCTGCACGTACTGGCTCCCCACCGCCTTGAAGTCCCTCACGCACAGCGCGCCGACTATCTCCTGTCCGTTGGAGAGTACGCAATCGCGTGCGGACCCCTCGCCACCAGGGTGTCCATCAGCTCGGTCTGCTCTATGTGGGGGGGTACTGCGCGTTCGCGCCCTGGTTGTAGGCGGCGCGGTCAATGACGATCGGTGGGTCCTTGAACTGCCTCGCCGACATCGTCGGGCTGACGTCCTCGCCTATCTCGGCGTGCGCCTGCCCGCTCGCCATGCACAGCATCTTGTCGGAAGGGTACATTACGGCGGCCTGGTGGCTGTCGGAGTTGGTGAGCGTGGACGTGGTCCCGTCATCGTATGCGGCGACCGACCTCGCGTTGGCTCCCTGCCACCATTTGAACGACGTCACTCCTCCGCCGCCACCCTCTCCAGCGTCTCCTGCAGGACCGGAGGCAAGGGCTTTCCTCTTTTCCTGCTGCGGCGCAAGATCCCAGAGCACGCCTTCGGGCTCAGATAGTACCGCTGCGGCACGTCTCCAGTCTCGAGTGTTGACGACAACGAACAGACGGCGCCTCCGCTGGGCGAGTCCGAACCATTGCGCGTCCAGAACCCTCCAACAGCAGCCCCCCCGAGGCCATAGGATAGCCACCGCGTCGAGGAAGGTCTGGAAATCCCTTCCTTGGTGAGAGGAAAGAAGGCCTGGGACGTTCTCCGCGATGACCCACTCGGGGTCGACCTCCCTGCAAGCTCTGAGAAACTCGAGCATGAGCTCACCTCTAGGGTCAGCCAGTCCCTTGCGGAGTCCGGCAATGCTGTAGCTTTGGCACGGAAATCCTCCAATGCAAACGTCAGCTGCTCCATGGTACTCACTCCAATCCACGTCGCATATCGACCCGAGGTTCGGCACGTCGGGCCACCTGTTCGCCAAGATAGAACTTGCAAATTCGTCGACCTCGCAGAAGGCCACCGGCTCCCATCCGAGCGGCTCGAACGCGAGGCTCGCAGCCTCTATGCCGGAGAAGAGCGAGATAAAGGTGAGCTTACGCATATTCCCACCTCATGCCGAATGCCTTGTTTATCTCCCCTCGAAGAGCCTTGTGTATGCGCGTCTTATTCGAATTGACGTTTCCTCCGATAGACTCTGCAGCGCTCTTTATGCTTGGAAAATGTGACACAAGACCATCATCGCCTATTGCATCAACAGGTTTGTAAAGAGACGGCCTTTCGTAGTGGCGCTTATTTGAGTTCTGTACAGACATTGTTACCCATCTGCAGTTTGACGGCTCATAGTTACCATCTGTATCAATACGATCAAGAGTAAGACCACGCGCGTAGCCGTTTGCCAAAGCCCAATTTCGAAACGGTATATACTCAGTCCACTCATGGCATACGCTAATACCCCTGCCACCGTAATACTGATAAACATGGCTATTCTTATTGCCACAGCGTTGTTTCATCGACTGCCATACGTGATACAAAGGTCTATTATGCTCACCATGTTTTGTTGATGTTTCTCTTACTCTATCTCTGTGATAGCATCCACAGGATTTTGCGGTACCCATCTTCAGGTTGTTTGCTCGCACAGCTACGCTGTTGCCACAGTCACACATACAGTTCCAGTACTGCCGCCCCTTATAGCTAATTACGGTCAGTCTTCCAAACCTCATGCCAGTAAGGTCAAATTTTGGTTTCCTCATCCTCCCTGATGCCCTTCTCGTATCCGTAGGCGACGCCGTCCTCGTAGCCCACGTCGTAGCCGTCCTGGTATCCGCACTCGTAGCCCTCGTCGTATCCCGTGTCATGCGCGTACCTCACCGCACGCTCAACCGTCTCGTCGTCCAAAGGGGTTCCCCCTAACCGTCATGTCGAAGCCGCGCATGCGGTCGGTTATCAGATACCTTCCGTATCGGTAAAGCTCGTCGGAGTGCGGGCCGTGGCGGTCGAGCAGCTCGCCCGACCACCATGCCTCCATGGACTCGTCCGAGTCCCACTCCCACCTGACCGCGAACCTGCCGGCATGCAGCATCCCATGGCAACCCTGCGTGCCAGACCCGCACAGGCACATGAGGGGCGACCTTAGCTCGCGTCCCCCGAGCACGAACACGTGTCGCACCGACCGGGGACATACGTGGTGTGCGTTGAGTGGGTGGTACGACCCGCATACGACGCAGCGTGCGCCGTCAAGCACGCGATACGCCCCTGACTCGTAACCCGTGTACTCGCAGCCCACGTTGGGCTTTCCGAACAGCTCGGCCTTGTCGACTGACAGGCCTTGGAGCCTTGACATCTCGATCACCGCGTGCGGCCCTCGAACCTGACCTCGCGCTCGCCGAACACCTTGCGTACTGCCCGCCTGACAGCCCGCACCTGCCCTCCCGACACGCTCGCGCCCTTGCGCAGGGACACGGTGACCACCTTCCCGTCGTCGGTTGCCCTCGAGCCCTTGAGTGCCTTGGCTGTCCTCGGGGCACGCTCGGAGAGGCCGAACAGCACGCCGTTCCAGCTCGCCTGCGTGCCAATTACGTCGCGCATGTCAGCGGCCACGGAGAGCGTCCTGGACAGCGTGCGCATCTGCTCGGGTGACAGGCGGCACACGGCGTCGAGCACGTCCTCCCACTCGTCGACGCGCTCCCTCTTGCCGCAGACCCTCTTGAACGCGCATATGACGACGCCCATGGCGTGCCTGAACCTGTCGCCTCCCTTGCACGTGGCGACCGTCCTCTTCCCGTCGGCGAAGTACGCGACGACCGCTGGGCCGTGGATGATCACCTCGGTCGGCTCGTCCTTGGCCTCGTAGTCGTTGACGTAGAACAGCCTCGAGAGTGCCTCCATGCGCTGCTTCCAGCTTGTCGTGCGCCAGAAGTCGACCCTGAGCGTCTCAATCGGCGATTTGAGCGTCAGGGACGATCCGTCGAGCGTCGCGTATGCTCCCCCGTCCCACGGATTTTCCGTCTCGACCTGGCACGATGAGATGACCGCCGATACCTCGTTGTCTAACATGAGCATTCTGTACCCCCTAAAAACACGAGGGCGCCCCGCAAGACGCCCTCTCACCCAATCTGTCTTGTCGCTAGTTAAAGGCCCGCCTGCCTCCACCTGCCGACGGCCTCGATGCCCTCCTCGGTCGCGTGCAGCGTCCTGCTCTTCCCGTCGTCCCAGTCGACGAGGCCCATCTCCCTGAGCGCCTTGAGGTGCCCGGCAGCCGTCGACCTCGACGGGATGCCGCAGCCACGGCTCACGTCTCCGACGCTCGGCGCCCACGGCCTTTCGTACTCGACCACGTACGCCAGGATGCGCATGCGCTTGGCCTCAAGGACGTCCCTCCTCAGCCTCATTCCACAACACCTCCCCCGATCCTCCTGTCGGGCCCTTCGATGACCTCGCCGTCGCACCATCCCCTGAGCCTCGACTTGAGCGCCCCGAGCGTGTTGTCGTCAGCCTTGCAGAGCCTGTCCGCGAGCTCTGAGGTGCCGTACTGCGACGTTATGACCATCGGCTTGTGCGCCGACCACCTCTCGTCTATGAGCCTGAGCAGGTTCTCAGCGAACCACTCGCTCGGCACGCCCTTGCCGAGGTCGTCGAGCACCAGCAGGTCGACCCCCGCGAGCCTCTGGAACACGTCCTCCTCGGTCTCGTCCCACCGCTGCCACGAGGACTTGAGGAGCGACGCGAGCCTCTGAGACGTCACGAACCTCAGCGAGCGCCTGCAGGCCATGACGCCGTGCTCCTCGGTGACGTGCCTGACGAGCCATCCCTTGGCGTACTGGCACGCCCTGTGCGTCTTGCCGCGCCCGTTCCTCCCCGCTATGTAGACGCTCCTGTTCGAGTCGATGGCGTCGGCCCTCGAGAAGTCGGCGCGGACGTGCGCGAACTCCTCTGGCACGCCCGACCTCGACCACACCTCCGCGAACCTCCGCGCCCTCTCGGACCTCGTGCGCTCCGCCGCCTCCGCCGCGGCCTCGGCGACGGCGCCGGGACACGCGCACGGCATGGTCACCACCATCGGCCTGTGGCCGGGCAGCGCGAAGTCCCTCGTGGGGAGCACGGCCCCGCAGAGCGGACACACGCTACCAGCCGTGCCTCGCGTCCCACTCCGCGTCCTCGTCGCTGCGTCTCTTGCCGCCAACGTCATTAGACCCCGACCTCTTCCAGTTCCTCACCGCCGCCTTCCAGTCACGCATGGCGACGTTCCCCTTGTACTTCCAGCCCCTTGACTCGTAGTAGTCGCAGAACCTCCCGCCGTCGAGCGCGAAGCCTATCGACCTCGCGTACTCCTCGACCTCCTCGGGCGCGGGCGGGCTGAACCGCCTCTGCTTGGCGGGCCTCCTCGCCTTGGCCTTCGGCTCGGGCTTCTTCTCTTGCGTCGGCTCATGCCCTGGCTCGTCAACGTCGGGGGCCTCGACCTCGTACGGCCTCTCCTCGTCGTTGCCGGGCGCCTCGTATATGTCGTACTCGTAGCGGTACCTGCCGGATTCGTCGCGCACCTTCTCGACCCTCACGTACCCCGCGTCCTTGAGCTCGGCGAGGGTGGACCTGACGGCGCCGACCCCCTCCTTGAGGATCGACGCGAGCCCAGACACGCTGAACCGCCAGTCGTCGGGCAGCATCAGCATCACCGACAGCAGCCCCTTCGCCCTCAGCGACAGCGACTCGTCCCTCAGGTGGCGGTTGCTCATGACGGTGTAGTTGGAGGTCTTGTGTACGCGGTAGGTTGCCATGTGGGAGGGCCTTTCTCTTTCGTCTTGTACTGGCACGTGCGTCTAGCGGGTGCTAGAAGGGGATTGAATCTCCGTATGGGTCGTCACGCTGCTGCGCGGGGCTCTGGTCGACGTAGGCGCTCCTCGTCGGCTGCGGCGGCTGGTACGCCGCCTGCTGCTGTGGCTGCTGGTACGCTCCCTGCTGTGGCTGCTGGTACGCCGCCTGCTGCTGTGGCTGCTGGTACGTGCCCTGCTGACGCTCGGCGTCGGGGAGCCTGTCGTACTTGACGAGGTCGGCCACTATCTCTACCTTCGACCTGCGCTGGCCCGTCTCGCGGTCCTCCCACGACGTCTGCCTCAGCTTGCCCTGCACGAACACGAAGCGTCCCTTCCGTACGTCCTTCGAGAGCCACTCCGTCGGCTTGCCGAACACGACGACGTCCACGAAGGACGGCGCGTCCTCCCACTCGCCCTGCTGCGTCTTGCGCCGCTCGTTCACCGCCACCGAGAACGTGAGTATGCCCGTGCCCGACTGCGTCGAGCGAAGCGTCGGGTCCTTGGTGACGTGCCCCGACACGGACACGGAGTTGATGTCTGCCGACACTATTCCCACCTGACCTTCCGTCCGTTGTCCCCGTACACCCATATGTCGCCGCCGTACGCCTCCACCTTGGTGATGGCAAAGCTGCTGCCGTCCACGTTGACCTCGTCTCCCACCTTCGGGGGGCGTGGCCCCTCCCACATGTCGAGGACGACCCTGCCGCCAGAGTCGCTCAGGGACGTCCGCATCCTCGACGGGTTTGTCGCCTTCATGGTCACCTTGACGTGCATGTCCTCGGTCTGCTCGACCACCAGGTTGCCGAGGGACGTCAGGTGGCCCTCAACGCTTGGTATCTTCATCCGTTCTCCCTCCTACATGTTGCTTGGCCTGCCCCACTCGCGCGCTATCTGGTCGTTGACCGTCCGCACGCGGAGCTTGCCCACGTTTATTACCTCCTGCGAGGTCCAGTACTCGGACTCCGCCACGTCCCTCTTGAGCCTCAGCGTCGCGACCTCCTCGTCGCCCCTCGCGAGGTCGTTGACGATCGTGACGGGCGTGCCCAGCGCCCTGAGAGCGATTATCTTCTTGGCGAGCGCGACCCTGTAGTCCCTCTCGGTCTCGGCCTTCTTCGACCCCGCAATCCTCAACGCACCTATCGACTCGTCGAGCTGGTCGTTGAGCTGGTCGAGCTCCCACGCGAAGTGCTGGCCCGTGAACTCGGGCTCGAAGCCGCTATCCATCATAGTTTCGTGCGGCGGGAACCCCTGCCTTTAGGCATGGGGAGGAGCCGCACCTCTCCTCTCTACTAGGATGCTGCACAATATTGACGAAGTGGCGCATTTTATGCTGTAAGCCGGTATGCGCCGAACCGTAAGTTGCCCTTCGCCAATGTTGTCCGACGGTTTCCCGCAGGCGGCACCGCTCCTACCCCTCGGAGCCTTTAACCACCTGCCGCAGTGCCTGGGACTAGGGCGGACATCCCAGGGTGCCTATGCATTCGTCGGCAACGTAGCGCCCGAGGCGCTCAGGCTAGTCAGTCAGGGCTTTCAAGCCCCCGCATTTAGGCGTGGGGTGACTGACTTATTACCTCGCCCGTCTCTATGTCGAAGACGCCCATGCCCTCGTCGAGCGGCAGCGGCATCTGCTCGGGGGTGAGTACCGCGGTGACCCTGCCCGTCTCCGCGACGCGCATTATCCTCGCCGTGTCCGTCTGGGGGGCGAACACCGTCCACTTCTCCTCCTCGGAGCCGACCTTGCCGCTGTGGCTGGTGAACGTCAGGCCCACCTCGACAGACCCGACCTCGCTGTTGACCGCGCGCCAGTCGTACATCTTTGCGAGACGCAGTCCGTATTCGAGGAACGTCTCGCACTCATCCTTGGTCACATTGTGGTCCTCGCACCATCCGTCACTCAAGAAGAACGTTGGGTCGTTGTGGATGGCGTTGAGTATGATTTGAGCCCTGTCTTCGCCGAGTCTACCTTGCATACTTCCTCCTAAGAGATTCGTCGTGATACTGAAATATCATCCCGTTCGCTCGATGTTGAGCACCTCGGCATGTATTGCTTACAGACGTGAACTTACAACCAGTCTCTTTTGCGGCGGCGCTAATCGACTCAAACGTCGAGATTACTTCTCCGTTGTCTCCGACCAAATCGACTGGAACACCTCGCCTATGGTGTCTCACATGCTTTTGGTTGAGGATTTGAATCGACTGCGTCGTCCAACGACAGTTTTCTGGACAGTAATCGCCGTCATTATCAATCCTATCCAAGGTACACTCTTTCCATGGCTTGCTTGGGTCGAATCCGTTTCCGTGTGACCATTCATAAAACTTCTTATAGTCAGACCATTCGTCACATATTTTTATGCCACGACCGCCATAGCGATGATAATGTGCATTGTTTGGATTGTTACACCTATCTCTCATTGAGATCCAACAACTGTACAATCTACCGCTGTTCTTGCTCAGTCCATGCGTCTTTGAGCCTTGTTTCGTCCGTTCGATTTTGTAACATCCGCAAGACTGGACGTCCCCGCGAACCAAATCGCTTGCCTTTACAACCTTGGTTTTACCGCAGTCGCACTTGCAAAGCCATCTGCTTCTTCCAACAAACTCAGATACAGTCAGACGACCAAATCGCCTTCCAGTCAGCACTCCAAATCGATGTATTCCACAGCCACATGACTTTATGTCACCTCTTTTAAGAAACACTGCACGTGTCACGTAGTCTGTGTTTCCGCAGTCACAGATACATCTCCACTTGCCATGTCCAACGAACTCAACTGGCGTCAAAGCTCCAAACCTACAATTTGTTATATCTTCCATAATTGACGTACGGAACTCCTCTCAAAAGAGACTACGCGACCATTGGACGGTCCTTGTAAGATCGATTTCGCACGCGACCGTCGTCGGCAAACGTCGCGGGCGGGACACGCGGCCCCGCCCGTCTGCTAGAAAACAATGTCCTTGGCGCCGACCGTCGGCATGTCGGCCAGCACGGTGGCGACCGCGGCGACTCCCGCCATGCCGCCCCTGTACCCGTCCCACACGAGGTGGTCGGCCTCCGCCTTCTCGTACCCGTACGACGCGAGTTCGTCCGCCACACGCCTCATCTCGGCCCTCTCGGGATCGGACGGGGACGGCGCCCTGCGCCTCGGCGGCGGCGGTGCGCTCACTCGGCGACCTCGCCAGTCTCCGCGTTCGCGGACATGGCGTTCGCAGCCCCCTCGCGCGCGGCCTCGATGCCACCCTCCTTGTACCTGTCGTACAGCCAGCGCGCCATCTCTGCGCCGTCGTAGCCAGCGGCCACGCACTCGTCGGTGAGCCTGCGCAGCTCGGCCTTCTCCTCGTCGGTCGGCCCGTCCTGCGCGGGCTCCTCGGCGTCGGTCACCACGGCGTCGTGCACCTCTATGACGGACGGGGCCCCGCCCATCTCCTCCTCGAGGTACATGCCCTGGAAGTCGGACGGGAACGCGAGCCTGAGCGCGACGCCCTTGGCGCACTTGTGGATCATGACGCCGGGCATCGTCTTCCACACCGACTGTCCCTTGTCGTACTCGTCGAGCGACACCTCGGCGTAGGAGTCGGAGCGGCCCTTGCGGTGGACCCTCGCCCATCCGCCTATGAGCGTCTCGCCCGCGACCTTGTACGTGGCCGTGCCCTCGCGCTTCTGTATGTTGCCGTCCCTGTCCATGTACACCACGCCGCACTCCATGCCCTCGTAGTCTGGGTGCGCGTTCGCCCTGCGCTCGAACACTATCTCTGCCGTTATCATGGACGCGGGGCCGCCCTTGTACTTGACGAGGTACGCCTCCTTGATGAAGGGGTTGAGCCGCTGCGCGCGGCACAGCTCCATGAAGAACACGACCTCCTGCTCGGTCGCGGTCGGGCAGATGTACTGCATCACGTCCTGCTGGTTGACGACAATCGCGTTGCCCGAGTCGTCGACGAACTTGATCGACTTGTTCTGCGCCGGCGCTATCATCGACTGCGCCGCCGCCTTTGCCAGCTGTCCCATATCCCTAAGCCACCTTCCCGATCGAGTGCCACTTTACGAACAGGAGCTTCTTCGCCGTGCCAAAAGACAGGCAGAGCTCCTTGTCTATCTGCTCTGGAGTGAGCTGCCACTTGTCGAACAGCGTCCACACGCGCTCGACAAGGGCCTTGTTGTCGTTCGCCGACATGCGTGCCTCCGTTTCTATCCCTACGCAGCGGTCTCCTTGACCCTGAGCCCGCTGTCCCTCTTCTCAGAACGTATCCACTTGGCCTCGTACGACGCCGTGCGGATGCCCGCGAGGTCGCCTATGGCCTCCTTGAGCTCGTTGCCTATCCTCGACCTGAGCGACTTGATCCTCTTCTCGGCATCCGACACCGCCTTGTACTTCGCTATCTTCTTGCCCATCTCGGCGTCGCCGTCGAGCATGTCGTCGGCGTGCTCGGCGTACATTCCGTAGAGCGCCTGCGACTCGGACTGCAGCCCCGTCATGAGCGTCGGCATGGCGTCGGCGAGCACGTAGTCGTTCCAGAACCCGTCGACCGCCGAGCGCACGGTCTCGACGTCCTCCTCGTCTGGGACGAAGAGTCTCTCCATGTACCTGCTGCCGCGCACGAGGACCGCGAACATGACGTACCCGTACCCCGTGACGGTCAGGTAGTGCGTCGCTTGCGTCTGGTAGTGGATCGGGACGGTCTCGCTGCCGTCCTCGTCGAACCAGTCGCGGTCGCTGGACGCCGTCTTGACCTCCAGGACGCCCCAGCCCCTCTCGGGGTCGCGCACCATGCCGTCGAGGTTCGCGTGCGCCCACGGCCTGTCGACGCCGACCAGGGTGACGTCTGGGTGGATCACCCTCGTCTCGGGGTGCTCCTCCTTGAACCGCTCCCTGATGACGGACTCGAGCCTCGTGCCCCACTCTACCCACTCGTTGCCCGAGAGGTCGGCCGGCTCGACCCTGCCCGTCTTCTCGCTCCATATGGAGATGGGGCTCGCCCAGCTGGACAGCCCCATTATCCCCGCGACGTCTGAGCCGCCTATGCCGCTTCGCCTGAATCTCAGCCACTCGTCGTCGCGGCTCTCGCGGTCATACCTCCTGACCGTGAACAGCCTGCCCTCGTTCGCCAGCATCGCGCTACCCCAGCATGAGCATGCCGAGCGAGCTCGACACCGCGACCGCCTTCACGATGAGCTCGGCGACCTCGTCCGCGTCCTTGTCAGCCATGTGGCCGTCGACCGCGTCGAGCAGCGCGTCCACGACGATGTCCGCGGTCATGGCATCCATTGCCAACTTGCTCCTGAGGTCACGCGGGACCTCAGGAAAAGCGCTCTCTGCGGCCTTTGGCAGGGCGGCGCTTATCTCTCGTATCCTCGCCATCGCGTCGTCGTACTTCTTTCCCATCAGTATTCCTCCTCTAGGTCGAACTGCACGACCGTTGGCGTCCACTCAACCATCGGTTGCGCAACATTGTTCTTTCCGCTTTTCAAACCAGTGATTCTGTAGTATCCGACTCCGCTGCCGTCACGACCCGACACAGCCATGACGGGAAGTGCGCCGACACTGTTCGCGTAATCGTAGAAGTCATTCCACTCGTCGACGTTGAAGACGCCATTGATCTTGCATTGGACAAATACCATTTCCCCATATCTGAATGCATACACGTCAGCAGGTGACTTAGATGCAGAGGACCTCAATGCGCAGTAACCGTGCTTCTTCAAGTCCTTTTGCGTTTCGAACTCGAAGTCCATCCCACGAGCACGTGCGGTGTCCCTGTTGCCCTTTGACTCAATGACCATGTCATATTCGTCTGGATAATATTTGTTCATGGTGTCGACGAAGTGCTGCACGTCGTAGCCACGATTGGAGCAGAAGTCGCTTAAACAAAGGCTGCTACGCTTGAACTGCTCCCATATCGGCCTTGCTACGCACTCTGGGATGTCCTGCCACGTGTACAGCCATCTTGCCTTGTGGTGTGGGTCGGTAAGCCCAAGCCTTCTTGCCTGCCTGCATATGAACGGCTTCGTCCTTCCCATCTCGTCGGCAAGGTCCTGCAGTTTCCCAGCGTCGCGATAAATCACATATCGCTCTTTGAGATAATTATCATCTTCAGAGGTAAACACATTTACGCGGTTGTTCATGCCAAGCTTCACCAATCGCTCGTGCACCGACTGCCCACACACGCCAAGCTCATCTCCGACCTTCCACACGCTGTTAAGTCGCCTGTAAGACTCAGCGATCTGTTCATCTGATACCTTTTTATGCGCCGGCATCAATCCTCCTCGATATCCCATGTGACGACCACGTCAGTGCGGTCGGTCGTGCCTTCGTCCCTGTCATGCTTATACGCATGCGTCGCGATGATCTGCGAGTCGTCGTGATATGCGATGCCGTTCAGACCGTCTTCGACAGCCTTGAGCACGTTCGAGGCGTCTGGCTTGGTGACGAACGGCATGCGCGGCTTCAGCCACTTGGGCAGATAGCTCGGCCACGACTTCGGTGCCTTCGTGTAGCAGTCGATCCTCATCGCCACCGGCACGCCCCTCGGCGCGCTGACGACGCGGCCGTACCTGCGTATCGAGGCGCCCTTGTACGCAATGCCGATGCGGCGCTCCGCGTCCTTGGTCTCCTTGGGCGTGTACGCCCTGCCCCCGCCGAACCGCGGCCTCTGCTTCCCCTGCAGGAAGTCGACCGAGAACTCGACCGTGTACCTAGTCATGGCGCGACACCTCCTCCACCGTTATCTCGCCGAGCCATCCGCGCGTCCTGTTGAGGCTCGCGAGGCTCGACTTCGCCCACCCGAGCGCCCTCGGCTCGCACATGATGCATATGCCGAGCGGCGGGTATATCGGCTCCTTCGTCTCGGGGTGCGTCCCGTGGACGTCCCGCTCGTACTCGCAGTAGACGAACAGCGCGTCGTCAGGCACCTCTACCGCCATGACGCCACCGCCAGCCCCGCGAGCACGACGGCTGCCACAACGAACGGGACGGTGACGAGCGCCACCGCGACCACCGCCACCTGCGCCTGCGCTACCACATGACCCATGCGCCGCCCTCCCTCGCCTCGTGCATCCACCTTCCGTGCGACTCGAGCGCCTCGGACTCCGCGCCGCCGAGGAGCGCCGCGAGCGCCAGCGCGAGGGCCAGCGCCACGGCTACCGCCGCTCCGCGCTGGGCCATCCGTAGACCATCTCGTCCACCTCGGCGACGTTCACCAGCACCCCGTTCTTCGAGCTCGGGTCCCTGTGGCTCTTCAGCTTGCCTGACCGTATCCACCCGTAGACCCTGTTCACGGACATGCCGAGGTACTCCGCGACGCCCTCTGGCTTGAGCCATGGGGACTGGACCTTCATTCATCCGCCCCCCTCCCTACGCCGACGCCATGACGAGGCGTCTCTCGGGCATCTCTATGCGCGCGCCGCGCCCGCGTGCCTCCGACATGAGCCTGTCGTAGTAGTCGATCATCCTGGTGGACCTCGTGAGCTTCTTGGCGGTGCCGGCGCGGTAGTTCTCGTACGCGTCGAGCAGGATGCCGAGCTGCCACTTGTTGTCGGGCTTCTTGCCGCCCGAGTAGGCCCTGAGCATCCTGTTGGTGAGCATGACCGCCGCCGCCGAGCGCGGTATGTCGCTCTTGAGGTCGGCCATGAACTGGTCGACGAGCTCGCCCCTGCCGACGAAGCGGGTCAGGACGACCAGCGTCGCGAACATGGACGGGCTTCCCTTGCCGACCTTGAGCTGCACCCTCTTCGACGTGGTCGCGACGTCGGTCATGAGCTCCTCGTGCTCGTAGAAGAAGCGCACGGCCTGGTTGCTGGTGATCTTCTCCCTCGCCGTCGCCCTGCCGTCGAGCACGCTCCTGAGCGGGGCCGTCCCCTGCTCGATGCCGTACGACATCCTCGATATCGCCGCCTTCTCGAGCTGGTACGGACGACTTATGAACGTCGAGGCCATCCTCTTCATGCCGCCGTCCACGCTCCTGAACGTGGCTATGGCGTCGTCGGACTCCTCGAGCGTGCAGACGAGCATCTGCTGCGTCGTGCCCGACTCGACTATCGCGCTCATGCGGTGCTGGCCGTCGTAGAGCGTCCCGTCGGCGCCCACCACTATGGTCTGGCCGTTCTGCGAGACGTACGTGCCGTCGCGCATCGCGCTCGCGAGGTCGTTGACGTGCAGCCTGGACAGCTTCCTGTTGTGGTCGAAGTTGCTCGCCAGGTACGCCTTCGCCATCTCGGGTGTCACGTTCTTTACTTCGTACTTCATGCCTTCTTGCCCTCTTTCCTGATCTGCTTGCCAGATTGAGTTAGAATTGAGGGCGATGCCCGCACTAAAGGTCATCGCCCTCTGTCGCCTTCGCGAGTTGCCGCTCGCGGGGGCGCTTGCTTTTGGCTTTCCTGCTTATTGATGACGTGGACTATCTGTCGGATGCGAGCTTGTCATAGTGCTCCATCTGCCCCTTGACCCCGCGCGTCGGGTACCACTTGCCGATGAACTCGAGCAGCAGCTCGTAGTTCTTCTTCGGCGTGTAGATTATCTTCCCGATCTCGAGGCCGGCCTTCTTCGCGTCGTTGTGGATGGCCCTCACGAACTTGCCGAAGTACCTGTGGCAGATTATGTCGATGTCCTCGCCATTGTCTTCGCAGTACTCCTTGAGCAGGTCGAACACGCGTAGCTTCGCGGCCTCCTGCACCTTTGCGGCCTGCCACGGCTCGAGGTACTGACTTTCCTTTATGACGCCTATAGTTGTGACAACGTCATCGACGGTCGTGGCGACGTCGTCGACCTTCTGCTCAACGTTCGCAATGGAATTGCTCTGGCTCTTCCTGTCGTCGTCGTACATCTCAAGGAATTTGCGAAGGAAGTCCCCAAGCTCGCCAGAGTCGTTGTTTGCCAGTTCGTTGCTCATAAAATACATCCAATCTAAGTCGTTTCTTCAGTCATGACCAATAGGTTCTGCGCGAAACCGTCAAGGGCGACGAGCGCCTTCCTGCACTCGCTCTGGGTTTCGCTGTCGACGAGGTGGAAGTCCCCGAATGCCTGGGCCTTTCCGCCATGTCTGCTGAGTAGCGTGTATATGTTGTTGATGAGTTGCTCGACGTCGCGATTCGCGCTGCTGCTTCGACCGCGCTCAACCAAGGTGTCGTTCGCCTGCTCGAGCTGACGCTGCAGCTCCATGTTCTCCCTGAGGACGTCCTGGTACTTGCGGTTCAGGCGCTCGCTCTCGCGCTTGGTCCCTGCGACCTGTCTCTTAATCTCATCGTAGTCCGCAGGTGGAACCTCGCGCTCGACGACCTCGGGCTTGGGCCTCTCGGCAAGCTGCTGTCTCAGCTGCGCCATCTCTGCGTCGCGCATCTCGCTGTCGCGATATGCGTCGGCGAGGTTCTGCCGTGCGGCGTCGAGCTCCCTGTTCGCCATGTCGCGCTCGCGCTCGGCACGCTTCTTCTCGTCGATGGCGCGGAGCACCTGCGCCTTGCGTGCGACCGTTCCGTCAGCCTCGGCCTTGTCGATTACCATCTGAACTATGTCTGGATTCTCAGCCATCTTCTGCAGGTCATATGCTTGTGACTTCGATATACCGGCATTGGCGATTGCGTCGGCTTTGGTAACTTCCATAGCGCTGGAAGTTGCCTCACTGTGCTGATTGCCACGGAAGCTAGTATTTTTTGGCAGCTCCGACAACAGCTCTCCGAGACGCTGCTGTCCCCATAGGGCCATGTTGCCTGCGTTTCGGCTTGCCTCGATGGTTGCCTTGTTAAACTCGTTGATGTCATCAATACTGTGTGCCCTACGTATCTCACGCTCTCCAGCGGAGATGATGCCGTTGAAAGCGGCAACCGCATTCAGCAACGCTGTAATGCTGTCTTGGTCATCCATGCTCGCGTCGCGAAACGCAGGAACCTCTGAAATCGCCTGCTCGTACGTTCGTACGGAACCCAGACCGCCACCAACGACCTGTTGTATGCTGGTGTCTGGCAACTCGTACCTCCGTTCGTGCTACAATGGCAACGATGTGGTTGCAAACATCGCTACCGTGGGCCCGCGCTGCAGCGCGGGCTCTTCTCATATCCATAGGACGGGACGGCGGGGTACGATCCCGCAACCTTCCGCTTAGGAGGCGGACGCTCTCTCCGATTGAGCTACGTCCCGATAGACGGGAGGCCTACGCGGCCTCCCTCTGGTAAAATGTCGAACCAGGCATGTCCCGCGAAAGGTGTGCCCAGTTCGAAGATGCCCTCGCGAATCTCACCTCGCGAGGGCACTGCCTTGCCTGTCCGCGCACACTCGACGGGCGCGGCTATCTCAACCGACCGACTCGCAAGCCGACCGGGGTTTCATTTGTTCTTTCGTGCGCCTTGCGTCAGGCCCACGCCTCGGAGCTTGTCCGAGTCGACCTACGGGGAGACCTCCCCATTACCAGGATTCCAACGTCCCGCGACCTAGCGGGCAGTCATCCAAAACCATAGATTCCTCGTCATGGAGCAGCGGTCCGTCCCGCCTGTCCGTCGCGGTTTGCCCCGAGGGGCCTCTCGCCTAGCCTCTGTTTCACGCGCTCGTCCGCGCAACCTCAAACTCGGGAAACTTCGGGCCATGACGTGGTGGGGCGTCGCAACGCTCCGGTGAGCGGGCGGTCCGAGTCCTTGCCCGTCCGCTCATCGGGGAGCTGCGCCGCCCGAAAGCCTTCCTACGACGCGCCCCCCGCTACAGTCCCTTGCCTGTTGCCGTTCGCCATTCGAATCACTCCGTTCGTCGGGCTTGTTTTCTTGCTCTTAGGATGTCAAACCGTAATTTAATTCTCGTTCGAGAAGAAAAAAATATCGTTCATCGACATTCCGAGGAACTCTGCCGCACGCATCGCGGTGTCCAACCGCATTCTCTCTGGATGCTTTTCGTAAGTTGCGTACGTCTTAGCAGTAATTCCGAGGTGTTTTGCCATGGCCGTCTTCATGACGCCCTTGTCCTCGCGTGCCTGTTTCAACGTCTTCATTTGCCCCCTCCGTTTCGGTGGTGTCTACTGTAATTTAATTCCAGTTGCGTGTCAAGAATTTTTTTACTAGAATATAAGAAATATTTTACGGAGGTCGTCACCATGGCATATGATTCCAATGTGGTTGTAGCTAATAACATAAAGAGACTCAGGGAAATCGTCGGCCTGACTCAGAGCGAGCTCGCGGAGGTGGCCGGGGTTTCCGAGAACGCAATCTCGAAGTGGGAGCATGGAAAGGCGATTCCGCGGATGGGCGCAATCGAGCGCATGTCCGCATGCTATGGGATAGGCAAGACCTCGCTGCTGGAGCCTGACGGACTGTCGGGCGTGAAGGTCGTGCGCGACATGATGTCCGGCACAACGCGCATCGTGCGGAAGACGACGGGGCACGAGATGGTCGAGGTCCCGCTCTACGGCTCGATCGCCGCCGGCACCCCGATCGACATGGTCGAGGTCGAGGACAGCTACCCCATCCCGCGCGCGGTGCACGACAGGTACCCAGACGCGTTCCTGCTGAAGGTCGTCGGCAATTCGATGGACCGGATACTGCCCAACGGGTGCTACGCGCTCGTCGACCCGTGCCCCTACGTCGAGCACGACATGCAGCCGTACGCGGTCGCGATAAACGGCGATAGCGCGACCATAAAGCGGGTGCGCAGGCTCGCGAACGGGTTCGAGCTGCTGCCCGACTCGAGCGACCCGACCTATCGCCCGAAGGTGTACGACTTCGGCGTCGAGGGCACGGATACGGTCACGGTGATCGGGCGCGTGACCTGGGACTGCAAGCCGGTCAACTGGACGTACTAGGCCCCGCAACCCACGTGCGGGAAACCACATGCGGAAAACGACATCTGGCGCGAACTGCGGAGACGCGCGTTTGCCCAGCTCAGTCCAGATGCACGTTTCCATAGCTGGTGGGCTGCACACTACTAAGTACTAAGGACAAAGTACTTACTTACAAAGTACTGAGATAAAGAGAAATACGTAAAGAGAAAGTCCGCGAGGCCGAGCAGAGATACGCTCTGAGACGTCTCGGGCAAGCGGACGGGCAAGTTATCGTAACGCGCGGAGAAGTCCCGCCAGAGCGGCCCTCAGCGGCCCTCGCGGGCATGGGAACGGAGGTTCGACATGGCGAAGAGGAAGGTGGGCAGCATACGCGAGCTGCCGAACGGGAGGATCGAGGCGTCGGTGGCGGTCGGCTTCAGGGTCGACGGCTCGCCGAGGAGGAGGTACGCGACGTTCGACGGCCGCGACGAGGCCGAGGCGTGGGTCGCGAGGACCGCGGTCGAGCTCGGCAGGAGCCCCGCCCTGTCCGCCGGCAGGACGCTCGCGACGCTGTGGTCGGCATACGAGGCGGAGAGGCGAGGCAGGCTCGCCAACTCGACGCTCGACCGCTACGAGTGCTGCATGAGGCTCCACGTGCTGCCGGCGCTCGGCGGGGAGGACGTGTCGCACATAACCGTCCCCATGGTCCAGTCCATGATAGACGGCGTCCCCGGCAGGGTCGACGCGAGGCAGTGCAAGGCGGCCCTCTCGTCCGTGCTCACCTGGGCGGAGCGCCACGGCATACTGCCGGGCAACCCGATACGCTCGGCGCACTTCTCCTACCCCGGCGACGAGGGGCGCGAGTGGGAGGACGAGTCGGTGTGGGACGACGACCCGTTCGCCGCCATAGAGGGGGTGAGGGACGTATGGGGCGCGCAGACCGCGCTCGAGGCGTTCGACAAGATGATGGGGCTGCCCCTCGAGCCGCTGTGGCTCCTGCTCGTCGGGGGCGGCCTGAGGCTCGAGGAGGGGTTCGCGATCAGGGCGATGGACGTCCGCGGCACCGTCATCAAGGGGGTCGCGGTGACGCAGGTGGCGGTCCACCACGCCGACAACCGCAAGGACGGCAGGCACCGCACGAAGAGCAGGAAGAGCGTCAGGGTGGTCGCGCTCCTCGAGCCGTTCGGCACGAGGGTGTCCGAGATCGTCTGCGACATGTACCGCTCGGCCATGCCCGAGGACATGGGCGACGCGCGCGCCGTGGCCGAGGCCGAGCGCGCCGTCGCGAGGACGGAGCTATGCGGCATGTCGAGGCAGAACTACGGCAAGAGGTGGAGGGGCTACTTCGCCGAGCCGTCGACGTCGAAGCACGCCCCGAGGAAGGAGGGGTGCAACAACCTCGGGAGGCTGCGCGGCCTTCGCTACATACCGCTCTCCAGGATGAGGGCGACCCACGAGAGCCTGTGCCAGGAGGCGGGCGTGCTCGACTCGACGAACGCGAGGATGCACGGGCACTCCGAGAGGGTGAGCTACTCCAACTACCAGAACGCCGACGCGACGGTCGCGACGCTCAGGACGTCCGAGTACCTGAGGGAGGTCTCGTAGTTCATAATTGTTTCAACCGTAACCCACCACAACAGAATAGTGAGAGATAGTGAGAAATAGTGATAACTTTGGGATTTGACCCGACATAACCGCAGGTCTGAGATGGTGCTTATCATAATTATTGGGACTTCTAATCCGAAGGTCGGGGGTTCGAGTCCCTCAGGGCGCACCAGAGTTTTCGCAGGTCAGGCGCTTGTCTGGCCTGCTCTTTTTATAAGATATGCAACCTCTATCCGCAATGCACCGCATTGGGTTGCTGAAAAAGACGTTAACGTGCATTGCGCTGCCTGCCATCGGGACGGCGTCCCGCACGTCCCTCGGCGGCACGTCAGGCCCCGCCGACCACCCGGCGGGGCCGTTCGCGGCTACCTCACGGTTCCCTTGGTCTTGGCACCGTCGCCTATGGTCACCTGCTCGAGGCGGGCCACCCAAGGATGGTCGTGCCCGCTGTGCACGCGCATGAGGGGCTTGCCAGTGTAGTACACGCTCATCTCGTCAAGCAAGCTTATCGAGTCGGGATGGTTGATGTACTCGAAGCCCATCGGCGTCCAGAGTACTTGCATGCCCGTCTTATATCCGTGGTGGTCGTCGTCGATGCTGATTATGCAAGCAAGCATGTTCCTCTCTCCGTTCCCTTCGGTTTTCTGCCCTTCGTGCTCTGGCTGTTCGCCGTCCAGTCTCGTGCAGCGTATGTAGCGCCACCCGCCGCCGAGCGACTGCAGCTCTATCGAGGTCTCCTGAACGCCGATGTTCAGGTAGTAGCCGCCGGTCGGCTTGCCGATGCCGCGAGCACCGATCACCATGCCGTCGCCCACGTACACGGCGACGTGCCCGCAGTCGTCGTAGTCGCTGCCGTTGTGGCCAGAGTTGATGTAGCAGACGATGTCGCCGGGCTCGGGGTCGTCGACGAAGTAGAACTCCCCGACGCCCTGGTTCGTTCCCTGACCGAGGGCGTCGCCGTAGAAGTTCCACGTGCTGCCCACGTAGTCGGTGCCGATGGTCGTGTTGTACGCGAAGCTCGCAAGCTCGGCGCACCCCCATCCTGCCCCGACGTAGTTCGTCCCCACGCCCCCGAATCCCTCGGAAGCGCCGTAGTTCATCGAGTAGTAGTCCTCGCCCAGCTGAGAGCGCAGGGCGTCAAGTATCTCGTCTCTCCTGCCCATGTCAGCCCCCCCTCCGCACAGGCCATCCCAGTCGGCGCCCGTGCCGTAGAAAACGCTCAGGTCGAGGTCGTCGTCGTATCCTGCGACCCTTCCCGTGGACGTGTACTGGTACATCAGCATCCGGTCCCACGAGCCGAGGTCCCACGTGTTGCGCGGGTCGTCGACCCATCCGGCTCCCTCGTAGCGGCTCAGGTAGCTCGCCATCCACAGCGGGTACCTCTCGGCCACCTTCGAGTAGTCCGCGGAGTTGAGGTGGCTCGCGTACGCGTAGAACACCGGCGTGGCGCCGAGCTCGTCCTCGACGGCCCGCATCCACTCGAGCGCCCACTCCTGCGGCAGCGCCATGGCGTCGGCCTCCCAGTCGAGGGCCGGGACGAACCTCCCCCTGTACCTGCGGACGTGGTCGAGGAAGAACTCAGCCTCGGCCCGTGGGTCGGGGTCGTCCTGCGACTCGACTGCGTAATGGTAGATTGCGAGCCTCTTTCCGGAGGCGAGCGCGTCGTCGGCCCACTCCTCGAAGAACGGGTTCTCGTACCACGTGCCGCCAGTCGCCTTGACTATCACTACGTCGCAGTCGACCCGGCTCGGCACTATGCCCTCCTGCCACGACGCGATGTCGATGGCCCTCAGGCTCATCTCAGCCCCGCGTAGTCGTCGTGCGGCTCCTTGTAGTGGAGCGCCCGCTTGGAGTCGCCAATGCCCTTGGTGGTTGGGTCGACCACAACGCCCAAGAAGGACAGCAGGGCCATTAGCACGAGCGTGATCAGGTAGGGGTTGCTGAACGTGGCAACGATTACGTCGCCCACGCTCCCCCACGTCGTGAGGTCGGACGCGGCGATGCCGAGGTATGCCAGCACCGGCGCACCAATCGCGCCGATCAGCCCTAGCCAGAACGCGGGGCTCTTGAGTCGCACTTGCCAGTTGATGTTCATACGGACCTCCTTACAGAAAGGCCGCCCTCTCGGCGGCCGTCATGTCACTCCTTCGGCGGATCCATCGGAAGGGCGCGGATGCGTGGGGCTATCTCCTCGATTACGCCGTTTCCCCCGTCCTGCGCGTAGGAAACCCATAGTTTGTGGTAGACCTCGCGCTCTTCTACGGTGTAGTACCCTTTGTCCATGCACCGCTCCCAGTTGTTGAGGAGCATCGTTCGCGCCATTGCCAAGATGATGTCTCGCTCGGCCTCCCGCTGCTCGTTCTTCCTGCGCTCGTTCTCGGCACGCTCGACACGCGCCTCCTCGCGCTTCTCGTCGAACTGGTCGAGCCTCTTGCCGAGAAGGTGCTTGAGCGCGAACAGCAGCAGGGGCAGCATGAGCAGCTCGATCACCCCAGCGACTACCACCTGTGTCATTGCCTGGTCCACTGGAACCACCCCTTACAAAGAAAAGGGGCCCCCGCAAGGCCCCTCGGCGCATCGCGCCTTTGTTTATATATATGTGCCTGTTCGTATCGTCCGCCGAACCGTGGGCAACCGCGCCCGCCATATGGGGTATGCTTCGCGCCAGACCTTGGAGGGGGCTGGTGGAGATGGACGTGGTAGAGGTTGCGGACGAGCTCGCGGAGTGCTCGGAGTACCTGAGGGCGGTCGAGCTCTTCCTGGAGGGCGTCGGCTGCCGAGCCAGATGGACGGAGATAGAGCATCCCGAGGCGCTCGTGGCTATGGGCGCCGAGGTCGGCCGTCGCGCGGACAGGCTCGAGCTCCTGAGTCACGAGATGTGCCGCTAGCCGACGACGGACCACCCGTAGACGCCCGGCTCCCAGACGTTGTTGTCGACCGTCGACTCCCATGTCTGCCCGTTGTGCGTCACCCTGTCGCCTGACTTGTACGGGTTAGTGCTGTCGGGCTGCACCCACTCGGGCACGACGTCAGGATCGGGAATGAGCACCTTGGCCCAGAGGCTCGGGGCTTGGTCGGGCGTCCACTGCGCTTGGGCGTCGTGTGACTGCAGGCAGCGGTAGAGAACGTCCTCGTACCTGACCCTGTCGCCAGATGCGTACGACCCGTCTTGCTCCCATGTCGGGAACATCTCCGGTGCGTCGAGCGCGTCGGAGTCGCCGAGCGAGATCGCCGCGACCTCCATGACCCTGCGTATCTCTCGTGCATGCCTGCGCGTTATCATCGTGCACCTCCAAGAAGTATTGCGAGCAGCTCCTCGGGACTCGCTTCGTCTCCCGAATCCTCGTCGACTGGCTCGTCCGTCTCCTCGTATGTGTACCTGCAGGGGACGACGTCGATGGCTTCTGCATACTTGATGCCCGTCTCGACTTGGAGCATCATCATGCCCCTGTCGGAATAATGGCGAACGAGGTCGTCGCCATATGGTTCTTCAACGATCATGTTACGTTCCTTCCTATCCGGCAACTATGCGCGTCGATATCGACGCCCAGTTCGTGGCGGTCTTGAAGCTGTTGAGGAGCGATGCCGGGACGTAGACGGAGCCGAACCGTCCGGCCGACGCACTGTAGCCGCCTATTGGAGTCGAGGCAAATGCACTTGCAGACAAAGTAGTCACCCGCGATACTGAGTTGAGGTACAGGCTGACAAGCCTGTAGCAGGACCTGAACGCGCTGCTGCCTATTAAGGTGCACTTGGGCAGTCTGATGGACGCGAGCGACGAGCAGTAGGCGAACGCGTCCCAGTCGGCCGTCGTGCATAAGGGCAGGCTGACGGTTGCTAGAGAATAGCACCATTTGAACGCGAAGCTGTAGACCGTCGTGCAGGCGGGCAGGCTGATGGACGCGAGCGACGAGCAGTAGGCGAACGCGTAGCTTCCGACCGTCGTGCATACGGGCAGGCTGACGGTTGCTAGAGAATAGCAGCTGTAGAACACGTATTCGCTGACCGTCGTGCATACGGGCAGGCTGATTGACTTGAGGGTCTTGCAGCCGTAGAACGCGCCGTATCCAGCCGTCGCGAGGTTTGGCAAGCTGACGGTCGTGAGGGAAGAGCAGCTCCTGAACGCGTAGGTACTGACTGACGTGCAGACCGGCAGGCTGACGGTCGTAATGGAGCTGCAGCAGATGAATGCCTCGCGTCCGACAGTCGTGCAGGACGGGAGGTTGACGGTCGTGAGCCTGCTGCAGCTATAGAACGCGTAGTCGCCGACCGTCGTGCACTTTGGCAGGCTGACGGACGAGAGGGCGAAACAGCTCTGGAACGCGCTGTTGCCGACTGACGTGCAGAGCGGGAGACTGACGGTCGTAATGGAGGTGCAGTTCTGGAACGCGTAGTTGCCGACTGACGTGCACTTTGGCAAGCTGACGGACGCGAGCGACGAGCAGCTCTGGAACGCGGCGTCGCCGACCGTCGTGCAGGATGGCAGGTTGATAGAGGTGACTTCGTTGCTCCCGCAAGCTGCGTATGGTTTTACGAACGACGCGCTTCCACCTATAGAACCAGTTGGTTTGACAGTCGCGATCGCATAGACTGGGTCCATGCCCGTCTCTATGGCCGCAATGGCCGATGCCATCTCGGACGGCTTGTAGGTGCTGGTCGTGCCTGCCTTGCTGCGGATGGCCGACGCTATCGCCGCGTAGTGCGCGCCGTTGGTGATTCCGTTCACGATAGTTCAGCTCCATTCTATCCGGCTACTATGCGGCTTGATATCGACGCCCAGTTTGTGGCGGTCTTGAAGCTGTTGAGGAGCGATGCCGGGACGTAGACGGAGCCGTACCGTCCTGCCGACGCGCTGTAGCCGCCGATGGGCGTGCTGTTGAATGTGTCCTTGCTGAGTAGCGTTGTCACCTTCGAAACCGAAGTGAGGTACAGGCTGACGAACTTGTAGTCCCGTAAGAACGCAGCAGTGCCGATGACAGTGCATTTTTGCAGTCTGACGGTCGTGAGGGAGGGGCAGTTCCAGAACGCATAGCCGCCGACTGACGTGCAGAGCGGGAGGCTGACGGTCGCGAGCGACGGGCAGCCAGAGAATGCCCAGCCGCCGACAGACGTGCAGGACGGGAGGTTGACGGTCGTGAGCCTGCTGCAGCTATAGAACGCGTAGTCGCCGACCGTCGTGCATACGGGCAGGCTGACGGTTGCTAGAGAATAGCAGCTATAGAACGCGCCGCTGCTGACCGTCGTGCACTTTGGCAAGCTGACGGACGCGAGCAACGAGCACGATGCGAACGCGTATCTGCCGACCGTCGTGCACTTTGGCAAGCTGACGGACGCGAGGGCTGAGCAGTTCTGGAACGCGGCGTCGCCGACCGTCTCGCACGCGGGGAGGTCGATTGACGCGAGGGTTGAGCAGCTCTGGAACGCGCTGCTGCCGACAGTCGTGCAGGCAGGCAGGCTGACGGACGAGAGGGCGAAACAGCTCTGGAACGCGCTGTTGCCGACCGTCGTGCAGGCGGGGAGGCTGGCTGTAGTGAGCGACGAGCAGCTCTGGAACGCGCTGTTGCCGACTGACGTGCAGAGCGGGAGGTTGACGGTCGTAATGGAGGTGCAGTTCTGGAACGCGTAGTTGCCGACTGACGTGCACTTTGGCAAGCTGACGGTCATGAGGGCTGAGCATGATGCGAACGCGCTGCCGCCGACTGACGTGCAGAGCGGGAGACTGACGGTCGTAATGGAGGTGCAGTTCTGGAACGCGCCGTCGCCGACCGTCGTGCAGGATGGCATGTTGACGGTCGTGAGGGCTGAGCAGTAGGCGAAAGCATTTGATTTCACAAATGACATGCTTCCACTCATTGAGCCGCTTGGCACATAGCATAAGATCGCATGGACTGGGTCCATGCCCGTCTCTATGGCCGCAATGGCCGATGCCATCTCGGACGGCCTGTACGTTGACGTGGTGCCAGCCTTGCTGCGGATTGCAGACGCTATGGCGGGATAGTACGCGTCGTTCGTTATACCGTATCCCATCAGTAACCTGCTCCGTCCAGGTTCGGAAGGGCGAGGCTTATGATGCCGCTCGCGTCAATGGATATCGTGGTGTCGTCGACGCCCTTGACCACGTTGGCCTCGGCGCCAGTCTCTATCCCGGACAGCTTCGTCTTCTCAGCCGTGGTGTAGTTGTTGTCCGTGTGAACGTACGAGGCGTCTTTGACGATGGTCGCGTCCTTGGTCTCGAACGCGCCCTTTATCTTGCCCCAGAGGTACGAGACCCCCGAGTTGTCGAGATATGCCATCGGCTACCTGCCTTTCAAAACTTACGCAATCCTATTTGTCTCCCTACACGCAGATGGCGTCGAGCTCCGCATTGGTGACGGCGGTTATGGAGAATATCTCGCCAAGGCTGTCCCATGCGGTGCCGTTCCACGCCACGTTGGCGCCCGCGGCCCCGTACGCCGAGGAGGACTCGATGTTGTAGACGTCGCCAACCTCCTGTCCCGAGGCGGGGAGCGCTGCGGCGCTCGCGACGCTGCCCTTGTACTCGTACATCGAGGCGATGTCGGTCTTCTTGGCGTAGGTGGCCGATATGTCGTTGCCGTTCGCGTCGGCGGTGGCGCGGTCGACGGCGGTGCTGCCGAGGAGCGTGCTGATGTCGCTGGCGGTCGCGGCGGTCATCGCTCCCGTGCCGTTGCCCTTGACGATGCCCGTTATGGTGGAGGCGCCGGTGCCGCCGTTGGCGATGCCGAGCACGCCCGTCATCTGGGTGAGGTCGGTGGTGTCATCGTCGGTCCAGGGCACGTTCACGGACAGGTACCCGTCGGCGTCGACTCCCACGGCGTACTGCCTGTCGGCGGTGTTGCTTGGGGTGGCGGAGCTCGCGCTGTGGGCGGTCTCGCTCTTCAGCTTGGCCTTGACGGTGCCGGTCGTGGTGATGTCGCCGCCGTCGAGGCCGATGCCGGCGGACACCTGCGTCACGGTGCCCTCGTTGTCGGTGTTGGCGTTCCACGCGATCCTCTCCGCCGCGGTAACGTGCGCGACCGCGTCTCCGGTGTGTGCGGTAAGGTCGGCCGCGGCGGCCCTGGTGGTGTCGGTCGGGTGCACGTGGTCGCCCGCGGCGTACGCGGTCTCGGAGCCCACCGCCGCCGTGCCGTTCGCGAGCGGGGTCGTGCTGCTCTTGGAGGCGACGTCGCCCTTGTCTGCGAACTTGGCCTTGATCTTTCCCCAGAGGTACAGCACTCCGTCGTTGTCGAGATATGCCATCGTCATCACTCTCCTATACGAGGAGCTCGTCGAGCTCCGCGTTGGTTATCCTCGTTATCCCGTCCAGCTTGGTCTTGTCGGACGAGCTGTAGTTCTCGTCCGTGTGGACGTACTCGACGTCCTTCACTATCGCCGCGTCCCTCGGCTCGTACTTGAGCCTGAGCCCGGCGAACAGCGTCTTCATGTTCGCGAGGTCCGCGAACCGCATTGATGGTGCCGGCATCGCCATTCTCCGTTCTCGTGGTGCCGTCGACGCTGGCGCGGGACCGTATCCCGCGCCAGCGTGTCACCCGGCGATTACTTGTTGTTGAGCTTGAACACCTGCATCGTCACGTACTGCAGGGAGCCGGCGTTTCCGTCGATGTAGACGTACGGCTTGATGACCTCGCCCGCCGTGCAGTAGCGCAGCAGCGTGGCCTCGCCCTTGTGACGTTTGTTCGTGTACATCCACTGCCCACCGGCCTGGTCGTCCAGCATCGTGTTGACGCCGCCGCCCAGATACCATGACCTTATGGTCGGAGACGTGCTGATGGTGTCGCTCAGGCGTCCGACGAAGCGGAACCAGTACGTCCCCGTGACCAGGATCTTGCATCCGTTGCTCGCGAGCTGGATGAGCCCAGAGCGGTATATGTCGCTCGCCGTAAGACTGATGGCCGTCGACGTATCGGCGGAGACGGACTGCGAGGAGTTGCGCATCAGGTTGCCCGCGAACACCATGGCGGTGTTGCCGCTGAACACGCCGTTGTACAGGTTGTACGCGCCCTTGCGGGTGAACACCGTGTTGTCTGCGGAGCTGGTGTACGTGTCGTTGATGGAGTAGTTCAGCGCCGCGCCCGAGCTGTTGGTGCCGTATATCTTGCTGCCGCCGGTTGTCTTGGGCACCGCGTAGCTGTAGATGGCCTTGGCGGTCGGCAGCTGCGTGTCGGTCGAGCTGCTGCCGACAGACGTCGCGCGGTCGAAGTTGTTGGAGCTTCCGTACACCTTGTTGGCGTCGGTGGTCTTCGCGACCGCGTAGCTGTAGGTGGCCTTCGCCGTCGGCACCTGTGAGTCGGTGGAGTCGGAGCTGACCGACGTGGCGAGCGAGTAGTTCGTGGCCGTGCCGGAGCTGTTTGTGCCGTAGACCTTGGACGCGCTGCTCGTCTTCGGGACCGCATAGCCGTACACAGCCCTCGCGGTCGGGATCTGGGCGTCGGTTGAGCTCGAGCTGACCGAGGTCGACAGCACGCCGCTCTTGAGGTTCGTGGTCTCTATGTTGCCGAGCTGCGTCTGGATGTTCGATGTCACGCCGGACAGCATGCCCAGCTCCTCGGTGCTCACGCCGGACGCGGCGACCTTGCCGCCCGCGTCGGACACGAGCACCCTGGCCTCGGCGAGGTCGGTGCTCCACACGCCCGAGATTGCCCCGTCGGCGAGGTCTGCCCACTCCCACTCGGTCTTGTCCGCCGCCGAGCTGCGCGTCCACGTGCCGCCGTCGGAGTCGGTCATGGTCGTGCCGGAGAGCGACGCCACCTCGTGGGAGTACGCGGCGCCGGTGCCGTCGTAGATGACGTCGCCGACATCGGGCGCCTCCTCGCGCGTGTACACCGTGGTGGCCGAGCCGTCGCCCAGCCACCCGTAGTACGCCTGCTGCTGGCAGACGTACCACTTGCCGCGCACGTACTGCGCCTGGCCGGTGCCCGTGTACTGGAACACCTTGCCGCCGTAGCCGACGCCCGCGGTCGGGAGCTCTTCGCGCTGCGGTATCGCGGTAGTGAGGTTGAGCTCGTAGGACCCGACGATGGCGTGCTCGAGCTCCGTGTCGTAGTAGTGGAGGACGTACCCCTCGCCGTCGTTGCCGACGAGGTAGTAGGTGTTGGGCTCTGGCAGCGCGGGCACCGTCGGGACGATGTTCGTCGCCGCCACCCCCGTGAGCAGGTCGTGGACCTCGCTCTTGGTGTAGTATCCGCTAAAGCGGCCGTCAAGCGTGTCGAGCCTGCCCTTTGCATACTGGGCGCCAAGCGCGGCCTCGTTGCTCGAGCCCGTGTTGTCGATGCTGTTGTAGATGGTGTGGCCGTCCCTGATTATCCTCATGTCAGCCCCTCCTACAGCTTGTCGTTGAGCTTGAACACGCGCATCTTGGCGTACTTGAGCGTGCCGCTGTTCGTTGCGATGTACACCTGCGGCTTGATTATCAGACCCGCCGTGCAGTACAGCAGGTTCGACCCCTCGCCCTTGTGGCGCTCGTACGTGTAGAGCCACGAGCCGCCGTTCTCGTCGTCGGTCATCGAGGTACCGGCGCCGAGGTACCAGTGGCGCGTGGCCCCGCTAGTGTCGGACAGGCGGGCGACAACCTGGAACAGGTACGTGCCGGCCACGAGGATCTTGCAGCCGTTGGAGTTGAGCTGTACCAGCGAGGAGCGGTAGACGTCACTGCCGGTGCAACTGATGGCGGTGGACGTGTTGGCGGAGACGGACTGCTCCGTGGTCCTCATGAAGTTGCCGCAGAACACCGTGTCGTAGTTGCCGCTCACGACGCCGTTGTACAGGTTGTAGGCCCCTGCCCTCGTGAGCAGCTGGTTGCTCGCCGTGCTGTTGAACGTGCCCGTGGCTGTGTACTGCAGCGCGTTACCGCTGCCGTCGGTGCCGTACACGCGGTTCGTGTTCGTGGTCTTCGCCACGGCGAAGCCGTACACGGCCTTGGCGGTCGGCAGCTGCGTGTCGGTCGAGCTGGAAGATACCGAGGTCGAACGGTCGAAATTGTTCGAGGATCCGTACACCTTGTTGGCGTCGGTGGTCTTCGGCACCGCGTAGCTGTAGACGGCCTTGGCGGTCGGCAGCTGCGTGTCGGTGGAGCTCGACGAGATTGACGTGGCGAGCGAGTAGTTGTTCGCCGCGCCCGAGCCGTTGGTGCCGTAGATCTTGCTGGTGCCGCTGGTCTTGGGCACCGCGTAGTCGTAGACGGCCTTGGCGGTCGACAGTTGGGTGTTCGTGGAGCCAGACGACACGGCCGTGGACAGCACGCCGCTCTTGAGGTTCGAGGTCGTGAGGTCGGATATCGTGTTGTCGTCGGCGTCGATGGTCTTGTGCGTGAGCGTCGCGGGCTCGTCCTTCAGCGCCGCCTCCATCTGTGCTGCGGTTATGTTCGCGCTCAGGTCGTGGCCCGCGACCGACCTGGTGTCGCGCACGAGCCCGCCGAGGTCCATCTCGGTCGTCCCCGCGCTTCGCATGGTGCCGACGGAGTCGACGATCCAGATGTCGTACACGCCGTCGCTCTCGGTCGCGACGTAGTACTGCGTGTTGGCCGTCGGGGGGTCAGGCAGCTCGTTGACGAACAGGAGGTTGAGCTTGCCGGCGAGCGCCGCGTTGATCGCGTCGAGCTGGTTGTTGATGTAGTGGTTGGAGCTGGTGTGGACGGTGCTGTACTGCATCGCCGCCGAGTCGTCTATCTCGGTGATGACGGTCGGGCTGTCGGGCGTCCCGGCCGCGAGCACGATCTCGAGTCCGCTCGTCTTGCCGGTCGGGGTGGTGACGAAGTCGTCGGTGCCCACGAGGCCGAGCGACTCGTGCGCCTGGTCTCCCGCGACGACCTCGTTGCCGTCGACCTCGGGCTTGCCCGCCAGCTCGCCGTACGTCTCGACGCCGGCGCCGACCTCCCTGAGCACGCCGTCGGTGCAGAGCATGAAGGTGGCGTCATCGCCGTCGACTACGACGTAGAGCGTGTCGTCGACCGGGCTCTCGGGGACCGAGTCGGTCTCGATGACCTTGACGTCGTTCGCGACCAGGCCCTTCACCCAGTCGCGGACGACGCGAAGGCCCACCGAACCGACAGGGTGCTCCGTGACCCTCTCGATGTTGTCAGGCATTCGTGGTTCCTCTCATTAGGCCTCGTCGAGGATCTCCTGCACCTCGGCTGCGGTGAGGGCGCCGATGTCTGCGGTGAGCGCGTATGCGGAGAGGTCGATGAAGCCGGGCAGCACGTCGAACTTGAAGGCCTCGGCGACGTACTCGTAGTAGTCGAGGCCGGTGATGTCGGCGTCGGCGGCGGGTGCGGGGTCCAACTCGGTGCCGGAGCCGTCGGCGTAGTAGGTCTTGCCCTCGATGGCGGTGGTGTCCTCGGTCGGCGCGTAGTGCGCTGGGACGCTGATGACGACCACGTTCGTGCCGGGGCCGTACTCGTTGCCGGCGCCCTCGACGAAGTCGGAGGTGGTGAAGAACGCGTCGGTCACGTTGTACACGTTGCCGAGCTCGGCCTCGATGGGCGTGGGCAGCGAGGAGAACGCCGAGGAGCCGGCGGGCTTGTACACGGATGCGAGCGTCGAGTCGACGTACGCCTTGACCGCGGCGCCGGTCGGGAGCCTGCCGTCGTCGGCGAGGGTGGTCTCGACGTCCTTGTAGGCGGCGTTGTCGAGGCCGTGCACGGGGATGTCCACGCCGTTGGCCTTGACGGTGCCGTTGGTGGCGCCCTCGGCTATCAGTACGTCGACGGCCTTGGAGTCGATGGTGAGCGTGTTGCCGTTCACCTTGACGGACTCGATGACGTTGACCTGGGCCTCGTCCTCGATGCCGTCGAGCTTGACCTTGTCGGCTGCGCTCATGAGGCCGTCGGCGAGCTGGGTCACGACGTCGTAGTCGCCGGTGACGGTCACGACCTTGCCGTCGATGGACACGCTGATGTTGGCGCCCGCGGCGATCTCGAAGGTGTCCTGCTTGTCGGATGCTGGCGTGGTGGTCGCGCCGACCTTTACCTTGGCGAACGCGTCCTGGTTGGTGTACAGCGCCTTGAGGCCCTGCACGATGGTGATTAGGTTTGCCTTGCTTGCGTGGCGGATGGTGGGGTCTGGCATTGCCGGAACTTCCTTTCCTCGATATGAAAAGGGACGCCCCTCGGGACGCCCCTCACTTCCTGGTCGTTGCCTGTCTGCCCTATTGGGCCTCGGCGAGTATGTCGCTTATATCGGTGCTGCTGAGTTCGGAGACCTCGGGGTGCGTGACGACGTCGGCCTCGTCGAGCGCGACGTCCACCATGACCCTTATCTCCTCGTCTGTCGGTATCTCGCCCTTGAGCGCCCAGTGCGTGTCGCCCTTGGCCGTGTACTTGGCGAGCGTGTCCTTGAGGTCTTCCGTGCTGACTAGCTTCGGCATCTCCTGCTCCTTCTCTGTGATGTCGGCTCGGCATGAAAAAGGCCGCCCTCTCGGACGGCCTTCGGTTTCTGTTTCGGAGGGGCCTTTCGGCACACTGCTCCCATGGATACGATTATAGCAGAACTTGTGTTCATCTTACAGCGACTTTATGCGCTTCAGCCAGTCGTCTATCGTGATCGCCTCCATGAGCATGCCCTCTCCGACAGACCGCTGGCGAACGCCGTTCGATATGACGGCCCGCTCCTGCGGGGAGACGGCGTCCCACTTCGACTCGTGCTTGCGGAAGTACTCGGCGAACCGCCTCTCCACCCTGTCGCGGTAGTCCTTGTGGTTCACCTCTATCCACTCTGGCTTGTTCATGCAGTAGTAGGCGTCGAACACCATCATGACGCAGTAGGAGTTCGCCTTCTCCGGCATCATGCGCCTGGTGAACTCGTCTACGAGGGCGTCGTTCGAGTCGAGCATGTTGTTGTAGGTCTTGAGTATGTAGTCAGGGTCGTGGCGGCACACGCTCGCGTCGCGCCAGCACCACAGGAACCACGGGTGGGCACAGTACTTGCCACGGTACGGCTTCACCAGCTCGCGGCAGAGACATACGAAGTAGCTGTCCTCGTGCACGGTGAGCGCGTCGTTGAACCGGATGCCGTTGTCGACGAGCCACTGCCTGCGTGCGACTTGGGAATGCACGAAGGTCATGTTGTTCACGTGTGGCAGGTAGTCCATCTTGCCGGTGTCGGGGCGCTTGTTCTCCTCGACGAAGTCGCACACGAGGAAGTCGAAGCCCTTGCCGGCGTCCTTCTCTGACACGCCCATGACCGCGAGCTCCTGCGGGTTGGGGTCGGCGTCCATCTCCCTGAACACGATGAACAGTCCCCTGTTGTCCATGAGGCAGTCGTCCGCGTCGGCAAACATGACGAACTCGGCCTCGCTCGCGTCGAGCGCCGCGTTGCGCGTGTGGGACACGCCACCCTTCTCGGGGTGCACGTCCTCGATGGCGAACGGGTATCGGCTGCGCCACTCGTCGAGCGGCAGCTCCGACGCGTCAGGCCCGTCGTACGCTATCACCACGCCGACCTGCGAGAGGTCGACTGCGCGCTGCACCTTTATGGAGTCGAGCAACGGCTCCATCTCCTCCGGGGTTTCCTGCCAATGTGGAACACAGATGTCTAGCTTGCGCATGGATAGTCCTCCTCAAAACACCACCAATAGCCATGAAAAACGCCGCTCGAATATCCTTCAGTTCTGGTACACGCACATCTGATATTGGCTGCGCTAAATCCGAGCTTTCTCTTTATCGACCCAAGACTTGGCCACCAGCACACAAATGTTCCGTCTAAGTCAAACTGAAGAACTGGTCGTCCAAACCTCTCTATTGCCGTGGAATAATCTCGTTTTGCAGCGGCCCTTTGCATTGACTCGCGTATTTCTTCGCTATTCAAATTACGGCTTTCAATCATTCTCGCAATTTTAGTTCCATATGTATTGTTATATGAAACCGTGCACCATTCGAGATTGGACGCACAGTTGTTGGTCTTATCTTCATCTTTATGGTTTACTACAGGAAGGTTCTCGATATTGTCAAGGAACGCTTCAGCCACCAACCTATGAACAAGTCGACGAGATGTGGCCGATTCTTTTGATAGCGTAACGGCTAAATACCCAGATCCAGATGCTACCGGCTTAACAATTCCACCCCTGCATTTTCTACGCGCATTGCTTCTTACCCTGCCCAAATTACTTACTTCGTATAGCCCCTCATATCCAACTATTGGCCTCCATTCCTCATCCGGAATGTCTCCATTTTCATCGTCAACCCATGTGAGGTTGCAGGCTCTAACATCGCTGTTTACACCATTTGCATGAGATATGCGCTTGCCGCCACTCGGCTTTTGAAGAAATGCGTCAGCAACGATATCTTCTACGCGAATCGTATTTCTGGTGCCGTCTTTCCATAAGTCGACAGCAGCAATTCCATTCTTACTATGTTTGTGGGTTAACTTTTTACAGGGAACTGTCTGTCTGTATCCTCGACGCGTAGTGATTTCTCTCTCCACGCTTCTAAGGTTACCGAGGCTGCTTACTTCGTAAATACCCTCATACCCGACGACAGGCCGCCACTCCTCGTTCGCGAGCTCCTCTTCGGTGAACATAAAGATAACCACCACCCCATAGTCGACACCCATGCGGAAGTGGCGGAAGGACGGCGGGTGTGTCCGCCCTTTCGGGAGCTACCCTATCCGCCAGTGAATCCTCCTCCGCATTTCTCGGCACCTTGGGTGGTGGGTGCGTACATGTGTGCCATGCCACTATAGCACACACGTTCGCCCTACTTTCGAGACTCGTTGTATTCGATTACGGCTTTCAGCAAGTTGGCGTCCGCAAACTCAGCAATGGCGGGAACATCCTTGTCGAGACAATGGCTCTGCCAATACGGACGATCACGATAAAAAAATGTATGCGCGGGAGACACACGCTCATCAAGCAGAAAGAGCTCCCTGAGTTCCTCATAGCACACGTCAAACTTATCCGCAATCTCGGCAAACTGGTTGCAGAAGCTCACCTTCGTAGCTATCCAGCTATTTTCCATCAGTTTGGTCAACTCGGCGGTCTTCGCGTCGGTGATCCTGAACCTGTGCCTGCCGTCGTAGACGCCCTGCAGGAGCTGTATGACGGGCACGCAGTCCTCGCGCGGCCCGCCCAGTATCGTGAAGTCGAAGTCGAAGCGTCCGTGGTCGTTGTGCTGGGTCGAGCCGTAGTACTCTGGGCTGAACACGACCCTCCTGCCGGTCTCCTCCCTGATGCGGTCTGTGGTTCCCGGCAGCACGGTTGACTTGACCACGAACACGTCGGCCTCGTTCTCTCGGATCGCCGACTCGACCTCCGTGACGTCGAGCCTGCCGTCGACGAGGGGCGTGTCGACGCACACGAACGCGACGTCGTATCGGCCGCCGTACGACCTGATGCCCTCGTACTTGTCGTACACGTCGGGGTGCAGAGGGGCGAGCTCCCCGTATAGGTTCCTCCCGACCGTCCCGTAGCCCACTATCAGCGCCCGCACATCTTCTCCGTCCACTCGTCCATCCACCCGACGTCCCCGAGGCTCCGCCTCCTGCCATGCAGGGCGTCCCTCTTCGCCTCGTACGGGAGCGCGCGGTACTCGTCCGCGTGCCTTGCGACGTACAGCCTCATGAGCCTGACCATCTCGTCGACCGACCGCTCCGGCCCGCCTGCGTACGACGGGTCGTGGAAGTGGCAGAACGCCATCGCGAACGTCGCCGCGACTAGCCTCTCGCGCAGGTCGTCCCTGCCGCGGCGCACGAGGTCGTCATGCAGCAGCTCGTAGCACCTGAGCATCTGGCCGTAGGACTCTACCCTGTGCCACGGGTTCGCCCGCGTTATCGAGCCCTCGCTGTGCCGCCACGCGTAGAACGACTCGGTCATCCACGCGACGCTGCCCCCGATGTTGAACGCGAGCCACAGGAAGTACATGTCGCCGCTGAACTCCATCTCGCCGGGGAAGCGGATGCCGTTCTCCTCCAGGTACGCGCGCCTGAACGCCTTGCCGTGGACGTGCAGGGTGTCGCGCCTCTCGACGCGGTACCGCGACGTATCCCCGTCCCTCTCCTCGACGTCGTACGGCGACGCTATCACGTCCGTGCCGAGGTCGTCGATGGCCTTGAGCAGCTTGCAGAGCCCGAGCGTGCTGTGGAACGCGTCATCGACGTCGCAGAACATGACGTAGTCGGCGGTCGCCTCTCCGAGCAGCGCGTTGCGCGTGGCGCACACCCCCGCGTGCGGGAGCGCCACGTGCCTGGCTGGCACGCCGAACAGGACGAGGAGCGACTCGCACTCGCCGAGCGTCGTGCCGTCGCTGCCGACCAGCACCTCCACCTCGTCCCACGGCACCGACTCCTGCATCGTCACGGAGCGCATGAACCTCGCCACGACGGAGCCCGGCTCCCTGTAGTGGTTGACTAGCAGCTGGAGGCGCATCCTAGCTCGGGTCCGTGTCTGCGTAGCTCACGTGATCCGGCGCGTCTCCCACAAAGGCGACGAGGGAGTACTCGTAGCTCCCCTCCTCGCCCGTCCGCCTCCAGTAGAACGACGGGTACACCTGGGAGTTCGAGTAGTCGTCACCCGAGCTGTCGCCGGTGTTGACTACCGATATGGGGTACTCCCCTCCCGGTCCCACGACCTCGTACTCCGTGCCGTTTACCTCGACGGTGCTTATCTTGTCCATGGCTTTCCCTTCGTCAGAGCCGATTGTAGCAAAACTAGAACACAAGTTTGGTGCCGTCCGCGTCCGCCCCAGAGACGGACAGCGTGTTTCCGGAGACGGAGTACGCCGCGCCGGAGAGCACGAGCCTGCTCCCGTCAACGCTCGCCGACGACGTGTCGACGGATATGCCGGCGTCCTCGAGCGCGGCTAGTATCGCGGCCACGCTCGCCTTGAGCGCGGCTATGTCCGCGTCCGGCCTGTTCGCCAGCGACCTGTAGTCTATGAGGTGCTCGACGCCGTCCTTGGTCCGCACCCTCTGTATCTCACCTGCCATTTGTCCTCCTCTATGAGAGCGTTCCGTCCTCGTACGTGCGTCCGGTGACCAGCGTGCCGTCCTCGAGCGTGGCGTTGACGACAAGCGTGCCGTCCTCGTACGTCATGCCCATGTCGAGCGCGTCTTCGAGCGCCTCGATCCTCTCGAGCAGCCCTGCTATGGTCTCCTCGTAGCCCTTGACGCTTATGACGCCGTTGCCGTCGACTGTGGTCGTCGTGTTATCTGGCATCACGACCCCGAGAGACTCGTCAGTTGCACTTTTCGTGCCGAGGAATCCGTCAGACACGACGAGACTCTGCTCGTCTATGCGCACGACACCCTTCGTGTCGTACGTCGCGTCAGGATAATCTTGGTATATGACTATCGCCGCCATGTCCCCTCCCTACGCAGACACGATTCTGCTGGAGTACAGCTTCCATACGTACGCGCTCCTGAATCTCGAGTACAGGGACGACGGCACGTATATGGAACCGTACCCGCCGACGTATGAGGTCGTGCTTGAGATCGGGGTGTTGGCGAACGCAGTTGCGTATGGAAGATAGGGAACGTCGCTCACCCCAGTGAGATCGAGCCTCGTCAGCCTGACGCAATTGGCAAAGGCGCTGCTTTCGATTGACATGCACCGAGACAGGACGACCGTCTCGAGACGTGTGCAGGATAAAAACGCTTTGTATGGCAGGCTCAGGCACTCCGGGAGATCGATAGAGACCAGCGGCGCATACGCAAACGCGTAATTGCTGACGTTCGTGCATGTAGGCAGGTAGGCCGACGTGAGACTTTGGCAGTGGGCGAAAGCGCTTTCGCCTACCGTGCCACAATGCGGCATGCTCACGCGCGAAAGGCTGCTGCAACTGTAGAACGCGCTGCTGCCGACAGACATGCACGTAGGAAAGTCTGCCGACTTGATTTTTCGGCAGTAGGCGAACGCGCTCTGCCCGACATCGTAACATTGGGGGAGGTCGACGTTCGTGAGGTACGTGCACCATTCGAACGCGTGGCTGCCGACATGCCTGCATGTCGCAAACTCTGCCGACACAAGCGAGCTGCAGCCCATATATGCGCTCTGTGGAATCGAGTAGACATCCGGGAACCTGTACCAGCCGTCCGACTCGTCGCCGATGACGTACGCGACGCTGCTCATGTACGAGCTGTTGCCGACGTACCCGACGCGGAACGGAAGGTCACCTATGTCGGTGCCGCCTCCCTGACCGCTGCCGTGTATGGTGCCGTCATCGTCTATCGTTATCGTCGACCCGTCGGGCTTTACCACGCCGACCGCCTCGACAGTCGCGACGTCCACCTGCGCGGAGTGCGCGTGAATCATGCCGTCTTCGCCGATTCTTATGGTCGTCCCGTCTGGCATGACGGTGCCGAGCGTAACGGGAGTCGCAACCGGCAGGGCGCCCGGCTCTATCCTCGGGCTATCCTGCACCGTCGTGGTGACGTCGGCGTCGGTCACCCTCCCGGCGAGGAGAATCAGGTTCTCGAGCGCCCTGCGCTGAGCCTGCGTGAGTCCCGCCGACGAGAGGAGGCCGTCCGTGGTGACGCTGAGGCCCTCGCCCACCCTGACCATTCCGAGGCTCTCCTCGGTCGCTATGGGGCGCGCCGACTCCACCAGCGCCTCTATGGCGGCTGTCGCTTCCTCTATTGTGCCGTCGAGCGAACCTTCCGCACCCGCCACGATCGAGTCGAGCTGGGCCTGTAGGTTGTTGACGAGGGACTGGGCCTCGTTGATGGCTCTCTGGGCTTCGTCGCGCATGTGCTGCCACTCGTCCACCGTCGGGGCCTCTCCGGGCACCTCGCCCTCCTCGACGTCGCCTGCCTCGACTACGGACAGAGGCGACCCCTTGGCGGTTATGATGTGCCTGCCGTCGCCGTCGGTGCCCTGGAACGTCACGCGTATGCGACCGACCCTCCGCACCACCTCGTACGGCACCGTCACGGTGGCCTCCGCCGCCCACTCGCTGCCATCTATGCGGGACACCACCAGCTGGGCCGTGCGCATGACGTCCCCCATGGCGAACGTGGCCGATATCGGGAAGTCGAGCCACTCGGCGTCGTCGAACAGCACGTGCACCTGGTCTATCCCTATGCTCGTGCGCACGAGGGTGGTGTCGACGGACGCCGCCCTCACGGAGCGCCCGCTCACCAGCAGTTCGTATGTCTGCATGTCTTGTTCCTATCCGGAGAGCCTCTCGGCCACCGCGTCCGCGACCTGCGATATGAGCGCGTCCGAGAGGTTCACCCTTATCATGCCGTCCGAACCGACGGCTATGGTCGTGCCGTCAGGCATCACCGACCCCGGCGTCGACGCCGTCGCTATCGGGATTGCCGACGCCTTGACCTTCGCGGTGTCCTCCACCGCCCCCTGCTCGTCGAAGCTCGTGTCGAAGCAGTACGTGGCGAGGCGGGCGAGGTTCCTTATCTGCGACTGCTCGGACGGCGTTATGCCGGTGACCTCGGTCACGTATATCTCGCCCGACTCCGCGACGCCGAGGCCGTCTCCGACGATGACCTCGCCGAGGGTCTCAGCCGTCGCCGGTACGTGCAGCTCCTCGATCCTCTCGTCGAGCGCCGACCCCGCAGCCTCGACCATCTCGTCCAGCCTCGACTGCAGCGTGCTCACCAGAGAGGACGCCTGCCCCACTGCCGCCATGGCGTCTGAGTACGCCTGCCTCCACTCGTCGACGGTAGGCGCGTCCTGCGGCGTGTCTCCCGCGTCGACGTCGCCTGCCTCCACGACGGTGAGCGGAGAGCCCTTGGCGGTGATGATGTGTCTGCCCTGCGAGTCGGTTCCCTGTATGGTCACCCGCACCTTGCCCGTCTCGTCTATTACCTCCCACGGCACGGTCGAGTATGCCTCGGCCACGTACTCGGAGCCGTCTATGGCTGCCAGCACCAGCGCCTGCGTTACCATGTCGTCCTTCGAGGCGAACGTTATCGTCACGGGGAAGTCCATCCACTCCGCGTCGTCGAAGAGGATGCGCACCTGGTCCATCCCGACCGAGGTGCGCACCAGCGACATGCTCTTGGAGTTCGGCTTCACCGTCCTGTCCGCAACCAGAAGCTCGTATGTGCGCATGTCATGCCTCACAATGCAAGGTTTTGTGGGAGATGTTTCATCGGACCAACGTATCTTACTGTCGTTATTGGTATCTGAATGCTTCCGGAAAAGAAAGAGCCACGTGTATCGGTTGACGTTTCATTTATGCTATAATAATCATCTCTATAATTTTTGTAATCGTTTGCAACTAGGAACTCAGCCGTTGCAACAATTGGCTTTGTCTCAGCTGCCCACAATTCTAATCCACGTCCACTAAACCTGATTGCAACGATACCGTCTTCGCCAATTTCGAGGTGGTCATCATCGCCAACCCATCCACCGAAGAAGATTGCCTCTCCTTCAAACGGATATGTCCTAGTTTTAGGGGTGTCACTTCCGTCTTCGAACCCGACCCTAATATGGTGTGTGCCGTTGAGCGCATTTCTGATTCTGTTGTCGACTTCATACCTTTCGATTCCAAACCTATAAAGGTGTCCATTTTTGTTTTGCTCAAACACCCATGCAGGCCCGATGACGCCCAGTCGTGAAATGTTTATCCTCATGCGTGCGTCATACGCTGCCTGGGATAAGATCCCAGGGTTGCGCGGATCATCTAATTCGTAAAGCAACTTTCCTGACGATGCAGGAGCCTCGGCGACAAAGGCATTCATATGTGGGGTACCAACAAAAAACCGTTGACGCCCATAGCTTCCAAAGTCAATAGGCCCTCCAGCAAGATAGTAAAAACTATAGCTATATGCCGATCCCTCACTTGAATCGACAGTATAATCTCCTCTAACGCCGAGGTCACTTCTGCTGTACACCATCATGTCGAAGCTCGCTTCAAGGTCCCAGGTCTTGTCTCCGCTTGGCAGTATGAACGCGCTACCGTCAGTGCTTCTGCTTGCATGGAACTTCCTGCTACCACTTACAACAGCAACGAAGGCGAAGTCATCTTCCGGATAGCACTTTACCCCGTTGACATGGCACTCCGAAACCACATTGCCATTCGCCCTTATCACCTCTGCTCGCGTCCTGAACACGGTGCCGTTGACGTTTATCGCCATGTTGCTTCCCTCCGTCTGTCAAGAACATATATGCATGGCAATTACGCACCGACGATTCTCTCGCTCAACTGAGACCAGTTCGATGCGATTATGAACTCAGAGTAGAGAGTGCTCGGCACCACAATTCTTCCGTATATTCCCGCCGAAGCCGAGTACCCTCCTATAGGCGTGGACGAAAATGCGTTTACGCTCTCGAGCTCGGGCACCGCCGTGACGGTAGCAAGGTTGAGCGTCGTGAGATTCATGCATCTGTGGAAAGCGTACGAGTATATCTGGCTGCACTCGCCGATTGTGACATGCGAAAGCGACGTGCATTCTTGGAATGCGTTTGCATCGACGTTTCTGCAGTCTGGAAGGCTTATGCTCGCAAGTGAGGTGCACTCATAGAACGCCCACGCTCCGACCTCGATGCACCTGTCGGCTCTCACGCCTGACAACGACGAGCAGTACCTGAACGCCCCTCCCTCGATATACCTGCATAGTGGCATTTCTACGGTCTGCAAGCTCGTGCAGTCGTAGAACGCGCTCTGCATCACCGTTACGCACGAAGATGCAGTCACCGACATGAGACCTATACAGCTCCTAAAGCACCTTGTCGGAATCGTCTCCAACAATGGAAGATCAATGTTTGAAAGCGCAGTGCATGATGCGAACGCCTCTGCACCAAGCTGAATGCACGAGCCGACGTCTATGTGCGAGAGACCCACGCATCTGTAGAACGCATCCTCTCCTATCGTCTCGCATGAGCCGAACGACGTGTGGCTTAGGCTAGAGCAGCCGTAGAACGCCCAGCTTCCTATCGTCTTACACATCGGAAACTCGGCTGTGGCGAGTAACGAAAACGAACTGAATGCACAGCTTGGTATACTGACGGTCGAGCAGAACCTTGCTTCAACAAGCGTCTTCGTAATCATGCCGTCGACGACGTTCTCGCCTGTACCGTCTGGCATCAGACTATACACCGCATTCGCCATCTCTGACGGCTTGTACGTCTCGCTCGTTCCATACTTCGCACGTATGGCGTTGGCAATGTCTAGCAGTACGCGGTCATCCAAAAGAACATAACCCATCAGTATCCCACCTCGTTCGCGACTGGCAGCGCGAGCGCAATCTTCCCGTCGTCATTTACCGATATCGTCGTGCCGTCTGCGATTTCAGACAGCGGTAGTGCCGACGTCTTTACCTTTGCTGTGTCCTTGAGCACGCCGTACTCGTCGAACGCCGTGTCGAAGCAGTAGTACGCCAGAGAGGCGATGTTCCTAAGCTGCATCTGCTCACTAGCCGTTATGCCGTTCGTAACGCTCGCCGACAGGATGCCCTCCTCCGTAATGCTGAGCCCGGAGCCTATCTGCACGATGCCGAGACGCTCAGGTGTCGCTGGCACGGCGTAGGTCTCCAGTATCTCGTCGACTATCTCCTGAGAGTCGTCGGTAACCTGCGTGCGTACCTCCGCGACCATCGAGTCGAGCTGGGCCTGCAGGTTGTTCTTAATCGACTGCACCTCGTTGAGGAGCGTCTGCGCGTCCGCGTATGCCTGCTGCCACTCGTCAGTGGTCGGTGCGTCAGCAGGAGGGGTGCCGACGACGACGTCTCCCGCCTCCTCGACCGTGAGCGGTGACCCCTTGGCGGTTATTATGTGTCGGCCGTCCGCGTCGGTGCCCTGGAGGGTCACCCGTATCGGGCCGACCATGTCGATAACCTCATACGGCACGGTCACGGTGGCCTCGGCGACCCATTTGTCCGAGTCCTCTATCTCGCTTACCGAGAGCGCCTGCGTTACCACGTCGTCGCCTTGGGCGAACGTTATTCTTATCGGGAAGTCCAGCCACTCGGCAGAGTCGAACATCACGTGTACCTGGTCTATGCCGACCGATGTGCGGACTAGTGTCCTGTCCTTAGAGTTCGCCCTTACGGCACGGTTCTCGACAAGCAGCTCGTATGTCTGCATCTTAACCCCTTCTCATGCCATTCATGCCCAACCTGCGCTTTGCCTGTTGCGTCAGAACGAGTGCCCGCCGCCGCCTCCGTCGCCGCTGCCCCATGTCATGCTAGCAGCCGCATCTGCGACCTTCTTCGCCTTTTCGTTGCCCTTACCCCAGTCAGAGGGCTTCTCCTCCCCGGTGCTAGGCACCGACGGCTCGGCAACAACCGTCGTGAAGTTTATGGTGCCCTCGGTCATCGTCACGCCGTCGAATTGGTGGATGATGCCGTCGTGGCCTGCGGTGCCGATGTCTATTCCTGCGCTGCCGCTGTAGATGTCGGCGATCTGTCCCTGTATGTCCGATATCGCGCTGCCGTAGTCCGGTATGTCGTAGCTTATCGAAGGCACGTTGTAGCTCACTCCCCCCGAGCTCGGCGTGGACACCGTGTAGTGCGATAGCGTCGGCGTCGCGACCTCGTACCTGCTGCTGTCCCAGACCGGCGCGGTGTATCCGACCGATCCGACGCCTATCGTCTCCGTTATGGTCGCGATCGTCCTCTCGAGCTTCGGCAGCAGCCTGCCTATGTCGAGCTTTGCGTCCTCGACACCCATCTCGTCTATCTCGACGTGCAGCACGCGCTCCTGCACCCTGAGCCCTGCGTCGGGGTTGAAACCCATGTCGACTACCTGCACCTCGTCGCCGAGGCCTATACCGTCCGTCTCCATTCCTGCGACGGAGAAGTTCGCCACGGTGCCCGAGTACGAGATGCCGGGCCTCGTGTGGTAGAGCACGTCCTCCTTCGCCATCTCGACAAGCTCGTCCAGGTCGTCGGTGCCGAACGTGACCGCGACCTCCGGGTACTCCCATCCGCCCTTGCCATCCGCCTTTCGGAACACGGCCTCGGACTGGGTGTCGCGTATGTAGTCGGTGCCCCTCTCGTGGCGTATGCCCTTGGACGAGTCGACGAACGACGCGGCGGTCGTTATGTCGAGCTTGACGTCGTAGGTCGTGTAGCCGTCCGCCGCCTCCTCCGACTCGCCGTTGCCGAGCGGGACGAGCCTGCACGCGTATGGCCCTGGGTCCGGCGTGCGCGTTATGCCGGTGAGGTCGTGGCTCCACTCGAAGCGCCTCGTTGCGCTCTCCGATCCGAGGTGCCTCCTGAGCGCCACCTTGCGGGACGTGACCCCGTTGTTGCCGACGGCTATCTCCGCGTCTATCTCGCCGCCCCAGTACTTGACCACCGTGGTGAGCCTGTCCCATGCGGACGAGTCGGTGTTCATGACGACGGATGACGCCTTCTCGGTGACGTCGCAGGTTCCCACCGACCACATCGCGGTCCCGTCGAGAGCAGCCTCCATGGCGGACCTCGCGGTAGCGGGGGACAGCATGCCAAGCTCGCGCACCTTTCCGTACACCATCTGCAGGTCGAACTGCACCGACCAGCACAGGTGGTACGTGCCGACCGCGTGGTCTCCGGTGTCGTGCGTCTCGCTCGGCTCGTCGACGACCCACTCGCGCCACCTTCCGTCGGCGTGGTGCGTGAGCGCCCTCGTGCCGACCTCGAGGTGCCTCTCGGTCGTGAGCGACAGCGAGTGCTCGCCGTTTATCTCCTCCGACCTCGTGCACGTGAGCAGCGTGCCTGCCGACTTGGACAGCTCCCCTTCAGGGCTGCCGTCCTGCCTGAACAGTAGAACCCTGAAGTCAGCCATGCCCTGCCTACCTGTAACGTTGGGTCCACGAGAACGTGGCCGTGCCCGTGCCCTGCTCTATCGCGCAGCGCCACCTGCCCGGCGTCACCTCGGGCCACTCCGAGTCGAGCGTCACGCCCGTGAGGCTGCCGTCGACCGTCACGGTGTGCGTGCGCAGGTCGATGTCTATCGGGTGCTGGCGCGAGTCCGACAAGGCTACCTTGAGAACGCTGTCGTTCATCCTGATGGCCCACACCTTCGTCGACGCGCTCCTCGTCGCGCCCCTCACGGACACGGTCATGTCGGCGGCGTCGGTGCCACCGACCTCGAACTGCTGCTGGCCCGTGCCCGACAGCACGAACGCCCTCTCCTCGCCGTATCGTATGGGGTCGGAGGCGGTGAACACAATCTCGAACCCGCCGATGCCGGTGGTGCCGAGCCTGTCGCCCTCCGTGAACGACGTGTAGTGCGCCATGTAGTGTTGCCCAAGGTGGTTCCTGAGGGCGAGCGGCCTGTCGGAGTCGGTGACCACCCACTCCGCCACGTCGTCCTTCATCGTCTCGAAGTCGCCCCACCTGTCGCCGAGGAACCTGCACTCGAGCGTTATCTCGCGCGGGTTGAGCGTGAGTGAGTTGACCCTTGAGCCGTGCCCTCCGGGGTACGGCTCCATCTCCTCCCTCATCGCCGGCAGGTCGTCGTGGATGCGCTCGATCACTATCCCGTGGGACTCGAACGACTCTCCGTCGAAGTAAGACTTTTCCATGTCCTAGCCAATCCTCGAGTTGAGCTGCCGCTGCACCTTGACCGCTATCTGGTTAGACACCCTGTCGATGTCCGCCTCCTCGCGGATGACCATCTCGGGGATGTTGATGTTTATAACCGGCGCGTACGTGCTGTTGTCCACGCTCTGGCTGGACGCAACCATCTGCTGCCGCCTGAGCCTGCCCCTGTCGATGCGGTCTATGGCTTCGTACGCCGCGTCTACCGTCAGCTCGGGGTCGAAGCCCCTCTCCACTATCTCGGCCATGCGCTGGGCCTGCCTGAGCAGCTCGCCCTCCTTCGAGCGCATATCGTCTATGAGCGACTGCATGAAGTCGGCGTTGGCGTCCCTGACGCTCATGCCGTCCGCGAGCATGCCTGCCATCTGGCTCGTAGTGCCCTCGAGCAGGCCGAACCTCGACCGCATTGAGCCTACCCAGTTGTCGACCATCTCGCCGCCCCACCTGTCGTCGTACCTGAGCGGCCCCTTGTCTGGAGTGGAGTGGTGCAGATACGACGCCACGAGGTTCGCCACGCTGATGGCTGCGTTCGCGACGGCTCCGAGTGCGTTGGTCGACGCCATGCCCCTTGCGAAGTTCACGATTAGGTTGTTGCCGGACACCTCGGACCAGTCGTTCTTGCCCATCTCGTCAGCGATGTACTTGAGTATCTCGCCCATCGCCTCGATGGGCTTGTCGCCTAGCTTCGCCATGCCTGACGCGAGCGCCGGAGGAACCAGGGAGCCTGTCTGTTCAGCCTCTTCCGGCATTCCCTCGACCTGCGCCATAGTGCTGTCCTTGACGCTCTTCATCGCGTCAGAGGCCTTTGCGCTCGCGTCGGGGTCGCTCATGCCGTTGGCAAGTGCGGTGACGGCGTCCTTGCCGTACGTCTCGTCGAGCGCTGCCATTATCTGTAGCTGGTCGCCGTTTGCGGCGACAATGGCATCGGTGGCCTCGCGTACCTTTGCCGCCGCCTCCTCGTCGGAGTACCCCGCGGCAAGAGCCCATGCGGAGTCCTTGCCGTAGCGCTCGTTAAGGACGGCCATGACGCTCGCTGGCTCCGTCGCCGCGTTGGCGAGAGCCTGAGCCGACTGCATGAGGTACGTCAGAGCGGACTCGTCGCTTATGCCGTTTGCGAAGGCGTTGACGCTGTCTGATGCGTAAATGCCCATCTTCGCAGCCGTGTAGTTTCCGATGCTGTTGACGCTTCCGACCACTTTGTCGGCGGCTGTTCCGAACGGCGCCACAATGCTGTCCGCAAGCTCGTTGGCTGACGTGCTGACACCGGGCACCTCGTTCTCGATGGTCGATGCCACAAGCCCGAGGACGTCTGACGTCACCCCCGGCATCTTCCTGAACTCGTCGGTGAACGACAGCACGCCGTCCTCTGATATGTTGACGAGACCCTTCTTGATGAGCTCGCCGACGTAGGGTATCTGCGACGCAGCCTCCTCGAGCGCATTCTCGATGTTTGAGACTGCGTCTGCTGCCGACTCGGCGGCAGCCTGTGACGCCTCGGCGTTTCCGTCCCTTATGGCCTGGACCTCGGCGTCGTTCGCCTCCTTTATCGCCTCGAGCATCTCGTCGTTATGATTTTTTAGTTCTTCTAGCTGATTCTGATGCCCTTCCTTCATGGCCTCGAGCTTCGCCTGCTCGGATTCGGAGACCATCTCGTACTCGGCCTCCTGCTTCTCCTGCAGCAGCTTTAGCTCGGCCTCCCTCTCGGCCTTGTAGGACGACACGGCGAGGTCGTATGACTCCTTGAGCTCGGCCTTGCGGTCGTCGTACTGGTCCTTCAGCGAGGACTTCTGGTCCTTGAGCTTCTGTATCTGGGCGTCGCGCTGCTTCTTCGTGTCCTCGGCCCTCAGGTCGTCGAGGTAGTCGTTGAGCTCCTTCTCGGCCTCCTTGCGCGCCTTGTTCGTCCGCGCCGTGGCGACCTTCTTGTTCAGCTCGTCGAGCTTCTCCTGACGCTCCTTCTGCTTCCTCGCCTCGTCCTCGGCGTCCTGCTCGTCCTCTATGGCCTTTATGCGGTCGTCGATGTCTGAGTCGTACTTCTCGTACTCGAGGTCGAGCAGCTTCTGCTTCGCCTCGTACTCGCGCTCGATCTCCTTGACCTTGGCATCGGTCGCAGCCTTAAAGGCATCGACCTCCTCGGACTGGGCCTTCTTAAAATCTTTCAGGTATTTCTGACTGGCCTTCTGTGCGGCCTTGTAGGCCTTGTCCAGAGCCTTCTGCTGTTGCTTGTACTCGGCGTCGTAGGCCTTCTTCTGCTCGTTGTACTGCTTGTCTAGTTCCTTCTTCCTCGCGTTCGAGATGGCAGTGTAGTCGACGGTCGGCGGATTGGACTCGGTGGCAGCCTTTGTGGACGTCTGGATGTCCTTGATAGACTTCAGTATCCCCGGCACGCTGCCCGTCCATGCGGCGACAATCTGCGCGAGCTGGGACGCGGTTAGGTCCTTGTAGTCAGCCAGCGAGTGACCTGCGTTTATGAGTGCCGCCTGTATCTCGGCGAGCTTGTTCTTCTGCTCGTCAGTAAGCGACGCGTACTGCTCTGCCGCGAGGCCAGCCGACGCCATTGCGCTCTCGACGTTTCCGTAGGAGAACGACATGTTGTTCATCTTGCCCTCAAGCTCGGTGACCGCACGGCCCGCCTCGTCAAGCGCGTCCTTGGCGCCCCACGCAGATATTCCGGTGACATGGCCGAAGGTCTCCATCGCCGTCTTCTGCATGCCCATGAGCCCGAGGCCGTTCTCCATGGTGCTCTCGAATATCTGGCCGAACGTGTCGACCGAGAGACCGGAGTCCCTGACCGCCTGGTCGTATTCCATCTGCGCCTTCGCCTGCGCCGCGATGGCCTCCTTGTAGAGGTCGGCGTACGCCGCCTGCTCGAGCTGCCTCTTGTACGCCTCGGTCACCTCGTTTATCTGGGTGCCGAGGAGGTTGAGCTCGCCCGTCTGCGCATTGGTTATCTGGACGCTTGCGCCGGTCTTCTCGTTGTACGAGTCGACCGCCTGCGCGAGCGCCGCCTGCTCTGCCGAGTTGAGGCTCTGCAGGGACGACAGCTCCTGTATCCTGGCAGCGTACTGGTCGACGATTCTCCCCTCGGCCTCGACGTTGGCGTAGCTGTTCCTCGCGCTGTCTGCGAACTGGCCTATCGTGTCGAGGACCTTGCGGTACTCCTCGCGTACTTCTCCGAGGCTCTTCTTGACGCCGTCGAGATGCGCGGTGTCTATGCCGGACACGACGTCCGAGAGGCTTGACCTCACGTCGAGCGACTTCGTGAAGTTGCCGACGACGTCGATTGCCGTCGAGTACTCCTCGATCAGCATCTCTACTGCGCCTATGATGGCGACTATCGGCCCGACGGACTCCCACATGCCCTTCATCTTCGATATGAGTCCTCCGGCGCTGGATGACGCCTTGTCGAGGAGTCCGGCCGCCTTGCCGGTCTGGCCGCCGAGGTTCGTCATCGAGCTTGCTCCGCTCACTCCTGCCGTCGCGACGTCGTCGACCTTGACGGCGAGTCTAGCCATGTCGCCGGCGGCGTCACCGGCCTTACCCGCCCCCTTGGCGACGTCTCCCATCGCGTCTGCCGCGTCGGTTACGTCGTCGACCACCTCGGCCATGTTGCCGGCGGCGTCCTTCACGTTGTAGATCGCCTTCGACGACTTTGTGGCGGCAGCCTCCTCGGCCCGCTTGGCGGCCGCAGCAGCCTCGGATGCGGCCGCGTTCTCGGTCGTGGCTATGGTGTTCGCCTCCGTCGATGCGGTGTCTCCGGCCATCGCGGAAGAGTTGCCCTCGGCCGCCGACGCCTCCTCCTTCTTTGCCGCGGAGAGCGCCTTCGTCACCCCCGCGTTCTCCTCCTTCGTCGTCGTGTTCGACTTCATGGCAGCAGTGTTCGCGACTTTGGCCTCGGTGTTCGCGACGGTGTTCGCGGTGTCTTCCTCTACGCCGCGCGACGTCAGCTTCTGTATGGCGGCATTGTTACTCATGGCCTGGGCCATCTCGACCCAGCCCTTTCGGAACTGGTTGATTATCGGTACGGCTGTCCCGATAATCATCGACAGCCCGCCGAGGGTGACCACGGCCGACTTCACGCCGGGAGGCATGCTGTTGATGAGGTCTGTGAGCGTCCTGAGCGCGCTTGCCGCAAGGTCGAGGAACGGCTTCAGTCCGTCACCGAGCGACGCGGCCAGGTTGTTGATGTTGTTCTGCATTATGGTAAGCGAGCCAGAGAAGCCCTCAGACTTGTTCTGGGCCTCCCGTGCTGCGTCGCCGGCAGCGCCCCACTCGTCGCTTACTCCGTCGAACGCGTCTTTCGACATGGTTATGTTGTCGTCGAGGTTGTCGACGGTCTGCGAGAGCGCGAGGAGCGCCGTCTCCTGTCGGACGGACGAGATGTTGACTTCGTCGAGTGCCTGTATTGCGGCCGTCGAGCTGTCTGTGAGGCCCTCGAGGCCGACGATGAACGCCTTCAGGGCGTCGGACGAGCTGTTCTCCCACGCCGCTTTGAACTCGTCGGTGCTCATGTTCGCTATCGCGGCGAAGTTCTTGAGTGTCGAGCCGCCCTTGTTGACCGCATCGCCTATGCCCGTTATCGTGCGCTGCAATGCGGTCGCCGCGGATTCGGATCTCTGTCCGGTCTCTGCGATTGCGGCCGACCAGCCGAGCACCTCGGACGCGGACATGCTCGTCACGTTTCCCACCGCCGCTATGCGCTGTGCCACGTTCATGATGGCAGACTCTTGTGCTGCGGCGTTGTTGCCAAGTCTGACGAGTGCGTCTCCGAAGTGCTCTAGGTCATCCATGTTCTCGAGGTCGGACATGATGTTCTGCATCTGACCGAGCTGCAAGGCCGCATCATTGGCTTCGATGTCTGTGGCAATCGAGATGTTGCTGCCAAGCCTTCCGAACTGCTCAAGGTCTTTTGCCACCACGCCGAGCTGCCCGCCGAGCGCCTCCATCTCCAGCATCTGGTCGGCGGAGACGGCATGGGTCTGCGAGAAGTCTATCGCCGCTTGGCGGATGCTCTCGAACTCCTCCTCGGTGCCGTTGACCGTCTTGCGCATGTCTCGGTACGCGGAGTCTATGGTGTTTGCGGAGTCGACTATGTGCTGGCCCGCTTGACGCGCCCACTGCCCCATCTCCTGCGCGGCCTGCGTGAACGCGGCGCTGTCAATGAACGACGTGCCGTCGCCCTCCAAGGCCTTCCTGAGCGCGGCCTGAGCCACGTTGGCCTCGTCTCCCATCTCCTCGAGCCGCGAGCACACGGACGCTATCGCGAGCTCGAGCTGCTGGCCGCCCTGCACGTCGAACAGCTCGACGATGCGGGCGCGCACGGGAGCCAGCTCCGGCGGGATGCTCTTTATCTCGGCCTTGGCGTCGGTGAACTGGCGCACCCATGCGGCATCCTTGCCGTTCTTCGCTGCGAACTCGGCCACCTTCTGCCTCAGGGTCTCTATCTCCGCCTCGGTGGCCTTGAGCTTGAGCTTGGAGTCGTCGACGGCCTTTCCGAAGGAGCCGTACTGGCTCTTCAGGGCCGATATCTTCGATTGGTCGAACTGCGACATCGTCTGCTTGAGGTAGGCGACCTTGCTGTTGGTGAGGTCTACCGCCTCGGCGAGCGCCTTTGCCTGCTCGTCCTTGAACAGCTTGTTGTGGGGCTCCTTGGCGAGCGCGTCCGTGTACTTGCGGTACCTCTCCTCGGCCTTCTGTATGGCGGCGTCGAACGATGCCACTTGCTCGTCCACGTCGCCGAACATGCCCTCGGAGTAGTTCGCGGAGAACGCCTCGACGTTGCGCTCGGCGACCTCGCGCACGTCCTCGTTTAGGCCGTGCATGGCAGCCGACACCTTGGCGAGCTGCTCGTTGTATCGCTCCCACTGCTCGTACTTGGCCGCCTTGGCACTGGACTGCTCGGCGGCGTCCAGTGCCTCGCGCAGCCTCTCGACCTTCTCCCTTGCCTCGTCGTAGGCCTTAGTGCCCTCCTCCTCGGCGTCCATCTCGGCCTGTGCCTCGGCTACCTTTGAGATGAGTGTCTCGACCTCCTCGGTGGTCGACCTGACCGCATTGGAGGTGGACCCGTAAGCGGTGCGCATCTCCTCGACGTCGGACGCGTCGATCTTCGCAATCGCCGCCCTGAGCGCGTCCGCCTCCCTGGCACCCAGATTCATGGCGTCGGTGACCGCCCTCATCCTGGCGTCGAGCAGGTCTACGTTCTTGGTGTCGAACTTGAGCGCGTTGTCGAACGTGCCCACGCGCCCCATGGCGGACTGCATCGCGCCGTCGAGGGCGTCGGTTATCTTGGTGGTGTCGCCGAACTCGCCCTGCAGGGACAGGCGCACCACTATCTCGTGCTCCTGCCGCATGAGCTTCTCGAGCTCCATGCGGGCGGCGGCTATCTCCTGCTGCATCTGCTCGAACTTCAGGGCCTTCTCTGCGTCGGCAAGGTCCCTGAGCGTGTCGACGCCGACCTCGCGCAGGTCTGACAGGCTCCTATGTGCGTCCGCTATGCTCTTGGGCAGGAACTCTATCTCGTAGTCCTTGAATGTCGCGGTCGGGTCAAGGAGTTTCTCCCTGATGCCATCGAGGTAGCTTGGCACGTTGTCGAGTGTCTGCACGGCGCTGAGCTTTGACGCGACGTCGGGGATGCCTTCGACGGCCTCGCGCGTCTTGTCCACTGCATCCCTGATGGAACCGTACTTCTCACGCAGCTCGTCGATTCTCGACGTATCCATGGCCGATGCCTTGGTCCCGAGCTCTGCCATCCTCTTTGCAGCAGCGTCCTCTGCCTCCTGCAGCCGTGCCATGCTCGCGGTCGCCATGTCGACGTTCTTGGGGTCGAACTCGAAGGCGGTCTTGAAGGCGTTGGCGCTTGAGGTAAGCGAGCCCACCCTCTCCTGCAGCCTGTCTATGGAGCTTGTGTCGCCGAACGTCTCTGCCAGCGAGCGCTTGACGAACAGCTCGCGAGCGGCCTCTGACGCCTTCTTCATCTCCGTTCGCCATTGAGCTACGCCTGCCACAGCATTCTCGTACTCCTCGCGTTTCTTGGCATCGTCACGGTTCTTATTTGCCTCGCGCTCCGCCTCGCTAGCAAGCCTTATCTTCGATTCAAGCTCCTCGTTCGCCTTTGTAAGCGCCTTGACTGCTTCGAGACGCTCCCTCTCGGCAGCCTCGAACTTCTTTGCGTCGGCATCAGTACTGGAGATGTGTGCCGGCTCATTCTTAAGCTGGTTAATCTTCTCCTCATTGGCATTGAACTCGCCCATCAGGGCGTCATATCTCTGCCTTGCCTCGACCGCAGCCTTCGACGCTTCCATGAGCTGCAACGTCGCGGACTTGGTGTGGTCGGTTATCCCGTCTATCTCCTGGAAGTCGAACGATGACAGCTCCTTATCGAGCAGTTCGGCCTTCTCCGCAGCTACCGCCTCTGCGGCAACATACGCGTTCATGGCCTGCGTCGCGGCCTCCACGTTGCTTGAGTCTCCGTCGTATGCCTGGCTTAGGGACGAACCCGTAGATGTCAGCGCTCTGTATGCCACGTCGAGGGTCTTCGTATCCTCGACAAGCTCGTACATCCCGCGCATAAGCTCAGAGGGCACATTCATGCCGGACATCTTCTCGGCAAGGCTCTTGACCGCCGCCTCACTCTTCATGATCTCGCTGACCAAGTCTTGGTACCTGGTCACCTTCAGGAGCTTCTCCTGTTCCGTGCTCGCATCGTTGAACCCGTCGACGAGACCTTGTGTCTTCGCGACGAACTCGTCGATCTCATTGCCGCTGATGCCGAGGTTCTCCGCTATCGAGCGAAGAATCTCGTCCATGTGCGCCACGTTGGTGTTGCCCTCGGCGTTCTTGAACATCTCGCCGGACAGGACGCCGACCTTGCCGCCGAGCTTCGCGAGGTCATCCAAGGTGTCTGCCAAGGTGGCTTGGGCCGCGTTGAGGCTCTCCGTGGTCTGCTCGTACTCAATCTGGTCTTGTATCAGATTGAGTACGCTGTCGTCCTGCGCCTGCATGGCGTCCTGAACCATCTTGGACGCATTCTCGGTCGCATCGGCTCGCATCTTCTCCGCCTGCGCCTTTGCGTCCTCAACGGTGCCGGCACTGTCCCCCTCTGCGGCCTTGGCCTTCATTGCAGCCTCAGCGCGCGCGTTCTCCAGGTCCTCCTCCGCCTTGAGCCTGCTCTGGTGCGCCTTGGAGTGTTGCTCGCGCGCTTCGTCGAGCTCCTGCTCTGCCTGCTTTATGTTCTCTGCCTGTTCCTCGGCCACCTTTGCCCTTGCGGACTCGCGGGCCTCGTCGTTCGAGTGCTGCTTCTCGTATGCCTCGGTGAACGCGCCCTTCAGGTTCGCGCCCCTTCCGCCGCTTACCGCAGAAAGGTCGCTCTTGAGATCCTTTATCCTTGCGTCGAACTCCTTGACCTTGTCGACGCCGTCTGCGACGGCCTCCGTTACCTCCTGCTGGCTCTTTCCCTCGGCCTTGAGCCTCGCTGTCGTCTCGTCGACGCTCCTCTTCTCGGCATCGCGCAGGGCCTTGGTGTCCTGCAGCTTCTGCTGTATCTCGTCGTAGACCTCGACCGGAGTGGCAGCTTCATACTTGTCTGTGACGCTCAACATGTCGTCGAACGCCTTCTTCTCGGTCTTGAGCCTTGATATCTGTGCCTTTATGGCATTGACAGTGGCATCCCTCTGCTTCGTTAGATCGCTGATTAGTCTGGACGCAACCGCAGCGGACTCGTCATCACCATCCTCAAGATACTCTGTGCGCAGACTCCTAAGGGCTGCGAGAGTGTCCTTGTATTTCGCCTTGTATTCGTCGAGCAAGTTCTGTGACGCCGAAATCTCGTTGTCGATCGACGTGCGGGTCATGTCCGGGTTCTCGCCGCCGAGCATATAGACCTGCTCATATGCCTTCTTGACACGCTCGATGTTTTCGACTTGTATCTCAGCAGATCGCGTCGATGCGTCGGCAACCACGGAGTATGCATTGATTAGCGCCTTGCGATCCTCGAAGAACAGCTCCGTTGGGTCAAACTTGCCAGACTCACTCAACAGCTTCTCGAAGAGAGCCTGATCTCCGCTCTTGCGTGCCTCCTGCGCACTATCGAACAGCCTTTGGCGCTGGTCCTCTATTGAGTCGTACCTCTCGTGGATCTCGTCGTAGGCGTCGATGACGGCTTGTCTGACCCTGCCTGCCTCCTTCACGGACTCGTCGGCGTCGAAGTCGAACGCATTGTTGAAGTTGACTGCGTCGAGCAGCTCCTTCTTCGACTCTGCTACGTGGTCGACGAAGCCGTCGAACTCCCTTGTGGCGATCTCGACGAGCTTCCCCATGCTATCGTCGTCGGAAAGGCTCTCGAGGCCTGCCTTGACCCTCTCTACGCCTGCGACCATCTCCGAGGCTGCATCCTCCTCGCCCTTCGCAGTTTCGAGGTTCGCCTCAGCCTCGTTGAGACGCCTCTGCGCCTCCTCGACGGCCTTCGTCGCGGCAGCCCTGTCCTTGGTGGCCTGCGTGGCGTCCTCGACGAGTCTCTTGCCCTCCTCGACTGCCTCGTTTATGAGCCGCTCTCCCTCGAGCTGGGCTTCGGTGACGCGGTTGTTAATGCCTTCCTTATCCTCTTCGACCTTGCTCTGCAGCTCCTCCTGCTTCTGCGTCAGCGCCTCAACGTCACTTTTCGCTTGATTGAACGCGTCGTGGTGCTTCTCGTTGAACTTTGCGAGCTTTTCGGAGAACGAACTCAGTTTCGCAGATGAGATACTGATGCCCTCGGGGAGATCCCTCAGTGACTGCACGATAGCATCAACGTTGACAGTGCCATCCTTGAAGCCTATGGCGTCACGCATCTTCTCTATCTCGGAGATTATCTGCCTTACCTGCTCCTCGGAGCGCTTCATGCCGTTAGGCAGTTCCTGGCTGTACTTCTTCGTCAGCTCGTCTACGGAGGTTATCCCGGCCGCGAGGTTGAACGCGTCCCCGATCTTCGTCCTCTCGGTAGACGCTGCCGTCCTAGTGAGGTTGGTCATGTTGTTGTGGGCCTCTGCGAGGCGTACAGTGAGCTTGCTCAGCTCCGTCCTGTTGGACGCGAGCTTCTCGCTCACGTTGGAGACGGCCCCGCCGTACTCCTCCGTCGCTCTCGCCATCTCGCGCACCGTCTGCACCGAACCGTCGTCGGCGGTGTACTTCAGCTTGCCTATCTGCTCCTGCGCGCGCTTGAGCTCGGCGAGCTTCATGGACACGTTCGTGGCCTGGTTAGCCATGTAGCCCATCTGGGTGCTTATGACCTGCACGTTGCCGGGATCCAGCTTCAGGGCCTGTCCCAGCTTCCTGATCTCTGCCTGCGTTTGGGAAATCGCCTGATTTGGCGCACGTAGTGCCTTTACTAGGCTGGAGGTGTCGCCACCGATGCGTATCGTAAGTCCGCGATAGGACTCGGCCATTGAGACCTCCTATTTCTTGGACGACGCTCCGAAGAACGCGAACACCTGCTCAGTCGAGGACTCCTCGACCTCGTCGTCCCTCTTGTATGACTGGGCGCGTGCCTGCAGCATCAGCACCAGCTCGCCCCACGGGATCTCGTCGAGGTCGGCCATGGAGAGTCCCATCTCGAGGGCCGAGTTGCCTATCGACGTGTAGGGGAGCCTGTCCCTATCCCTCTTCCTCGCTGGTTTTTCCGGAGGCAGCGGCTCCGGATCGAAACAAGCCCCGCTGGAGCTCGTTGCCGACCGCGAGGGATACCTCCCTCAAGTCTGGCTCGCACTCGACGAGAGACGCGTCCCACTCCTCGTAGGACGGCACGGGCTCGTACTTCTCGCCATGCCTCTTCGCGATGGCCTCGGCGGTCTTGAGCATCGCCCAGAGGGCGCGCTTCTGGGCGAGCCAGTTGTCGCGCGTGTAGTCGTATATGACGGCCACTATGTTGCCCTCGTCGTCGAACTCGACGCCGGCGTCGTCTATGCTCATCCTGACCTTGCCCATGACGTCGGCAATCAGGTCGGCGGGGTTGCCGTCCTTGTCCCTGAACTCGTGCTCGTAGATGGTCAGGGTGCGGTAGGTGCAGCGTATCTCGCGCTCGCCCATCCCGTAGTCTATCGTCGCCATACCAGCCTCCTTGATATGTCGCTAGGTTGAAGTGCCCAAAGGGGGACGCGCTCCCATCAGGAAGCGCACCACCGCTGCGGGTACTCCGGACTAGGGGTTGAGGGGGTCGACACCGTCGTCGCCGTCGTCGCCGTCCTCCTCCTCGGCTACGTCGCCGGGGGTCTTGACCTCGTCCCACCACGTCGAGTAGTCGTCCTTGTCGGATGTGGTGCTGTAGTAGAGGTAGGCCTCCTCCTCGCTGTCCACGACGAACTTGGCGCCCTTGAAGGTGCCCTCGTAGGACTGGGTCTCGGGCTCGGTCGTGTCCTCCTTGGTGGAGTGGGTCTCACTCGAGCGGGTCAGCTTGCCGCCGAACACGTTGACGCGCAGCGTGGTCTCGTCGCCCTCGACCTGGAAGCCGAGCACGAACTCGCTGGGCTTGTAGTTGACGGGCAGGGCGAGGTTGCCGTTGACCTGCTTGTAGCCGAGCAGGTCAATCTTGGCGCTGTCGGGGAGGTCGGCGAGCTCGATGGTCACCTGGTCGGACGCGGCGCCGGGAGAGGTGAAGTAGTTCTCGTTGTCGGCGTAGAAGTCGTTGTTGGACTCCTGCGGCTCCAGCTGGATCTGGACCGCGCCGGGGATGCGCTTCCACTCTCCGAAGCCGTCGGAGGTCTTGAGCGCGTAGCGTGCGTTGGAAACGCCGAAGCGTACCTTGTTAGCCATCTTGTGACTCTCTTTCTCTTAGTTTCTCCAGGCCCAGCGAGAGCCTGTAGTCATGGATGAGGCAGTTCTCCGAGTCGAGGTAGTCGGCGTCGTAGAGGCGCCATGTGCCAAGTCTCGAGAGAGCTTCCTCGAACTTCCTTGTGAGCTGCGGGTCGTGCTCCTTGAATAGCAGCTCGACCCTGAATCTGGGGAGGCGCGCGTAGTTCTCGTCGTCCGCGTAGAACTCCTCGCCGTTCATGCGGGAGTACGCGAACCACGGCAGCGGCGGTGCCTTGCCGGACGGGTACGAGAGGTAGGTGCCCTTGCAGACGCCCGTCAGCGTCTCCATGAGGAATGCCTCAGGCGTCATCGAGAACCTCCCCTATCGCTTTTCCGGCGGCCGTCTCTGCGGCGTCGAACGCGACCTTGGCCGCGTCCCTGACGTGCGGTATGGCCTTGACCCTGCCGCCGCCGACCTTCGCATGGCCGAACTCGAGCAGGTGCGGCAGGCCGGGCATCTTCGGCGAGCCGACCTCGCCCGACGGGTGGTCTCCGCCCTTGTTGGTCATGTGCGAGCGGATGGACCTCGAGTAGGCGCCGGTCGTGTAGGTCTTGCCATGCCTGCGGTACGTGCGGACGTTCTTGTTCTTGCCGCGCTTGATGCCGCCGAACAGCCTCTTGGCCCTGTCGCGCCAGTCCTTGGCGCCCGCGCGGATTCCCGCCTGGACGACGCCAGGCATCTCCCTGCGCACTCCGTTGCCCACCTTCGAGAGGATGCCCTCGACGGACTCGGCGAACTCGTCCGCGTCAATGTCCATCGTGGTCCTCCCTGTCGTTGCCGTACCTCGCGCGCAGGATCACCTTGTAGTTCTCGTGCTCGGAGGTGGCCGCTATTACGTCCATCTCCTCGCCGCGGTATATGACCTGGTCCTCGCCCTGGTAGTCGATCTGCCGTATGTAGACGAGGTGCATGTTGCGCATGCCCGTCTCGGGGACGTCCTCCCCGCCGGTTATGCGCACCTCGGAGGAGCGGAGCTGGGCCATTACCATGGTCCCGAGCATGCCGGGGTTGCAGAACACCCTCCTCGGCACCCGCTCGCCCTCGTGCCAGCCGCCCTCCTCGTCCTGCCAAGCGTTGGGCGCTGACAGGAGGGTGATCTCCTCGTTCCAGCGGCTCATGGCGAGTCACCGCCGGAGGGGTCGGAGGCGTCTCCCTCCGGCGGGTCGTCGGCTTGTGTGTCGAACGCCTTGGTGACGTTCTCGGCGCATTCGTTGGCGGAGCTGTTCATGAGGGCGTTCACCGCCCAGTGGTAGCGCTGCCAGCAGCGGTCCGAGTCGTTGTTGTCGAAGCCGTAGTTCGCCTTGCAGAACATCAGGACGGCGCACTTGGCAAGGGGGTTGGGTTTCTCTGCGTCGAGCAGCTCCCCCCGAACCCCGACCCTGCGCATGTCCTGAGTCGCGGCGTCTATGAGGCCTTGCACCTCGACGTCGGTCATTTCGGACACGACGCGCAGGGACACCTTGACGTCGTCTATGAGTGCCATCTAGGCCTCCAAAAGCTCTATCAGCCTCGCCTTGCTGGCGTTCTTCGGGATGGTGACGCCGCGCTCGCCGGCCAGTGACCTGAGCTGCGCGACGGTGAGTGACTTGAGGTCCGGCGCCTCGTCTGGCGCCGCCTCGTACGTGACGTATCCGGGCAGGCGAGCCGCAATCTCCTCGGCACGCGCCTCGCTGGCGGTGAACTCCTGGCCAGCGTGGCGGTCGACGTGCTCTTGGAGGTCTCGGAAGCCCCTGACGACCTTGACGGTGACCATCGGCTAGCCCTCGAACAGGTCGTCGACTTCCTCGTCGGTGAGCCCGCCAGTCTCGATGGCATCGGCTATCGCGGCGGGGAGCTTCTCGTCGAGCACTGCCTCGACGGCTGCCCTGATCTCTGCCGGGCTGACGGAGCCACCACCGCCGCCAGCGGACACGATGGCCTCGAGCTCGTCCTGCAGTTGGGCCTTGGTGTTGCCCTTGGGCGTGCCGCCGAGCTTGCGGATGAGGTCACGCAGCTCGGATACGGTCGTGCGACCCTGGTAGACGTTGGTACCCATTAGGCCGACGGTCCCTTCTTGAGGATGACCCAGCCGAACGGGTTGGAGACGCGTCCGTCCATGGCGGTGAGCACCTTGGTCTTGTGGAGGTTGATCTCGTGGTCGTCCCAGCTGGTCGTGGTGAGGGGCATGCCGGGCTGGACGTTCATCGTGTAGTTCTTGAGGTTGCCGTAGATGCCGATCACGTCGCCGACCTCGGCGTCGTCGAAGGACTTCATGATGCCGTTGGGCAGCGTGTCCACGGGGCCGACGCCGCGCAGCGTGAGGCTCTGCTCCTCTGCCAGGGGGTTCATGAGGGCTATGGGGCGGTTGTTGTCGTCGTGCAGCACGTTGACGTGGTTGCCCCAGGTGCCGTCGGCGATGATGAGCTCGCCCTTGCCCCTGTAGTAGCGGTTGAACTTGGTGTTGTAGAGGATGGTGCTCCAGAACTTCCAGTCGTCGATCTGGTCCTCGTTCACGTTGATGACGAGGGCGCGGCCCTTGCCGGTGCCGATGCGCTGGGTGTAGAAGTCAGCGAGCGTGGAGTCGATGCCGAGGCCGTCGGAGCCGAGCAGGCGCAGGTCGGTCACGATGCCGCGCGGCTGGCCGATGCCGGAGCCGTCGTACACGGCCTGGTCCATGGCGTTCGCGTAGCACTCTGCGAGCGCGGGCGCGAGCTGCCTGATGTAGGTGTCGGACATGAGGGCCTGTGCCAGGAATGAGCGCGCGAAGCGTGCCTCGAACTGGTAGGCGCCCCAGGTGAACACCTCGGGGTCGTAGTCGTACTGGTAGGGCGAGACTTCCTTGTCGCCGATCCAGCTGCCGGTCACCTGCAGGTCGTACTCGGACACCGCGAGCTGGCCCTGGTAGTTGGTCACGTTCACCTTGGGGAACAGCACGGACGTCTCGCGGACCTCCTTCTGCACCTCTTCGGAGAGGGTGGAGGGCATGACGATGAGGGTGCTGTAGGTGTTGGAGAACGTGGGGTCGGTCATGTTGGTGAAGCCCTCGTTGAGGGTCACGGGGGTGTTCGCGCGGCTCTGGATGGCCTTGGCGATCACGTTGCCGGGCATCGGGGCCTTGCGGGCGATGTGGTTGGCGAGGGCCTCGCGGTACTCGACCGTGTCGGTGTAGGACTCGCCAGCCTCGCGGCTGCGTGCCTGGAACGAGGGCTTGGCGTCCTCGCGGGCCTCGGGCTCGCTGGTGGCGACGACGTTGCCGGCGCCTGCGGCCACCGCGGCCACCTTGGTGTTGAACAGCTTGTTGGCCTTGGAGCGGCGCTCCGCGTCGGCCTCGATGAGGTCTGCCTCTGCGTAGAGCATCTCGTCGGTGACGCCCTCGGGCAGCTCCTCGGAGTTCAGGAGGCCCATTACCTCCTGCTTACGTGCCTCGAACGCGTCGAGGTCCAGCGCCCGGTACTGGGCGGCTGTGAAGGTCTCGAACATGAGAGCTTCCTTTCGTCGGTGTTACAGTGCTCGGGAGTGTGGGACTCCCATGACGCCGCGCTCCGCGGACGTCCCCCGCACGTGGCGGCAACTCCTGCCGCCGCACCGCCTCGATCTCTCCGTCGAAAGGCCGTCGTGCAACTTGCTATGTCGAACCCTTGCGGGTGTTTGACCTATATGTTTATGAGCTGGAGCGCCCGCATGCGGCGCCTCCTGCGTCTCTCGGCCTGCGTGCCGCGCTCCGTGTCCTCGAGGGCCTGCTCGGCATCCTCGTGGGTGACCTCCGGCTCCTCGGGCACGTCCTCCGGCGCCTCCGCCGGCTGCTGGGACATGCGCTCCATAACCTGGTCGACTATGGCGTCGATGTCGATGCCGAAGGCCTCGGTCTCTGCCATGACCGGCTCCGAGACCTCGTCCGTCTCGGCCGAACGCTGCTCGACGACCTCGGGCTCCTCGGCCTGCGACTCCTGCTCGGCCTTGCGGTCGGCCTCGATTCGGGCCGCGAGGTAAGAGCGCTTTCTGATCTCGTCTATCTCGGTCCCCGGATTGGCTGGTATTCCTACCGCTGAGACGTCGTAGACGCGTCGTATTCTCGTTATCGTCGTGTGCCAGTCGCCGTCCTCATCCTTGAACGTCGTGTATCCGTCTGAGTCGTCGTCGCTGTCGATGACGAAGCCGAAGCTCATCTCGACCACGAGCCCGTTCTTGATGGACTCGTAGAGGTTTCTCGCCTGCTGGCATCCGGAGAGGTCTGCCTCGCACCACGCGCCGTGGTCGTCCGTGCCGAGGACGAGCGACCCGTTGCGTTGCCTCGCGAGCACAGGCCCCTCGTGGTCGTACTGCATGATGACGTCGCTCATGTCGCAATCGTCGAGTGCGTGCGGGTCTATCTGCTCGTACTCCGCAGGCCAGTACTTGGTACGTTCGTACAGGAGGTACTCGTCGTTGAAGGTCGTGTAGTATCCCCTTACGCGGAACGACTCCTCGCTCGGTTCGTCGCCCTCCTGCTGGACCGGTTGGAAGTTGGAAGCCGTGAAGCTCCGGTACTGCCTTTCCAGTGGCTTGTATGGCATCACTGCCTCCTTGCTCGTCTAACAAAAAAGCCCCTCTCGGGGCTTTGCTTACGCGTTGTCTTCGTCTGGCTCGTCGAGGTCCGACAGGTCATCGTCCCAGCCGTCGCTCCATGTGGTGTCGTGCTGGGAGTGTCCGCCGGACTCGGCGATAATGTTGTTCTCGTCGTCGACCATGTATATCTCGCCGCGCAGCGTGAACACGTCCCCGCCCCTGACCCTGGGGAGCTGGAATATGTCGCGCACCTCGTTGCGCGTGCCAGCCCCCATCTCGGAGAGGAACTTCGCGACCTTAATCTTCGAGTCGGTCGACGCGTACTCGAGGTAGGAGCTCGAGAACATGATGCGGTTGCCCTTGCGGACCTGAGTCGGCGTGAGAAGCATCATCGACAGCCGCTCGCCGAGCATTATGCCGACGGGCTCAATGGTGGACTCGTAGAAGCTGCTCCAGGTGTTCTCGTCGAAGTCGGCGTTGAGTATCTTCTCGTTTATGCCGAAGTACGCGTACAGAACCTTGTCGATGCGCGCCATCTCGTCCGGGTCGATGGTGTAGTGCTCGGACTTTATCTGCTGAATGTCCTCGAATGTCTGGTCGTAGACCATCAACCCAGTTGTGTTGCTGGTGCTGAGGTTCGTCTCGCTGAACCTCTGGCGCTTCTTCTCCATGTCCTTCTCGTGGACCATGCCGGAGAGCTTGCCTATGAACCGTATGTCCGCACCGGTCTGCAGCGCTATCTCCTCAGCCTGCCTCTGGGCGTCCATGAGCCTGAGGGTGGGCGTGAGGGGCAGGTTGCCTCCGCCGAATATGTCGGAGTCGAGCTGGAACCTGGTGAGTATCGCCACGTCGTAGAACGGGAACGCCATCGTCTCGCCGTTGAGCAGGTGGAACCTCACCCACGGCTCGCCCTCGTACTCGACCACCTCGGTATGACTCGGCTTCATCGGCCACAGCCCCACGATGGTCCCTGCGTCCCTCTCGTCATACTGCGGCACGACGTACGCGACCGTGTCCACGAACAGGATGGTAGCCACCCTGCGTAGGAAGTCGGGCCACGTCATCATGTCGTTGGGGAATGACGAGACGAGCCTCTGCACCCTCGGTATCGCGCCGCCCGAGCCCTCGGGTGTCACGAACTCCGGCTTCAGCTTGGAGCACGCGACCGCTATGCGCTCGACTATCGCCCTGGTCTGGGCCTGCTCGTAGAGCGTCCCGTCCCAAGACGTGAACTGCGGCGTGTACTCCGTTATCGTCCTGTAGCCGCCCGTGACTTGCTGCTCGGGCTTCGCGAACAAGGGCTTGAGAGACTTGGGGACGATCTTCTCGAGAAGTCCCAAATCGCTCCCTTGCGCAAAAGAAAAACAGCCCTGCCTGTCGGCATGGCTGTCCCATGCGGCAATTGTACCATACATGTGTTCGGTCGCGCAAGTCCCGTCTGCTAATCCGCGCGTACGACGTTGTTGTAGAGCGCCGCGAACCCTCCCGACAGCTCCCTGTCGATGTGGAAGTGGCCGAACCACCACCTGCCGAAGTCCAGCCTGAACGAGACGGAGTTGAGCCACCTCTCGTAGTCGTCTGCGGCGAAGTTCCTGCCTGACAGTATCCCCAGCTTCGGCACGAGGTCGGACGGGGCGTCGTGCGTCAGGACGTGGTCGACCCTCCATCCCCTCTCGGAAAGTGACCGCTCGCACAGCGACCGCTCCTCCTCGTCGGGAACCTCCTCGGGCCACCACGACACGCCCTCAGTGCGCCACTCCCTGTCATGGGACGCAGCACCTCCCATCGCGAGGAACGACCTCGTGCCGCCGTCCGCTGGAAGGTCGAACACCCAGCCCCTCATCAGGTGCAGAACATGCGGCCTCACCTCGTGAACCATGCCGCCCATGTATCCGCGTGCGGGGTACGTGGCGAGCAGCGGGTGGTTCTCGTGGTTGCCGTCTATGAAGAGGGTCGTCCACGGGCATGCCTCGAGCCAGTCGAGCCACCACTCGTCGGACTCACGTCCATCCCAGACGAGGCCGAAGTCGCCGAGTATGATCACGTAGTCGTCGCGGGTGAGACTGCGTCCCTCCTCGAAGCTGCTCCGCCCCAGCTTGCGTATGCTCATGTCGCCGTGTATGTCGCCGGTAATGTATATCGCCACCCGAACCTCCGTTCGTATCTTGCTAGATTATAGGCGATGTCGGAGTTTCTGTCCGACTGTTGGTCTATGATGGAGGCTCGACATACGGAAAGCCTCCCGACGTCTGGTCCACGCCGGGAGGCCGTTGCGCGGGGGACGCATCCCCGCAGGACAGAGGTTATCGCATGGCTGGAGGCAAGGTCAAGTCCATAGACCTGTTCGCGGGCATCGGCGGGATAAGGCTCGGATTCGAGCAGGCGTTCGGCGAGGACATGGATACGGTGTGGGCGTCCGAGTGGAACAAGTTCTCGAGGCAGACGTACGAGGCCAACTTCCATGACGGGTTCGAGATAGCCGGCGACATCACCGAGGTGCCGTCAGACGAGATACCAGACCATGACATTCTGCTGGCTGGTTTTCCCTGCCAGCCCTTCTCGATATCCGGCGTGTCCAAGAAGCGCAGCCTCGGGAGGCCCACCGGCTTCGAGGACGAGACGCAGGGAACGCTGTTCTTCGAGGTCGCGCGCATCATCGACGCAAAGAGGCCGAAGGCGTTCCTCCTCGAGAACGTAAAGAACCTGACGAGCCACGACAGTGGCAACACGTTCAGGGTCATCATGCGCGTGCTCACCGAGGACCTCGGGTACCACGTACACTGGAAGGTCATAGACGGCAAGCACTGGACGCCGCAGCACAGGGAGCGCATATACATAGTCGGATTCAGGGAGGACCTGCCGTTCTCGTGGGACGACCTCGTAATACCAGAGAGCGGCGGCGTGTTCGCGGACGTCATGGAGACGGACGTGCCCGACAAGTACACCCTGTCCGACAAGCTGTGGGAGTACCTGCAGGCATACGCGGCTAAGCACCGCGCCAAGGGCAACGGCTTCGGATATGGCACCGTTGGCCCAGGAGACACCACCCGCACCATATCGGCGCGCTACCATAAGGACGGCTCGGAATGCCTCGTGCTCCAGGACGGGAAGAACCCGAGGAGGCTCACGCCGAGGGAGTGCGCCAGATTGCAGGGCTTCCCCGACTCGTTCGAGATACCGGTCTCGGACACGCAGGCGTACCGACAGTTCGGTAACTCCGTGTGCGTGCCTGCGGTCGCCGCCGTGGCACGCCTCGTCAGGGAGGCACTGTGGACTACGGATCACTCAGGGACTACTTCGACGTAGTGCTCGCCAAGTCGCTTGGCGGCACCGACATCGACAGGATGGTGAGCCACGGGCACGAGCTCGGCGGCTTTGGCAGGCTTCGCAAGTACCTTGGTGACGACGACAGGCGCGTATGGGCGACGTATCTTTACGTAGGCGACGGAGCCATGGAGACTGCCTATGCGCTGACGACATGGTATGACGCCCGAAGGAAGAATCCGAACAGGGGACCCGAATACAGGCTCTACTACCCCGAATGCCCTCCCGTTTCGATGGCCGGCGTCGGCGACCTCGCCATAGTGGCCGTCACAAGCGAGGGCGAGCTCGCGTTCGTGTTCGCCGAGAGCGGTACGGACAGGGAGTCCGAGGTCAGGTATCTGTTCGGGGTAGATGACGACTCAGCCAGCTACAAGCCTTCGCGCGACATGGGAAGGAGGGTCGACGCCTTCGGGGCGGAGATCCTTGCCATGCTTGGCATAGAGGCGGAGGCGCCATGGGAGCTCGGCGAGTACGTGACCGAGATGCTGGACAGGTGGCCTGACAGGCTGCCACACGGCCGCGTGTTCTCCGAGTTCGCAAGGTGCGTCTCCGGCATGGACCCGCTCGATGACCCAGACGGCGCGCTCGTGGACTTCTACAACACGCAGACCACGCTGTTCATGGAGTACGAGCGGCACGAGATGGAGTCAAGGCTCGGGCCGCTTGTGAGGAACGTCTCCGACCCCGACTACGACGCCATACTCTCGGTCGCCATGTCGCTGTTCCAGCGCAGGAGGTCGTCCGCCGGCCATGCTCTGGAGTACCACCTCGAGGCCGTGTTCGACGCGTTCGGCATAGACTACACCGCACAGGGCCGCACGGAGGGCAAGGAGAAGCCCGACTTCCTGTTCCCGTCCGAGGACGCGTACCACGACTCCCTCTTCCCCGCCGCCAGACTCACGCTGCTCGGTGCCAAGACAACGGCGAAGGACAGGTGGAGGCAGGTGCTGCAGGAGGGAGACAGGGTTCGCACGAAGCATCTCGTGACCTTGGAGCCCGCCATATCGGTCGACCAGACCAAGGAGATGGCCGCGCGCGACCTGCAGCTCGTCGTACCTGCTCCGATACATGCGACGTACCTGCCGTCGCAGCAGCGTGGCATGTGGACGGTGCGCGACTTCTGCGAGTGCGTCCTGGACAGGCAACGCTCGTGACCGCTCCCTCTTGCTAGGAGTCGCCAATCATGCCGGCGTACTCCTCCTCGTGCAGTCGGAACGCCTTGAACGCGAACAGCTCGGCCATGTACGGGTCTATCTTCTTGTGGGGGTCCAGGTTCTTCTTCCTCGGGAAGACGTTGTCGTTGTTGTCGACGGTGACCTCAACGTTCATCCTCGCCCACGCCGTTATCGGCGAGCTGTTGATTATCCTGTGCGCGCGGAGGTCGAGCTGGTGCTCCTTCATGAGCGGCGACAGCACCTTCGCGTATTGCGGGACGCTGTGTACCCTGGACTCGCCGACGAGGCGCTTGAGCTCCCTCTCGGTCCAGTCGTCCACGTGCCACGCGTCGTACGCGACGGCCATCGGGTAGAGGCCCTCGTCAACTAGCGACCGTATCCATTCGACGATGACCATCTGGTTCACCTTGTCGCCCTCGACTATGTGCAGCCACCCGTCGGACGCCCACTGCCTGTACGGCACGGCGTCACGCTCCTTGAACCCCTTGATGTTGATGTTCACCTGCTCGTCGGCTATCCAGCAGCAGCTCCGCTCGTAGTACCTGTCGTCTCCCGGGCGCTTGTACAGCGCGCACGCCGCGTTGAGGTCGCCTGACGACGCAAGGTCGAAGCCGATGACGCAGTATCGGTCGACAGACGGGTCGAATGGGGTCGGCTCGTCGTTGACGCACTCCTCGTACGAGAGGAAGCTAGAGTATTCCAGCGCGGGTATGTTGAACTGCTTCATGAGCACCTCGGGCAGGTCGGCCCTGTTCTCGAATGCCTGCTGCACGAGCTCGACCATGCTCGACTCCTTCTTGACCGTGCCGAGGCCGGGGTTCGACTTCTTCCACAGCCACCTGTTCTCCTCCTCGAGGCCGGCGAACACCTCGGAACGATCGTCCTGCTCGAAGAGGATTGGCAGTATCCGGTCAGACCTCGACTCGCCGTTGAGCCATCGGTTGCACACCTCCAGGCGGTTGTCGAAGATGTTGTTCCTGACCTTCCCCTGGGTCGATATGACGAACAGCATGGGCTGCCGACGAGAGCTCATTGCCCCTGTGAGAAGGCGGTACGTGGCGCCCTGGTCACGACAGGCTGCAAGCTCGTCGAGCACGCCGAAGTGCATGTTGAGTCCGTCGAGGCTGTCGCTGCGAGAGCTGATCGTGCATAGGTACGAGCCGTTTGCGTCGTAGTTCAGTCCGGTGATTCCGCGCTTCTGCACCATGCCCCTGCGTATGCGCTTCCTGAGGAGCGGCGACATCTTGATCATATCGTTCGTGGCACCCCAACAAAGCCTCGCCTGCTGGGTGTTGGTGGCACCGTTGTAGCATTCGGCTGCCGGCTCCTTGTCGCTGGTGAGCATATAGAGGTTGAGGGCGGCGAGCAGTGAGGTGTTGTGGGTTGCAGTGTAGTGTCTGCCTGCAAGATACAGGTGTGATTGATTGTCAATTGCTATGCACTTGCTTGGCTCGTTTGGGATGGGCTCTATCGACACGATGGTCTTGCGTGACATTCTAGGTGCAAGCTTATCTTTTAACCGGTCATGCTTGCGCTTCAGGTGGAAGCAACTATGCTCTTTGTCCGTCCAGAACTGCGCCTGGTATACAGTGCCACAGGGTTTGCCATTGCACTGAGCCTGCTTACTCCTCTTTGTCGCCTTTATGCCGAGGCTTGAGCACAGCTCGATGAGCTGGTCGACAATAAGCTCGTTCTTCTGCGTGAACTCACATTGACCTGCCTGAGAACAATAGCCGTCAGTGTCCATAAGACCGCGCAGTAGCTCCCAGCGCTGTTCGGTTGAGCCTTGTAAGTAGATGTCGGGTATGTGCTTATTCCCGAACACCCCCAACTCCCTAAGTGCGTTTATAAACGAATTGCTTCCGTTTTCGCCTCTCACTCCCGTATCGATAACTATCTTGTCTGTTCTGCTCTTGCAGTGCTTAATGTCGCAAGAGTGTCCAAGCGAAGTGAGTGTTTGATATGCGTCTTGAATGTCGCAGTCAGCAACCGTGACTTCTGGCTTGCTTGATGTCCCGTCCCCAAGCCAATATCCAAACGTATACGGGTCTATCGGCAGCTCCCTCTCTGGGTACTCGGCAGGAAGACTCATGGGCACACGATACTTATACTCGACACCTTTGCCATCGGCTCTGTGACAGACAAACTTGGAGTCGTCGAACATTTCCTGTGTTGTAACCTCATACCAGCCGTCGCTACGGTAACGCTTGCCATTTCCGATGTGGCCACGTGGCCCAGGCATCCTCTTTGATGTACTACGGCTGTGTTTTGTCTGCACTGTCCAGACATGGTCGCCAGATGCCTTTATTTGTGAACCGTCCTCAAACGTGACGAGGTACATCGGCTTGTCAAAAATCTCTGATTCAGCAACAATGTTTGACGGTTTGCCGTCTTGACCGAACACGACGTCGCCGACATGTAGGTCGCCCATTGTGCGCCAACCATTTGGTGTCGGTATCTCGGTGTCAAGGCTCAGAGCCTTGCCGTTCTTGCGACTAATCTCAACCAGCACTTCCCTGAACTGACGGTGCCCGTCCTCGTCGACGAAGCCGAACGCCAGCTCGACGATCATCCGCTCGTACGGCTCGAGGATGAACGGCATGCCCATGTTCTCGGCCGACGGGATCCGGCATATCGTCTCGATGAAGCGAACCGGCCTGAGTGCGGCCTCGACCGAGAAGTGGAAGCCGTGGTACTCCTCGTGGAACCGTGGCAGCATTATCTCCGCAAGGCGCTTAATCTTCTTGCATGCGACTACGGAGCCGTCGAGGCACCCCTCGAGGTACCTCTCGGCATCAGTCTTGCCGTCGACTATGTACGGAGGGCTGTTAGGCGTTGAAGGCGTCGAAGGCATCCATCTCCCCCTCGTCGGACGCCGCCGCGCCCTGCTTCACGAACCTCGAGATCTTGACCGCGAGGTCTGACTTCGCGGCCCTCGCGTCCTTGAACACGTTGATGGACTCGCTCTTGGTGAGCTTGTAGTGGTTGTTGCCCTTGCCTCCCGTGGTGGTGCGCGAGAGCGTGCCCTCCGTCGATATCGACGTCCATGCCGCCTCAGATATGGCGCACCACTTCCCGTAGTCACCGAGCAGGTCGAGCGCGAAGAACCTGTCGACGTCCGAGAGGGAGTCGATGTCTATCACCTCGAGCAGGCCCTGCACGGCGCTGTCTATGTCCTCCTGCCTCGGCTTGGGTATCCTCTTCGCAGGCATGTTCTCCCCTCCCTAGAAGTCGGTGAGGACGCACACCTCGGAGTGATCGAACCTCACGTGGTGCACGTATCTGACGTCGGCATGGTCGAAGTACTCGCTGAACCTCTCGAGGGCGTCGCGCTTTGAGTCCGCCCACGTTATCGCCACCTCGTCCTCGAAGCGGTTCTCCATCCTCGCCGTGGGCCTGGCGTAGAAGTAGAGGCTCATTCGGCCTCCTCGTAGAGGTCGCAGTCGTCGGGGTCGCACTCGTACTCGCAGTACTCCTCGTCCTCGTCCTCGTCGTACACGTGGTGCTCGCACCAGTCGCAAAGGCTCACTTGCCGTCACCCCCTCGAGGCCGCTCGAAGTCGCCGCACGTCCACTCGCCGTGCATGAACCTGCGGTGCAGGACGCACACGGGAAGCCCCGTGTCGTCCGGGTCGAAGTGCCTGCAGTTGAGGCATGTCTCTCCCATGTGTGGTCTCCTATCGTCTCCTATGGATGTTCCTTTGCTCGTCGACGGTCTCCGTGAGCCGCATGACCAGCTCCTTGTAGCTGCGCTCGGTGTCGGTCTCACTGGGCATGACATAGCCCCGCTCGTCGAATGTGACGCGCGGGGCCGACTGTCCGGAGTGGACCGCCGCATGGCAGTCCTGGCATAGGCGCTGGAAGTTGTCGTACGAGAGGGTCACGTGAGGGTCGTCCACGTTCTCGGGGGTAAGGTGGGTCTTGTGGTGCACGAGCGTCGCAGGCGTGAACTCCCCCATCTGGAAGCACCGCTCGCATATGCCGGGAGGCACGACCATGGAGTCGGGCACGGGAGTCTGCGATCGGTCATCCCTGCGGGCGTAGTAAGTCCGACCGTCCTTGGTCACGGCCACGAGCACGTTGCCCGAGGTGTCCAGCGTCGAGCGCAGGTATCCCGACCTGTTCTTCAGCCACGCCGGGCTGTGGTAGAAATGCTTGGCCCACTCCTGCGCCATCGCTGCGGTGTCTCCCAACTGGGGCTGCACATGCCCCGACATCGGGCGCCCGTCACTCCGCAGCAGCGCCTGAGAACGTGTGTTCGTGCCTTCGACCATAGCACACGGCTATCGCATCGGTCAAGGCATAAACCTTTCATATGTCAAGCCTTGACTTTCCCGCGAATGCGGAGCGATGGCGATACGTAACTCTCGGACATGTGACACATGCTGTCTGAGCTGGTGTTTTGCAGTTGCTGAAAAGTGTTGGCGACGACTATGCACGAAGATGATTAAGTGACGGAGTTTATGTCGCTAGTATAGGGGGCCTTCAGTACCTAGAAGACGGCCCTGGGGCCATGCCTCGCCGCCTGATCTAGCTGGTGATACTGTTGCCACGACAGCTATTGTCCAGAATTTGCCAAAATACGAAAAAGCAAACTTTTGCATTGACAGGACATGTCAAAATTTCGAATTCAAATTTATTGCCGCGCATAAAAAATTGCC